GTGCCCTTGCGCACTTCGTCGAGGCGACCACCCACGGTGCCGTGGAGGTCACCACCCTTGACACGTTGTGCCCAGCTGGGCTTGGCCTTTGCCATCTCGTTGTAGATGAACCGCCGCGTAACCGCTTTACTCTTGGAGGTGTAGCCGCGGGCACGACAGAAGCCGACAATCCACTGGAGGTACGGGTTGGAGCGGGACGGTTGCTTGTACGGCTTCTTCTTGAGCTTGGCCTCGATGATTCCCCCCGGGGGATTCTTCATGCGTAACCGGACGCTCTCGGGGGGTGTCCCTGTCCGCCAGGAGTGGAGAAGGTCTGCTACCTCGTTCTGCGTAATGCCGGACGCCACTGCAATTTGGTCCTGCCGCAGGTAAGACTTGGCGTTCAGCACGGAGATGATTTTCTCTTCTTTGGATTCCAGCCCCTGCAACTCCGTCTGTTTGGGAGCGGTCTTCTTCTCTTCGGCCTTCGTCATCAAGCGGGCTCCGACGACATCACTCTCTTCTTTACGGAGTATCACTCCAGCGGGGCGTTCTTTGGGGTTCGCATCCCAGTGCTCGTACACGCGTTGGACATCCCCAGCCCTGAGACCACAGGCCTCGGTGACGTCGGTGCACGACAGGTACTTGTTGCGTTTGAGCGTCTGGAGAACCCGGCCGCTGATGCTGGGTGGCAACTGCGTGGTGCGCTTGAGGCGCACGACGGTAGCCCCCGTATGGAGACTCTTCGTCACGAAGACACCCTCCGGGCGAGAGGTTGGGTCCCGGAGCCAGGTTTCAACCCGCGCAGCAACCGGCATGCAAAAGTCGGACTCGGAAATATCCCGGGCGGCCATGCGCCGACGCACGGCATCCGTGTTGATTTCCCCGCTGTCGAGCACTGAGCAGATGGCCGAGTCGAGGTCCGCTTTCAGATGGGTGAGGGACAGCTTCGCGCCCACATAATCCGCGCCACGGATGCACACGACGATACCGGCTTCCTCCGCTTTTGGGAGCGAGAGGCTCTTGAGCAACCCACGGACGTGGGCCAGTGTGTACTGCTGGTCGGGGTATTTCTCTTTCAGACGTCGGGCAATTTCTGCGTCGTTGCAGTGTTCGCCCGGGGTGAGCACGGTGGGGATGGCCGAAATGATGGGGATGATGTCCCCCCTGCGCTTCGCCTCGTACGAATTCGTAACCACGTTCTTCCGGACCCGGATACGAGCGTCGGGCGTGTTAAAGGGAGACCGTAGCCACACGGCCAAACGGCTCCGCACATGGTCCGCTTGCTCGGGGTGCACTGTCCCCGGATAGAGGCACCCGAGTATTACCGGGATGGGTAGGAACTCTTCCGTGAGCACTGACGCTATTTGTTCGTCGGTGGGCATCGGGATCTCCTGGTTTGACAACTTTGCCCCGAGAATCTTGTTCTGCCCACCCTTCATGATAACGACGACGCCTTTGGGATGGCGCGCACGGTCCTTTGTCCACTCCTCGAGCACCTTCTCGATGGTGCGCGGGGTGTAGTGGCTGAGGGGGCTCTGGGGCATGTACGTGTAGTTCAGCTGTTCGCAGATTTCTTCGGGGGTCTGCTCCGAAGCCGTCAACACGTAGTAGATTTGAGAGTCGAGTCCGATGCGTGCGCGGAGAACCGCGTGCATCGTCTCCTCCTTGAGGTACCGCCCTACCCGCTGTACCTCTTCGAGCGCGTCCAGCTTTAGCTTGTGGGTGTCGAGCGCGCTCTTCACGTGCTCCTGCATTTTCGCAACGTAGCGCGCGGCCTCACGGACCGCTTGCTCCTTCTTGTGGACGTCTTCGGCCCACGCTTCCGCGTCGAACTGGGCATCCATGTCTTTACCTCTTTTTACTATCGGGCTTGGGGAAGACCCCGGGGGTCTTGACCTCTTGGCCGACCCCCTGTCCGGGGTGTTTCTTGTCAGGGTCTACTACGTATGGACCGTAGCTGTTCACGAGACGCCGGATTCCCGGAGTCTGTCCCGGGATGTAAGGAAAGTAGTTCCCGTCCAGCTCCCGGGTCTCTTCTGTTTCGCGGCCCAACTTGAGGGCCTGCATGCGAGCGCGGCTGCGCCCGTACCGCTCGTCGAACCAGGCGTCTATTATCGCGGTACCCCCGGCGAGCTCGTCCACCGGGATAGGGAAGCGCATGTGTTCGTTGAGCACGGGGAACAGCTCCGGAGGGATTTCGATTACGCCGTAAGCCTCGATGGGAGCGTTGCTGTTCTGCACTTCCTCTTTGTCCAGCACGTCCATCGTGACCTCTCCGTCTCGGGATTCCCCCTGAACGAAGACTTTGGATGAGCTGCATGTGTTCCTCGGCGACCCCCGTGAAGTACGCCCCCGTCGGAACGGCTTGTGCTATCCACTGGCAGAAGGAGATGAAGCCCTTGACCCACTGCTCGGTCATGTAGAGTGTTTCTTCCCGGTAGGCCTGGACGCGCTCGACTTCTACTGGGTCGGGGTCGATGTCAATAGTCGTCATGTCGGCTTCCCCATTGGATTTCAGATGCGTAATAGACAGGTGTGAGCCTCCCGTCCACCTCCGGGTCTTCATAGCACAGCCCTTTATCCCCACTGCCGCACCATCGGACCTCAACCATTGTTTCGAGAAGGATGTCATAGTAGCCGGGCTGTCGAGGCGGTGCGGGCGACCATACAGGAGATTCTCGTTGTACAATCGTGTCGATTGTCGCGAGAGTTCTTCGGCATATCTCTGATACCTCCTCTTCACGCTCCAGGGTGGCTCGGGCTTGTTGGAGGTCGGCACGGTAAACGTCCGCTTTTCTCGTGAGTTCTTCATTGTGTTCCGTCAGCTGCTTGACCACCTTGTCCTGGTCGGTGCACTTGCGCTTCTTGCCGTCGGCTGGGAGTTCCGCGCAGCTAAGACCGGAGAACAGGCTTACCATCAGAATCAACCACAGCCACGTTGATTGTCGGTCCATCTTCGTCTCCTTGTGGGGTTTCTGAGTCGAAATGCTGGGTTCCTACCCAGACGATTTGTTCCATTGCGTCAGGGTCTTCGGATGTTTGGAGGGGCCACTCAGTGCTCTGTGCGAGCACTTCTCGTGTCGGAGGAGGCCAATGTCCCAGCGCAGTCTTGTAACCGTCTTTAGTTTCGATGGGGTCTTCGAGCAGAGCGTCACACGACAATCCGTGGAAGTAGCTAACGAGCCACGATCCGTCCCCCGGCGGGTAAACCAGACGGATGACCCACACCATGTTGTGAACCGGAGTACTAGGATACTCGTCCATCTGCGGGCTCACTATCGTGTCCTCCCCAGCATCGACACAATAGAGCTGCGCAAATTCGGGGAAGTCCTTGTTGACGTGTTTCAGGAATGGTTTGAGAATTTCCTGCACGAAGCGTGGAGAGAGGTCTATCACCGAGACGAAGACTTCCCGAGTATCTTCGCAGGCAAACCGAGAGACATAAGGAGCTTTTTCTCCAAGGAACTGTACGAGTTTATACAGTGATGTAAGCCAGCGCCACCGTAGCTCGTGGCGAAGCTCCTCGTAAAAGCGGACGAGCGCATGCCCTTCGACCTCTCTGAGATCGTCTGGTGCTTTGGTCATGACTTGAATCTCCCGGTCACGGTGTCGGTGCGGTGCCAGCCGTTGCTGAAGGGGGTGAGCGCGGCGTTGATTGTACGCTCCAGCATTGGACGGAGGCGGTCCCCCGGCAAGACGACGCCGCCGTCGAGCATGTCCGTTTCCGCCGACGGGTCTTGCATGTCCCACTGTTCGATGAGGGGATAGTAGCTCTTGAGCGCAAGCGCCGCGTGTCCCGTCCCCAGGAACCACGAGCCCTCCATGCGGTCCTGAATGTACAGCTCCCGCCAACGTTTCACCCGCAACGAGTGCAGCTTGAATCCCGCCACCATCGGGGCGAGGAAGTCGCGCACCAATTCACGGTCCGTCGTATCGACCATTACGATGTAAAGGTCCCGGGCGGGGGCGACTTTGACTCGCACCATGGTCGGAAATTTCTCTTCGAGGTAGTCGAGGATGCGGAGGAGTTCCTGGTGGCCGCGGACGTTCTTGCGGGTTTCGAGGGAGCCGTCACTTCTTCTTACGAGTCTTTTTCCCTTCAACTTCTTGTTTCTTTTCTTTCTTCTTTTCCGGTTCCCCATCAGGCACCCACGCTTTCTTCAGCTCGTCGACCACGGTCTTGATTGCGACCTCTCCCGGCGCATCGAGTTTCGTCACGAACTCGAGCGGCTGCACCGGAAAGTAGTTGCAGAGGATGTAGGCCTGGACCAGGCCCTTCTCGTCCTCAGGGTCGATTTCGCTGGCGCTCAGCTCGACGGGGATGCCCGCACCGCGCAGGATGGGGAAGACCCGGGCGACAGCTCCCCCGAGCATCTCCCAGGTAGTCTCAGCGATGTTGATGCCGGTCTCATCGAGAATCTTCTCGGGGGCGCTGGACGGGACGTGCAGCACCTTGGCGTCCGGGAAGATGGCCTGCATCTCCGCCATCGCCCGGAGGTAGGACTTCTTCAGGCGTTCGGTGAGAAGGTTAGCGGCTATTTCCTGGACCTGGCGGAGGGTCCTGCCGCTGAATCCCTGCAATGTGGTTTCTATCGATTGTTCCTTGCCCATGGTTCCTCCTGCTTGCGGTTTTTTACACGAGGTCTGCCTCGTCGATGGGGATTGAATCTACTATAATCGCCGCCTTTTCGACAGCTACTTCGGCAGCGTGCGTTGGTTGGCGCTTGTTGCGCTGCACCATTTGCTCGTAGATGATGGCGCGACAATTGGCGTTCAGCTCGACGTAAGGTGTGCGGTGCGCGTCATTGTACGCGGTCACGCGCGCAAATACTTCGAGATGAAGACCAGTCTCGGCTTGGATGCGTCGCATCTCCGGATAGCACAGTTCTTCCATGAAGCGGTCGCTTGCGCCGTGAAGGACGAAGCCAAAGATGGCTCCTTCCGGCGCGCAGTGCAACGTCGCGGTCGGTAGGTGTTCCTGGAGGTACATTGCGAACGCGCGGAGAGCGCGGCCAACGGTCTCCATGTGCATGGCTAGGTCCTCCGTACGCGCTCGTAGTTGGATTTGCGAGAGTCGAGGGTCATCCCGTTATCGAGCACGGCTTCGACCGGGGTATCTTCCGAGAATTGCGCAGGCCCCACGCTCGCCAGCCGTATCTTTACTTCTACCACTTCGTGAGTACCTGTTCGAAACGACCCCTTAGCACGGTTGCGCCATTCCCCATCATCCAATCCCCACATCGGAGCTGGCCGGTCGATCAGACGCACTTTGTCTCCCGGCAAGAGCCGTAGCCTCAAGTTCCAACCATAATAAGTAGCTAGTTCCTCGGCGGTGACTACGCGATTTCCTACCACCCCGCTCCCGGTGGGTCCGAAAATAAGACCACGCCACTTGACCATCCGGAGGGTAATCCAAAAGCGGGCCTTCCCGCCCCGGTAGCTGTGCTCGCGTATGTAAATTTTCCCAACCCCCTTGAGATACTCGCGGTAGATGTTGAGCACCTCTGGCTGGAAGTGTTTGCGGAGATACTTCTTCGGCAGAAGCGGGGTCTGGAGCAGCACTCCTGAGCCCCGGTCTCTTTTTCTTTTTTCGGGTACACAGTCTCGCTGGAGTTCGACGTATTCGGTCCCCATGAATTTCTCGTCGAAGAAGCGGCCCAGCTTGACCATCCCCTCGAAGAATCTTCTCATGGGGTTTTCCTCCCTAGTAAGATGTAGTCGTCGTGGTCGAGGACGTCGCCACGAGTGTACGCGTGAAGTTCGGAACCGTCATCCAACTCGACGCTTATGTTAGTTCGTTCGTCTGCGAAGTATCCAACGTCCGTCACCGCCACTACCGCTCTAACCCACTGCGACGGGAGCGCGTCCTTATTGCGATACTTCCGGACATGTGCTCGGCTTGGCGGTACGAATACGCGGTCTCCCGGCAACAGCGGCATCTTCGGAAATTGCTGGTAGAGCTTGGCGACTCCCATGCCGTCTGCGGGTTTGCTTCCAGCTTCTATCGTGTAGCGGGAACTCGGACCATATACGTATTCCTTGAACTTACGGAGAGTCAGAAACACGATGAGGCGGCCGATTTTACCGCCTTTGAGCTGGTAGTTGAAATCGCACACATGTTCGAAGTAGCGACGGCGCAGCCGACGTATTTCGATGAGCACCGTGTCCTCGAGGAACTTTCGGCTTACCCGCGGCGTCAGGATACTCATGAACGCTCCCCGAGCGGAGGTCTTCCAGGGGTTCTCAATCAAGAAGTGGAACTCGGACAACCCCAAAAATTTTTCTTCGAGGAAGAGCCCGAGCTCTACCATGCCTTCGTAGAAAAGCCTCATGACTTCATGTCCTTCAGCACGAACACGACGTAACCCTCTTTCCTGTCGTACCGCACCGGCCTTACGACCATTCGATGTTTCGACGCTATGTCCTGGAATTCCGGCATCACCACCTCCCGAAAGAACCTGGGTTCCATCGGTTCGATAGCGTAAGACCAGGGCGCATGATGGTGGAGCGCCAAGGACTTCGATGCGCAGTAGGCCCCCATCCGCTCCAGCATATCGAGTTCTGCACTAGCGAAAAATGTGCTCTGCGCATCTTCGCGCAGATAGCGCGCCATCTCCTCTCGTTCCATGTTGACACCTCCTCCCGTCGTTGGGTTCTTCTACCAATTCAAGAGGAGGTTTACGGAGTAAAAAAGAAGACACCTAGTGCCTTCTTTTCGTAGCGGGCGCTACTCCTGCATCTCGAGGAATCTCCGCAGCTCCTGCCGACCGTAGAAGCGACGACCCGGGAACTCCGCGACGGAATACACCTTGATGCAATCGTCGCAACCTCCCCCATCGCAGTTGCCGCAATCGGTCGACGTCTCGAACGGGCTGCCCCGGTAGAGGTGGCGCGACCACCCCTCGAACGTGATGTCGAAGCCCTCGGGAAGCTTGGACTCGATGTTGAGCGGCTTCTGGTGCTCCTCCATCATCGCGTACGCTTTCTCCTGCGCCTCGGTGAGACTGTCCGCTTCCACTTCAGCGAACTTGACATCCGGACGGAGTTTCCAGGTGTTCTTGACTCCACGCTGGAAAAGCTCCTCGATGTACGAGCGGTCCTCGTACTTCACGATGAACGTAGTCATGGCAACACCTCCTGTTACGTACTTGTACCAAAAGAAAAGGGGCGCTCAGGCCCCTTCTCTAGCTACTCTGCCAGGACCATCCGCATGAAGAACCCCCAAGAGCTGGTGCCCTCGGGACATTCGTCTGCGGATGCTGCGCGCGGAGTGACCCCGATGAAGTACGGCGACACTTCGTAGTTGTCGGTGGGCTCGGACATGTAGTCGAAGACGGACGAGTTCACCATCGTGTAGTAGAACGCGAGCGTGTAGGTCTCGCCATCCTCCAGCGTGTACTCGATGTCGGAGCGCTGCCATGACTCCTCCCCTAGACCGTCCACCTCCGTGCCGGACGCGATGAGGTTTCCTTCGGGGTAGTCGTACAGCCGTGCCGAACACCAACCGGTCTCGGGCTGGTTGATGAGCCATTCGAACGCGAGCAGTTCCACCGTCTCTTGCACTGTGAAGACGTAGCCCTTCGTAGCCTGGGTCGAGATGCCGTCGTTATCTATGAAGGTCCCGTCCTCCGGCGTGAGGTCGATGACTTCTTCCGGCGGTCCAGCGTCTGCCTCAGTGTCCGTCTCGGTGTCATCACCACCATCAGGCTCATCAGTATCACCAGTCCCAGTGTCTGTCCCCGTGTCAGGTCCAGTATCGGTGTCAGAATCACTATCGCTGTCGCTGTCAGAATCAGAGTCACTATCGGCATCGGTATCAGTGTCAGTTCCTCCATCAGCGTCCGTATCAGCATCTGTATCGCTGTCCGCATCCGTATCTGAATCCACATCTGTGTCACCTCCGGCATCGGGTTCCCCGGGCGCATCGATTCCCAGGTCGTAGCAGCCACATAACATGGCTACCATTATTGGGAGCATCCAAGGTTTCATCACACACCTCCTTTTGTCTATTATCTTGTACCAAGGAGATGCGCGCAAAGAGCAAAAGAAAAGCGCCCGGGTAGGCGCTCTTCTCGGGTCGGTTACCGGCGACCCTTCCGGATGTTGGTTCGGATTTTTGCCAAGTCGTAGGTAGGAGCCATGCGCACGATGGCTTTCGACTTGCCGCCCTTGCACCAGCGGTTCCACGTCTCGAGCGTGAAGTAGGTGAAGACGGATTGGTGTACGCGACGTACGCGTCCTTCGCGCTCGCGCTTTGTCAGCGCGGACGAGCTCACGCATACGTTCTCGTTCACCCAATCTCGCCAGCGGGCAGTGGGGTAGTCGTCAGTGACGCCGCCGTCCCGTAGCTCCATGATGAACGGAGTGAGGTCCCGGCTGGGGTCCTTGACTTGTTGCCAGATGTAGTAGAGTGCGACGAGAATCGGGATGTTCATCAGCTTGTTGGCGCGTTTCATGTTCTTGTGTACGAACTGGTCCAAGTACTGTGCGAAATCGACCAGAGCCTGATGGTCTCTGAAATTCTCCGCTCTACGCATGATGGAGTAGTTCTTGAAGCCGCCGTGCTCAGGGAACTTGTGGTCATTCACCTCGGTCATGAACCAGATAGTGGCCAGTGCCCCGCGCAGTTTCAGGTGTAATTGCGCCAACTCTGAGCGTGAACCTGTAATCGCCCGCACTTCGTCTGGCGGCTTGCGGACGCTCCCCCGCCCGTCCCAACCGGTGTATACCGCTGCGGCGTCATCCAGGTTATCGCAGTACACAGTTTCCAGGACGACTTCCATGTCCGGCTCGATGTATTCCGGGAAGTTGTAAAAGAGGTACCGAGTGTGTCGCCCGTTCCCGGAAAAGACCTCTCCGTCCTTTCCTACGCAAAGTTGTCCCCAGTAGAAAGCGTGATAGCGGTCGTCGTCAATCATGTCTTTCAAGTGGGCAATACGTTTCGGGTCTAGAGGCCGTTCGATCTCCGGGCAAGCGGGGAGGGTATACAGCTCGTTCACGAGTTTCCGGGTCAGCTTCATGCATTCCGTCTTCGAGCGTTTTATACCGCGCTTCCGACGGTTGGGGCGCAGCTGCTTCAACCTTTCCTCTTTCTGTTGTTTAGTGACCATTTTTTCCCTCCTCGGTCTTCGCTGCGGGCTGCCCCTTTCTGAGGAGGGCCTTCACCTGGTTGTTCTTCCGCGCCAGCCGCTTCTTGCAGCTGTTGCACGTCACCTCCCTGGAGTGCGTGGTCGTCTTGACCCGCGCCGACGTGTGACAGAGCGGCCAGTCCGCGCCGTCGGGTTTGTAGTGTACCTTCTCCGGGTACAGCTCGTTGAATGGTTTCCGCGACATGGTTGTCTCCACCTCCTATCCGGTAAGTTGTTCGAGATCGCCGAGGACACCGATTCCTCCGGCAGAGGAATACGTGCCACTGCCGAGACGGCAGTAATCCCCCTGCAATCCCCGGCTTTCCACGCGCCGAGTGTTTTCGGGTTGCGGCTGGCAGGTCACACGGGTGACCCTTCCCCCGGCTTCCAGATACTTCTGGACGGATTTGTTGTGGGGTTTCTGCACCATTACAGCTCCACCTCCTTTCGTTGTCTTCTGATACCAAAAAAAGTAGCTCCCCCCTGACTGTTTTCACAGCAGCCAGAGGGGAGCTGAAGCAGCAGGAGGTGTCGCTGCTTCGGCCATTTCAGACCGAAACGCGCCCGTTGGGCGCGGCCCCTAGCCGAAGCTACCTGGACTCCGACTAGGGGATGAGGACTCGGACGTTCAGGAGTTGCCGAGGTCGCGCATCTCAGCGCGAACCCGGTCACGAGCACGCTGCTCGCGGTCACCTTGCGCTTTCTTCCAGACCTTCTGGATGATTGCGCGCAGTTCCTGTGCGATAGCGAATTGCCCCTCCTTCTCGGCCGCATGCTCCGCTTCCTGGAGCTTCTCTAGTAGAGCCATGGCGAACACCTCCTTTGCCTCATTGTCTTATACCCAAAAGTGGGGCTCAAGTTTTGTTAACGCGGCAAGAGGGTAATTTGCTCCGGAAACCCCACACCTCCTTGTCTGAGTTGTTCCGGATAAATCCTACCTCCACGTAGTCCAGCATCTCGTCCGGCGCGTACGTTTCTTTCTTGGGACTGATGACCAGCTCCCACTGTTGGATGTCCCCTCCCTGATGCCCCTCCGCCCGGGTGTCGATGTAGTGGTTCACCTCGGGCAACAGGAGCTCGAACCACACCTTGGCCGGTACGTCGTAAAGGCAGAAACCAATAGCTCTCTTAGTACCTCCTGGGGCATCTCCGTCCTCCACGAAATTCCAATCTTCTTCGGGTATCTTGATTTCGAAGAGACCGCGGAAATACTCGGCGAGCTGACCTCCAAAGAACTCGTGAGGTTGTTTATCTTTTGTTGGGAAGTTTCCGCGCATCACGACACCGCGTTAACGACGCCCAGCGCGATGGCCGCCAGGGAAAGAATGAGGAGACAGATGGAGTTGACGTTTAATCCTTGCCGGACTTTTTGGACTTCTTTTCGGGCTCGTTGGTCGTGGGCTCTTCCTTCTCCTCCTCCGTCTTCGATTCGGTCGACTCTTCCTCGGAGGCAGCGGGTTCGGGCTTCAAGTTCTCGGAAGGCGACGTCGTAGGGTCGGCCTTGGGCGAAGGGTTCGTCGGTCCAGTCTGCGGGGCCGGAACCGGAACCGATTGTGGGAATGTGTTCTTCAGTGCGTTCCAGCATTGAACGTACCCTAACGTGTTCTGCGCGCGACCGAAGAAGTACATGATGTCTTGCAGGTCACGCTGTTGTGCGAGTTTTCCCTTGGCGGCTTCCAGGGACTCCTCTGCCATACGCAGACGAGTGTCTACGTCGGGCGGGGTGTCCTCGCCGAGACGGTCTCGGTATGTTCGCACAAGGTTGAGGGAACTCTCGATTTGAGAGTTGAGAACGTTTCTGGTTTCCTCCGAGAACGCCATTATTGTTTACCTCCCTGGACTGCTTTCAGCTTGTTAACTTCCCCGGAGCACAACCAGTAGATGATTGCCCCGACACTTGTTGCTCCGAGCACGCCGAATACGAAATCAAAGCCGTACAGAAATCCGAGAACGAATCCTATGAGGGCTCCCCATAGCATCTTGGATTCTCGTCTTTTTTCAGCTTCTTTCAGTTCCTCTGCGACGTGCCCCATCTTCTCAGTAGTCCTGCCAGTCATGTGAGTAGTCATCTTCCCAAATAAGCGCATCACTGTCCAGGTCTGGGTCCCGCAGATACTTAGTGTCGAAATAAACCTGCCGCGAAAAGGGCATTTGAAAGACCGTGTTCTCGGGCCATACGGTAACTATGGATTCAAGCACTAATTGGTCCCAGTTACGTTCCAACACAACACACCTCCTTGTTGCTTGTTTGGGTTTTCTCTTGTACCGGCTTTTGGCATATAATTACGGCGTAAACGGAGGAACTGATGTATCTCGAAACTATGCGACAGTTGGGCCTGGAGAAGTACGCAGCAGATAAAATAGCGATGCTTCAAGGGCTGCTGCTGATGCCGGATGCGGAGTTGGAGAAGGTGGCGGCCCAATGCGGGATGACGAAGGAAGCGTTCCGCCGCCAAGCCGCTAACTTCTTCCGGAGCCTCATTGGCAAAGGGCGTAACGTTGCTCTACCCGCTGCGGGAGCTGTTCGTAAACCCGGAATGTTCGCACAGGCCAAGAGTGTGTTGTCCGGGAAAGGCCGCCTGGTAGGTGAGATGCCCGTGGCCAAGGGTACTCCTGGACGAGCAACACGGCATATCCGTTCCGGCGCGACACTCAACGTCGGAGACCCGCGTCTCTCCGGCTTCCGCCCAGGTCCTGGCGGCAGCGCAGGGAAAGTCCGACAAGGCGGCGGCATGCTGGCAGAAACTCCCAAGACCGAAGAAGGAGCACCCTGGACTCTCGGGCGAAAGCTGAAGTGGGGACTGGGACTCGGAGCGGCCGGTCTCGGCGGGTACGCACTGCTTGGCAACAAGGGGCAACCGGAGAGTCCCTATCCCCAGCAGTACTACGGTCCTGGTTATCCCTAGTTCGCGTCCGCGTAGGATTTGATTCCCATTACCGCGATGGTCACTGTTTCGATGAGTACGACTGCCCAGAGCGCGTACTTTTCCAGGCGGTCCTCGATGTTGCCCATTCCGAGTCGGTCTTCCACGTCTTTCAGGCGAGTTTTGTAGTAGCCGACGTTCGCTTCTTGGGCCTTCAACATCGACTCATAGTTGGAAATCTTCAACTCGTAGGTCTCGAGGATTTGGTCGTGGGCTTCGAGAACCCCACGTATCTTGAGCCGCCAGTCGAAGAGTCCCTGGTAGTCGAGCGCGATGAGCATCACGGTCTTCCACTGGTCCTTGTCCAAGCACTTGTAGCTCTTCCCTTCGATGACGGTCGTCTTCACGGTAGGGAGGTGCCGCCGTACCTGGTAGGGGTCTTCATCTTCATCGGCCATCGAGACGCACGGAATGGACAGTATGAAAGCTAGCGCCAGCAGGTATCTCATAAGCCAAGCTCCTTCTGCAACCTATCGAGGTCGTCCATCGTTTCGGCCTCGTCGATTTTCTTCCGGCCTTCCAGGGTTTTGGCATCGATGTTCCCGGCCTGGTTGAGCTTCTTGGCTATCTCGGCCTTCTTCTCCTTGATTTTTTTGTCCAGGATTTTGTTCTGCTCTGCATAGCCGTCCATCGCAGTGTCGACTACGGCGTCGTGCGCGGCGTCTACTTTCTTGCCCGTTCCTGACGGAGCAAAAAGAGAGAACAGCCACAGCACTGCGAGAACGACCACCAGGAGGAGCACAATGACGGCGGGAATCTTCCCGTACCAGGGGAGCTTCTTCCACCACTCCCAGACCTTCTTTATCGCCTTGGCGACAGGGTTCTCAGTCTTCTTCGTCATCGGCTACCTCCTCGATGTTCCAGTTGTCGGGGCGCAAGTCGAACGAGTACTCCGGGTCGGAGTGAATCGTGTAGTCGCCGTCGACAGCTTTCTGGCGGGCCTCCTCTTTGGTACGCGCGGTCACGCGCACCGGCTGATGATACACTTCGTGTTTCACCACGATGAAGGTCTTTTCCTCCAGTGGCTGCGAACCAGGAATTTCTGTTTGCTCCATATCGGAATCCTCGTTTAGAGAATTGTAGTAATAAACGCACTACTGAGTGAGCCAGGGAAGGTGAGACCAGAAGTCATTGTTCGTTGTTCGGATGGTTTCGCCTGATCTCGCTACTACGGGATTGCCCGGTAGCAGAGCCTCGAGAACGTAGGGCGCAAGGCCAGAGGTCTCGAGGAGGAGCGAGGGCTAACGTGGTCCAGATGGCCACGTCTTGAGGAGCGTTACGCTCCGCGTCTGTACAGCGTAGACTCTAGTGCGTTTTTTATTAAAAGAGAGAAGCCGTGCCACGTTACTCGATGCGAGGCCGTGACCCAGTGTCCCGTGGGAGCTCGAAGGTTTTTATTTCTTCAGGCGTCTCGACGGTTTCAAGGTGCGGCCTTTGTCGGGTTCAATCGAAGCACTCCGTGCATGCGTAGTGTGGTTCTACCTGGTCGTACCTTGGAATCTCGAGGGGTCTGAAGGAATAAAAACCTTCGAGCTCCCGCGGGACACTGGGTGCGAGCATTGAATAATGCAGCCAGATAAAGCACAATGTCGTGACGTTACGCCACTGCTCCCGTTGAGAGCCCCCTGGAACCTTCTAACCTCCGGGAGAGGAGGTCTTCCGAATTCCTTCGACAAGAGTCGAGTGGGAGATATTCGACCAGCGAATTGCTCTGCGGGGTCTAACTTTGGGCACGGCTTCTCGGTCTGTTTGGTGGGATGTTCTTTTACCGCGTAAAGCTACGTATTTGTGAACCCGCTGGGATTCGAACCCAGGACACCAGGATTAAAAGTCCTGTGTTCTACCTGGCTGAACTACGGGTTCTCACGCGGCCAGCTTGGCGGCCTTGAGGCACCGTTTGATGTGGGTTCGGGCAGCCTCTACCCAAGCCTCGATGTCCTCCTCGCTCCCGCCGAACTTCTTGGCGTGCTTCTCCACGGTCGAGAAGCTGGGGGTGCTGGCACACTTCTTTTCCATCACGGAGTAAGGCACTCCGTGCAGGAGGCCGTACGCCAGGAGGTTGTGTCGAGCTGCGGATCTCACCACTGTGGTGCGGTGATGGTTGAGCTCCCACTTCTCCATACCTGAGGTTTTGCGAGCTTCTTCGCGGATGGTTCTCGCCTCGTCAGCGAGGTTCTTGATCTTGATCCGTAGATGCGTAATTCTTTCGTGCATTGTCTTTCTCCTTACAGGGGTTGATTGAATCGACCAGTAGAAGAAAGACTGGGGTGGGCCTCTAGCGGCTTTGTCTTCAGGTGAATCTCATAGCGTTAATCTAGCCAATGGTTTTCATATTGTCAAACGGCTCACACCACACGCGGAGGATGTCTGCCTTTGGTATCAATACAAAGCTATCGTCTTCAGGGTCCAACGGATAACGGGCATCAACCGCCTCTCGGCAATCCATAGAGTATGCGTCTCCACGGTCGAAATCCTCGATTGTTTCAAGTGGATTAGCATCGTCGTCAGAGTGGTAGCACCCTACCTTGGTCAGGTCTTTAGTCTGGAAAAACCATTTCTTCATTGTGTTCTCCTTTTGGTTGAGCGCCTCCACCAGGACTCGAACCTGGAACTAAGAGATTGAAACCTCCTGCTCTACCAGTTGAACTATAGAGGCTCAATGGTCGGGGCGAAAGGATTCGAACCTTCGGCATCCAGCTCCCAAAGCTGGCGCGCTACCAGACTGCGCTACACCCCGAGCCGGTTACTTTACACCCTTAGCGAGAGTCCGGGGATATCTTTTTATCAAAGCGTCTAGCGAACTACCGAGATGGCGGGTAGGACGAAGCGGGTTCCTCTTGATGGATTCCCACAACGCACGAAGGAGATGTTTATTGACGGCAGCCCTGGCTAGTTCCGGGGAAACTCCCAGTTTGACCAGCGTATGCCTGTAGCCCAATTCGTAGTGTGACATCTCAGTGTACTTTCACGCTGAATTTGTCTTTGAACTCACCCTTCTTTTGCTCCTTCTGCTCTTGCCACATCTGACCCAGCGACGGCATCGGCGCAAGTTGCTGCTGTACTGGAACTTCCGATTCGGTACTACACTGAGGGTCTTCCTGTGTACATTCCGAAGAGGCATCCCATTCGGGGGATTCACTGGGCTTTAGTGCTGTAGGAGCTTTTGTAGTCTTGATTGGGGGAGGAGACGGGGCGTCGCGGTAGTCTCGCTCTTGCAGCAGGACTTGCATGATAAAGTCCCGCAGGTTTCTCGTGTTCTGTTCTGATACCGTCAGTCGCTGTTCGAGATATTGAATCCGTAACGTCGCTTGTTGCGCAAAGAGTTCAGTCTTGCCCCCGGCTTCGAAGGCTTCCCATGCTGCTTTCCAAACTTGTTTACTGGCCGCTTCCGCCTTCGCTTCCGCTTCCTCTTCCGTCCTGTCGATGAAGATATCCCAGAAGTCTGGGGCAGACGCCAGAACAAAGAGAACCGATATGATAGTGGGCACTCCGGCCTTCTTGAGTTTCACGACTGCGCCCGCTTTGTCGGCTACGTTGTTCATGGCATTACTCCTTTACGTAATCATAGTCCGTTTTGGTTTGAACAAATTACAGGAGTACTCCGGGCCAGTGCGAAGGTGCTTCTTCTTGCACCGGGAACACGAGACCTTCCAGTACTTGCAGTTGCGACAGACAGCCTGGACCTTAGGCCGGGGGCGTGTATATCTCGTACGGGTTACCATCTACCATTTCCGCGAACGGGGTAAAGAGGTACTCCTCGTCTACGTACCCTATCGCACAGAGTAGCACGGCGCGGCTCCCGTCGTCGATTCTCGTCGTTTCCAGGAGCGCGACGTTGCCATCTTCGAATGCACCCTGGAGAGTCTCGAAGTTGGCCTTCTCGGCTTCATTCAGCGGCATCATCGCTCCTTCACTGTACGAAGCTTGGTGTTTTTCTTCTCTTTGCGGTATTTCTCCAACCCGAGATGTAGGATGTACAGGAAAAACGTGTTCTCCTCTGAGAATTGCGAGTAGAGGAACTCCTCCATCAGGTTATCTTTTTCGTCCACGAGGAACGCAATCGCCATCTTCTGAAAACGAGCCTGTACGAAGGGTTTGCTTACGCCGTATTTTCTAGCCGTTTGGCCCTGGTTGTGGTTCTGGTAATAGACGCACATTTCTTCGAGCTCCTCTTTGGTTTTGAGACCTTCGAGGATTCCGATGTCTTCTGCGTTTACTGCGTCCATCAGCTCGTTGTATAGTGCGGTGCTGCGGTCCATTTTTGCCGCTCCTTTCACGTCGGTACTCTCGAGAGACCGATGAAGGTTAGTCGTCGTCATTGATGAGGGCCATCAGCTCATCTCTGCTGCTCTTTTTCCCCCGTGCCTTGGCAAGCCGTTCCGCTGCCGCTGCGCGCTCTTCTTCTGACATCTCGCGTCCACTCTCTTCCCAGGTCACCTGTCCCTTCATTTTGGGGTTGTACTTGAGCCACTCCTCGTCCGGCATGCTGGATGCGTAGGGCATCCATTGGTACAGCGGACACTTCGGGTTCTCGCAGTCGTATTTTCCGTCGGCATAGCCGCCTGTACAGTCGTGACATTTGGCGAGCATTGCCAGCTTGCGCGTAGCCTTCTCGGGCTTCTTGGCCATCCTGATACCTCCCCCAAGCGGAAAACGGTATGGAAGTTGCTATGTCAGGGGTAGGAGCGCCCCCGGCTCAGTTTCCGGTTTCAATTGTTTCGCACTCGTCAAATGCTCACAATTTCCAAAGGCGTAAACGGCACGTTCGCAGTGTAGGTAATAAAGATTGCGGTCCACTTCCCCGGCTTCTAACGCTTGGGTATAGAGCTTGAGAAGTAGGGTAGCTCCGCGGTCTGTCTTAGGCTTTGTGCACAAATTCTCAGTGAACTGTCGATGAAATTCCCGAAGGCGCGGCTTATCGTAATGGTAGTATCCCCGTGTCAGCGCCGTGCGGTATAGCGCGTTCACTCCTGCTGATTTCTCGTTCGTGAGGTCCGCCACGAACAGGATACCATCCCGAAATCGTTGAAAGGTTTCCCACCCATCTTGTATGTCGATAGGACCTTGGCTGCTACTCTTTTTAGTGCGCTCATGCGCGATGAGTAGCCGGGCAATGGGGGCGCAGAGCGTTCCGGGGTACCCCTGATGGGTGATGAATTGTTGGAGGTTGCGGGGGCGCTGGCCGTCTAACGCAGCTAGTTGAACGTGGACATCCGCGTCGAGGACGCAAATGACGAGTTCTACTGAACATCCAGATCGGACAATAGCGAGAAGTCGATGCTGCCCGTTTAGAAAAACGTAACTGCGTCCATGTTTTTGCAGGATCAAAGGGTCTCCGGGGTTACGGAACCATTTTCCGGCTTGCATGACCGCAGCTAAATACCGCACTCGCTGTTCCGCTGCCTCTCGGTAGTTCGCAGTGTTGTACTTCAACAGTGCCGCAGCTTCTTTGGGTCCCACAGTTAAGCCGAAGTACTGGACTCCTTTCAACGGTTTCATGCTTTTCGGTAACTGCATACGTCCTCCTTATTTCAGCGGCCAGTTAGCGTACAAGAGTGGTTTCCCGAAAACCTCTCCACATGACGTGCAGCAAAGTCTTCGGCAGAGTGCTTCTCCCTTTTGGGCCTGCCACATCAAGCCTATCTCGTGCGAAGAACATGCAGGGCACGGCGGGACGGCAACCGTTTTCGGGGGTCGTTTGCGCCATTCATACGTAGGCATCGGCCCGGGGGCATAAGCAAAAAGCCCCTCACTCATGGAGTACGTGTGCGCAAAACTGTCGTAAAGAACCTTTGCGTAGTCGGGGTCGTCCACCCGCTCTACGTCTTCCCATGAATTTTCCGCGTGCGCAGTTCCATTAGCGCTTCCTCGAAATGCCATTTGTGCCACGAACTTCTTTCCCTGCGGCACTAGCCCCACTAGCGTTTTCTTGTGCATCAGGGGGCGGGTTTCATTTTCCCGGAAAGGAGCGCTCTTCCCAAAATCCTGCCCCACTACGCGCGTGACGTCTGGGAGCCCGTAATCATTTTGGCCGTCTCGCCGCACCAAGTTAGGTATGCGGTTACCCGGGAACTTATGGCGCGGAACACAACAAAGGATGCGGTTATATTGGTCTGCGAGGCGGATAGTGGGACTGAATTTGTCTACTGCCCCAAGGCTATTCCCTTCTGCGAGCTCATGAAGAATGCGGGGATGGGTCAGTATCGACCAGAGAAAGCAGAGAATTCCTTTTGCCGCGTGCACCTCCTTAATAAAGGAGATCGCCTCGTCTACGACGAATCCCGGGTACATTTTAATGTTTTTCGTGTTGGGCAGATTAATTTCCTTCGAGAGTACGGGGGCTCCTCGTGTCATCGCGCAAGGGGCAAAATCCATATTGAAGTTTTGGTTAGGGGCCGGACGCACCTGCACCCTATTTTCCCATTTCTTCATTTTTTGAACTCCTAAAACTGAGGGGGTTACGTGCCTCGAGGATATCCACGCAGCGTTGTATCTACTTGGATACCTCCACTAGAAAATCCGCAGAGAGCGGTATTTAGTTATACCACTACGTCCAATTCCATTTGAACGGCGGCAACGGATGGATGTCGGCGCAGCAGAGGGCGAATGCCCCTTGAAAGACGCCTTCTTTCTCCGCAGATTCCGGTAGCATTTCATCCGTGGCCCAGCCCATCACGTACGCACATCCTTGGGTGTTGTCTTCTTGCAGGTCCACGATGATAGGGATGTACACCAAGTTTTTGTGGCGCTCGGCGGGGCGCACCAACAAGTGGTAGTCCAGCAGGGGTTTGTCTGGATACCGCAAGAGCGATGCCTTGAAGTCAATGTTGCCGCAGGCTACATCGCTCCCCCCGTCTCCTACGTGGGGGTGTCGATTGATGTACCACCGGCCTCGGGCATAATCGAACGGGTGGCCATAAAGCCAGCGGTGCCCCGCAATCTGGCCTAACTGCCCGACGAGTTGGTCAATTGCGAGAGCGTACTGGCGGTCTTCCCCCTCCCGTACACGCGATACTCCACCTAGAGACGCTTTCCCGGCGTTCCGTTTGGCGGTTGCTATGTCAGAGGGAGAGAAGACCAGTTTGATAACCTGGTCTGGGGTAACCATCTGTCATTTGTCTCCTATCCCCCGCATCGTCTTGCGCCAGCGGGCAACGTTCTTCACGAGTGTATCCTCCGGGTCCGACTCTCCAGGCGGGAGAGGCTCGACGCCCGCCTCTCGAGCCTTCAGGTACTCGATGACTTTTACGGCGTAACTTTTCAGCCACTCCACTTCTTCGTGAGTGATGTGTTCTTGCAGCAGCGGAAGGAAGTAGGGGTCTTCTATCAGACCAATGTAGGAAACCACGTTGTCGCGGAGGTCGATGTCTTCGGACTGGAGCGCGGCGTCGAGGATGCGGTAGAGCTTGTCTTTCGCCGCGTCCATTACGGGTTACGCTTCTCCGGCCGGAGCCATGTGCATCAAGTTCTGCTTGGTGGGGTCCTTGCCGACAGCCACGAAACGGCGGATAGCTGCGAGGATTTTCTTGGGGTCGTCACAAGACTCCCCGTCGACTCGACAGTTTCCATCTGGGCCGATGTAGAAGACTTCGGTACCATCGATGCTCAGCCGAATCTGCTCGGGGTTGTTCCACGCCCGTCCTTTGCGCTCGACGTGGTTCTTCTGTGCGAGTTCTATCATCTCCTCTGCTTTCAAGAGAAGACGGGTTGCCGTATCCGTAGCCATGCTGCGTTCCTTTCTACAGAAAACCGTGCCCGTTCACATGGTGGCACACTATCCCGATACCGTTGCGGTTGCCCCGGGTCAGGCTGAGGACGCCTGCTTCCTTGGCCTCGAAAAACTCCTTCAGCACCGGCCCCACGACCTTGGGGTCTTTCTCCCCACAGGTGAAGACATCCACTGTAGCATAGCGATGTTCGGGCCACGTGTGAATTACGATGTGGGACTCTTCAATGACGAGAATCCCCGTGTACCCCTGCGGGTCGTAGTTGTGGTGTGTGTAGGTGATTGGCGTGACGTCGATGACTGCGGCGATGCTGCGGAGGCACTTCTCGATGTACTCCCCGTCCTCGAGAAAGTCCGTGTTGCAGTTCCAGAGTTCGACGATGACGTGTTTGCTTGCTGTATTCATGCGGGAATTATAACCCAGTCGGCAGAGGTTACTATGCCATTGCAGATGCAGGTTGGACCGCCCCCCAACATCAAACCGTTGTCTTGAGCGAGGCGTTCAGCCTCCGGATAAATGAGGTCAGCATACGCGCCTTGGGGAATCATTCGTAGCCGTACCACGTAGTAGGGGAGTCCGTTGTTTCCTACTCTCCGTTCGAAGAAGGATTCTATCAACTTTTCAGCCAAGTAGTCGTAGAGCTTCTGGACCCGAGGAGTGATTGGATAGAAGCTGGCTTTAGACATATCCAAGCTCCTGTGCTGAAGGGTGGAGAACGTCGACCTGCATGCTGGTCACCTCGGTTCCGAACAACGGATGACGGAAAGACACCATCATCCTGAATCCTTGTTCTTCGATTATCTCCTGCATTGTGGGCCGGAGAACTTCCTCGAAAAATGACGACGGCACCGCATAGAGGTCGACAACCCAACCCCCGCCCTTCTCCTTGCGCGCCCAGATATCGAACTCCACTACTTTCTCGGTCAGGTACGCCTCGAGGAATGCGACAATCATCGTCAATACCTCACTACCAGGTCGATGCGCACGTAGTCAGCCCGGATGTTGTGGTTACTGCCGCGCGTTACTTTGAATCCATGGTCTCGTGCGATGCGCAAGACTTCCGGGAAGATGAGTTCCTGGTAGGTCTTCGTCGGGACCGCACCGTTGAGCTGCAAGAACTTCTCTCCAATGAACGAGACATTTACGCCCTCCACCATCTTCTCTTCAAGATAAGCAATCAAGTCGTCGTGAAAATTGATTGCTAGAATCGCATCTTGCTGGTTACCACTGGCCATGGAGCTTGATGTGCCGAAGCATTTCTTCGACCCTCTCCCTGCTCTCAGGATGGAGCTGCATCTTGTCCTTATTCTTCTCGTACCACTTGAAGACGCCCTCCCAGCCGCCGTGTCCTTGCGCCCTGCTAGCGCCGCACCAATCACAGAGCATCTCGACAACGGCGTCCACCGACATCGGCACGAGTTTCACGCCGCCCTCGTCCTCGGGGAGTACCCACCACTGCCAGTGATGGTCGTTGCGCTTCTGGTGGAGCAGCCACGCGAAGTCGAAGTCCGCGTCTCCCGTGTCCGTGGGTTTGTAGTAGCCAGTCTCATCCCGGATGTTCTGCGGTTTAACGCCGTAAAAGAATTCGGCGTAGGGGAACCACTCACTCGGGTGGAACTTGCTGATGTCGTGGAGTGCGCCACGAAGATAGAGGCCGACCTTGAAGCACTCCAGCGTCACGTAGTATTTGTGACGGAGAACATACTTCAGATACTTGAGGTGTTTGGTCATTTCTTCTCTCCGTACTTCTCTTTTACGAGCCGCTCGGCAACGGCGTTCTTTATCTCTTGGAGGGCATGCTGGTCCATTTCTTCCGGGACGAGCCCTAGACGATTGAGGTGCTGTTTGACCTCATGAACAACGTCAGCAGAGAGCACAAGAGTGTCACCGTACATGTCTTCTGTCACTGCTATCGGGGGGAGAACTTTTGGAGCAAAGCGTGGGGGCACCCCGTCCTTGTTCAACATCCAGAGTTGTTCGGGGTGAAGTTCGATTTCGCAGCCCCGGTAGTGAATCTCATCTACGTGGGTGTCTTTCACCGGGAAGCGGACACGGAGGAGGGTACCCCCGTGCACCCCTCCGGCACAGACCTCGATGATTGGTTCTCCGATTATGTAGGCCATTGGTTTTTCCTGTTGGGAAATGTGCTGGGTGTACCGGGATTGTATTATGTTTCCGAGGTCCCAAACCCAGCGCGGACCAACGTGAAAGGTGGGGACGGGCACAGAAGAAAACCCCTGAGCGGCAGTATACCCGTCCCGCTCCGCATCCCAGCCTGACGTTTCCATGACCCACTGCCGCGGTGACTCCAACGGGATTTGAACCCGTGTTACTGGCGTGAAAGGCCAGTGTCCTGACCGGACTAGACGATGGAGTCAGGTGCAGACGTCACTGTGTTTACTTTGGCAGAAGCTGAGGCAAGGTAGGGAAGCATAGCGGACCTCTCCGCAGCCTAAGCTGTCGCCAATGTTCAAGCGCAGTTAGTTGCTGCGCGTCTCGTGGGAAGTTACTTCCCGACCCTCGAGGTGCGAGAGTTCCGACGTCTGCATGGATGCTACTACGCGTACGCCGGAAGGGGTCCTTCTCACTCGGGATGGCTAATTGTCCGAGTGGGTAGAGCCTCCCGGTGAGAGGACTTCCTTCCAAGGTGTTTCGGTTGGGGCGACTCCTGTGCCCTTTGGGGAGTTACTCCCCGGCCTGTTCAGCAAACCTGGGTCAGCTAGCTGACGGTTGCCTCTCCAGGCTCTAGCATCCGGCTGGGGCAGAAGGACTCGAACCTTCGTAGCGGGCACCAAAAGCCCGTGACCTGGCCACTGGTCGATGCCCCAGAGGAAAAAAGAGCACTCCCCCCGGTGAAGGAGAGAGTGCATAGAGACGGACAAAGCGGCCGGAACGTGGTGAGTCGGAGTTCTGTTACTCGAAGTTCAGCTGTTCTGCGTATTCGGGTAATCAGGGTTAGTCGGAAGGTCGGAATTCATCTAGTCGGAGTTCGTCCGGTTTTTTGGCTCCCGGAAAACCCACTTTTTCTCTGGATTAAATGTCCAGTTCTCGATTAGCAGTCGAGAGGTATACATCGTCTTCGATGCAGATGAATTGCTATGACCGCTCCGGACCGGCCTACGGCTTAGGGTGCCGAGCAAACCCTTGTTCCACGCACCGCTTGTCCTATGTAGAACGCCCCCGGGGGGACGTAGCTACTAGTCGACTGGGTAGTCGTCCAGAAGGGAAGGAGAGGCTCCGCGGCGGATGCCGCAATTGGCCTCGTGAATCAGCTCGTCGCAGAGGCGGAGCTGGGTGTGGTAGTGCTCCATCCGAGCGAGCACCTCGCTGGCCTTCTTCTTCGCGTACTTCTCCTTGAGCTTCTCGGTCCCCTCGGTAGCCTCGAGACGCTCGTTGACCGAGTGAATCAGCTCCGAGTCCTCGATGTCGACGCGCCGACAGATGTCGTTGAGAGTCTTGCGTCGCGTGAGGAAGGACGCGAGCTTCTTGGTGATGGTGCCTCCGGCGAGCTTCATGTCCTCGGAGAAGTCCACGAAGATGGACGACGGGCCGTTGACTTCTTCGTTGAAGTTCGCCCCCTGCACCACCTCGTCGACTTCGCGAAGCTTCTGCGAGTAGTAGTTGAGCTCGTGCTCGAGCTGCACGCGGTCCATCACCGGGAGCGTGCCGATGATGTCATCCAGGCCCTCGTGGCGCGCCGAGGTGCGCCGCAGGTTCTCCTGGAAGAGGTGCGGCGTGTTGAACAGCTTCTGCCGGAGCTGGACCTTGACGGAAAGCTCCTTGCGCCGCAACAGTAACTCGTCCAGCGTGTACTCTCGGTACTTCTCTTCGACCGGCTGGTCTTTTTCCTCGGGCATTGTTCCCTCCTGTCTTCTTGCAATCGGTTGTCAAAGAAAAAACGTTGCCGGTGAACTCGGTCGGATGTGGGGGGGCATCTGGAGCGAGCCCATCGGCAACACAGAATCTTTTACCACAGACGCGAGGGTTTTTTAATGACCGAATTGCTTGGGAGGACGGACAGCTTTACCCCGTAACTGACGATACTTCAACCAGCGCCGGAGATGCTTCTTATCTATCTTGCGTGGAGAGAGGTTCTTCCGCGGGGTGCGGTATCTGGTCGGCATCCCCATGGCTAGTAGATAGGGGCCTGCCCGAACTGGATTTGCTCGAGAGGATTGAAGCCAGACCCAGGAGCTGTAGGAGTTGGGAGCTGTCCCCACGTGAGTTGCCGCTCGATTTTCTGTTTTTCATTTTGGCGCGCTTTGTAGGCTGCGAGAGAAGCGAGGATAAGGGCGCTCACGGCACCGGCCACGAACGGAGCAACCTTCTGGGACCGCTGGAGACCAGCTACGACTTTTTCGCCGGTTCGGATTTTGTTGAGGATGTCCTGCTCCTTGGCATACAGCAACGGATTGATGACCTTGGAGCCGAGCAGGTATCCGCCCACACCACCCGCGCCACCGGCCAAGAGGGGACCCATACCCTCGTCGAAGATGGAAGCAGTTACTTCCTTGGTTTTTGTGGTTTGAGAAGTCGCCGAGACCGGCGGTTTGGGCGTCGTGATGTTGACCCCTCCAGTGGGGCCACCCGGGGGCGCTAACGGAGCAACATTTATTTTTGCGGGGGAAGCTACCGATGGCCCGGGAAGTTTGGGAACTTTGGGGGCCTCAGGAGTTTCCGTAGCATCGGGCAGCGTAGCCCCGGTCTTGGATACTTCGTCTCGGTATGCTTTTACCCCGAGGCCTGCTGCACCGAGGGCTCCGAGGAGCGCCGCAGCTCCCGCTGGCGTCTTCGCCTTCTGTAGAAAACGCTTCAGAATTTCCTTCCGGGCACCCAAGGCCTCACCCCAGGTCATCCCAGCCGGTGTCTCCGCTATTTTTGCCACTGCGCGGTACATACCCGTTACACTCCTACTGGAAAAGCATCGCCTCGAACTTGGCCGCGCCGGTAGTTGTCACGGTAAGCGATGTAATTCCACCACTCGGGTTGGCGAAGATGAACCAACCGCCGTCCTCATCGGTGGGCGGGGGGTCAATCTTGATGCCGGTGCCGCCGTTCACTTTCACGATGCCACCGCCCTGGTAGGAACGGATGAAGACCACCTTGGCGTCCGTGATAGTTCCGTAGAGGATGTCTTCGTCCGTGACCGCGCTCCCCCACTCGAGATGATGAACACCCAACGGCCCGTAGGCGAGGTCCTCCATCTTGAAGTTGATTTCGGGGTTTTTGTCGTTGGCATGTGCCCCGAGGATGAACGCAATCTTGCCCGTAATGTTGGCGACGCCTGCCATGTCAGACTCCTATGTGTCCGTAGCGCATCACATGCGGCACGGGGGCCGAGGCCGAGGTGATGGGTATACCCCGTAAAAGGGGGGCCGTGTATGGGTTGTTGGACCGGAGGGCTTCCTGGATTGCTTGGGACTGCAAAATGCGCTCGGCCAGCAAGCCCTTGGAAACGTCCAGCGCCTGTTGACGGCGACCCTCTTGCCCACGCTCCCAGACCTTAGCACCCACTCCCGCGCCACCGAGGGCTCCCAGAATAGGAAGGAGCTTCATGGCGGCCGGAAGATTCTTGAGCTGTCGGAGGGTGGAGCTGCCGATACCGCGCTGACCTATTTCCTGGAAGGGTTTGATAGCTGCTTGGCCTCCGAACAGTCTACCGAGGAGGGACCCGAGGGTCGTCCCAGCAACTGCTCCGACCCCGGCGTGTTGCGGGAGGCCCCGTTGAGCTTCGGCTTCGGCAAGCTCCACCGGCCCATCGTCCCCACTGCGAAGGCCCTTGGCAACCCGAGTGACCACTTCACGCGGTGCCCAGTCCACCATGCCAGGAAGACGTTCTTTGACCGTGAGCGACCCCGGAAGCGTGAAGGGAGTCCCTGGGACTCTCGTCCACACCGCGAAGCCTTCTTTTTTCAGCATTCCGTTACGCATCGATACAAGTATAGTTCACTCAGAAATTGAACGAAAGCAGAGGTAAAAGAAAGAGTGTGTGCGTGCACACCTCCTGTCGATGGACACCCCGCCGTGCGCGGCACACCCTCATCCATGTTGCGGGGTGTCCAGTTTATTTAGGTCCCTGCGCACCTCCGTAACCAGATTGTATCTTGGTTGCGGGCTTATCGCCATGGGAATGGATGTAGCCCGCTTTATTTGCCTTCGCTCCCGGATGGGTCGGGACAATCACATGGAACTGTTTGGGAGCAGCGGTGAGGACTCGTTCCATCTCGCCCCCACAAGAAGAGCACCGCGCTTCGGAGTTGTCACTCACGAGCTGCTCTTCGAAGGTGTTGCACTTGATGCAGCGAAAGTCTTTCAGTATTGCCACTAGGAAACCTCCAGAGGTGAAAGGTCGTCTCCGAACTCTGTTGCCGTACGTGTAGGAGTAGAACACGATACGACAGCCTCGTCCAGACTTTCGGTGAACTGCTCGTCCACACATTCGATGACGCTGAAGTCATCGCCGAAGCATTTAGCCTCTGCCGCGGTAAGTGCGTCACCGATAGAGCCCATCAGGTTGTCTTCGTCAAACGAGCCGATGCCGAAGAGCAGAGACAGCAGTCCCACGAAGCTATCGACCAGGGCCTCGTTCCCTCCGGCCAGCATGATGATGCCCATCACGTACTCGTCTCCCCGGTGGAAGGGGGGAGCATTAGGGTACGAACGCGACAGGGACGTGGCAAGGTCCGAGAGAAAGAACTGGTTGCCACCCACGCCTTTGAAAACTCGAGCATACACACCGCCGGTCGCGTTGGGCAGCTTCAGCATCTCAGTGAGGCGCTTGATGCGGTCGAGAATCTCGTTGACGAGAGCCTCGTAGCGGTCGACTTCGGCGCGAAGGAACTCTACGTACTTCTTCCAGAGGTCGTTGACTGCGAGGAGGCGATTCGCGTAGTCCTCGATTACTCCGAGCAAACGACGCAGGAAGTAGGCGAGGTCCGGGAACATATCCCCGAAGGAGGGCGTCCGTATCCAGTCGGGTGGCGTGCTGCCTGGCAGCACCGGGAACGGCACGAGACGCGCGATGTTGGAAGTGTCCCAATAGCCAAGTGCATAACCAGGGTCGACCGTCCAGTTCTCGTCAGAGCGCCAGACGCGGTTCTTGTAGGCCAGGGCGAAGTAGTACGTATCGTCGGGGTCTGCGTCCGGTATTTCGTAGAGGTGGCTGACTTTCGTGATATCGAAGACGCCTTCGTAGATGACCTTGGCGTTGCCGAACTCCAGGCCCTCGGTCAACTCCCGGGTGCCCATGAGCTGAACAACGTTGGAGGCTGTGGCCGCCGAGATGTCGTTCTTGACCATGATGAGCGCCTGACGCTCCGGCACCAACACCGTGTTGCCCAGGTCAGGAAGTCGCGCAAAGGGCGTGTCCATGGTCTCCCACGACAGCAGCGCCGTGAACTTTCCACCCGAAGTGCTGGGCCGGGTGAGAGCTTCAGCGGTGAGACCCTTAGCAGTGGGGATGGTAGTCACGTACGTGGAGTCGAAGAGGCTTCCGAAGAGTCCCTTGAGCGACCACAAGTCGTCCAGGAATCCGAAGGGGTCGATGTTCGTCCCGAGCATCATCACCAAGCCGCCAATCCAATCGTTGGCGCTGGTGAACTGCGGACGGTTGCGGTCCCCCTTATCGTGGATGGAGTCCAACACCGTACGGTAGAACGCCGGGTTACCGCCGTTGTAGCGGTTCATGTTGATGAGGAACTCTTGCTCTTCGGGCGTGAGGTTGGGGTCGTTGAGGTCCGGCCCCTCGGGGAAGAGGTGGGTGCTCACGGGGGGAGTGACGTCTCCGAGACCCATGAAGGTAGTCATAAAGCGCTTCCCGCTCGGAATCAAAATAGTGTACGCCCCCAGGTCTTCCAAGAAACTTTCAACTAGCTCTTTGAGCTTGTCGATGAGCTTCTGGATGAGCGTCGCCAAAGGATCGAGGATTCCCGCCAGGAAGGTGAGCAACGCGTCGAGGAGGTCCGCGAACTTCTTCAGCAGTTCTTTGAGCTGGTCAATGAACTCCAGGAGCGGGTCCAGAGCACTGAAGTCCGGAACCGTAAGCTCAAGTTTTCCCCACTCACCGACGTTCGCCACGTGTCACCTTCCCCTGTGTAAAGAACGTCGAAATATCTGCGGTTGGCGGAATGGGTTCTTTCCCTGGCCCAGCAGACTGGATACGTCCTGCAATAATCTTAGCCAATTGGAAGACGAACTCACACTCCTTGAACACAAGCACCTTCATCTGCTGGGCGGTGACATCCCCGAATTGTTTCTTGTTGGAGTTTACTGCGTAAAGCAGCTCCGAGTAGACGTCGAGAGTTGCGGAGGTGGGAGCGGCCTTAGCCCAGAAGTAGCTGAATGCGGACTCCCCGATGGCATCGAGGAGGTATGCACACCTCCAAAATTCCTCCCCATAGGAGGAGAAGATGCCTTCGTTGTTCTGGTAGAGTTCAAGAGATTCTTTGTTGAAGTAGCGCAACCAGACGTAGGCACAGAGGTTGGGGTCCTTGAGCTTGTCCCACTCGACCCCGGCTTCCCGAGCAGCTTCGATGGTCGCGCGCATGAAGCCCCGGACATATCCCTTTCGGTACCGGGGGATGCGATGGAGACGTGGGTTGATTCGCAAGATGTGAGAGACGGCGATATTACGGGGGGTATCGCCGAGATACCGGTCGAGGTGCGCACCATAGAAACGGTCGGCCTCGGAGTAGCGCGGACGCATCTTCCCGGCCATTATGAAGGCCGTCTCCTGGCCTTGTTCAATCGTTATGGTCATCTCAGAAGTCCATCTTTCCCCTGCTAGTAAATACTACGTCAGGAGAAACGCGGACGGGCTTGCGTTTCAAGCGTACTTCTTTCAAGGCAGCCGCCCGGAAGGCCGTCAAGAGCTTCGCATCGATGCCCGCAGCGCGCAGCTGAGCCTCACCCCGAGCGATTTTTTGGTATAAAACAATACGCGCCAAACGGGCTGTTATCAGCCCCAGGTGTTCCAGGTCTCTTCCTGGTTTTACATCCTTCGTCCACATAGCCCCAAAACGATAACAAAGAAAGGAGTCGCACACAATGGATTGGCGAGACGCACTTAAACGGGTTTTGATAGCCGCCGGAAAAGTAGCAATCGCCGAAGCATTAAAGGAAGCAGCAACAATCGCAGTGGACGAGACAGTAGGAAAGAAACAGATAGGCGACGGGTCCTCTCGGGGGTCAAACGTCACTCGACTAAGCACAAAGCGAAAAAGTAGCTAAAAACGACAGTGCAATTTGGTAGAAGAAAATAGGCTACAGGGAAGCGGTTCCGCTACCCAAAAAGACCCGCAATTCTGCGGGCAATACAGGAGGTGTGACATGGGCGCAGGAAAAGTACTCGCAATCGTCGGTGGCGTGTTGGCCACAGCGGTGGGCGCGGGGGCCGGAGGGTTCGCTCTCGGGCGTCGCGGTCGGAAGAAGGACGACCTCGTGAAGACCGCCAGCGGCACGTACGTCGAGCGGCAGCACGCGGTCCGGGCCGACTCCAAGCTCCAGGCCGACAAGAACGCGACGGAGTACAACGTCGTCAAGCTGCCGACCTCGTACGAGAAGGCGCAGAAGGAGCTGAAGGACCGCAACGAGAAGGCGATGGAGAAGATCCTCAGCGACCTGGAAGAGGTCGCCGGGGAGGACACCAACGTCGCCGTCCTCGAGCTCTTCGCCTCGGACCCGGAGTTCGCCAAGTACATCTTCGAGGCGTCCAAGGAGTACGCCAAGGAGAAGCAGCTCCGGGAGCAGATCGAGGCCGACAAGCAGCGCAAGACCGGCTAGGGTCCCGGTCGGGAGAGAGTGACATTCGTCGCTCTCTTTTTGCTAGGAGGGAACATGGTTGACCGTAGTCACTATCTGTACCTGGATGTCATCAAGTACCAGATGTGTTGTGTTCGGCGGGAGATAAAGGGGGAAGTACAGACGTGCCAGGGAGACGCCAAAGCAGAACTTGTGGCTCCCCGTGAAGATGGCGCGTCGTACTTCCTCCCTATCTGCGGTCGGAAGAAGTGCAAGGAGATGTGCGGTGATATCCGAGATGCGCTGGAAGACGGGAAGGACCCACGCGACATCCCGGAACTGGACATGGAGGAGTTGTTCATTAAGCCCCCCGGGCTCGAACAGAAGTGCAAGTTCTATTCCTGGCTCGATGAGTTGAGAGTTGAGTACCAGCGACAACAGGACCCTGCACCACCGGCCCAGGAACCCGTCGAAGAAGAGTCCAAATACGTTTACGCCGTAGAGGATTGGGAGTTCGTGGATGACATCGACCGCTGGATGAACGCGGAAGGGGAGGTGGTCCACATCCGCAAGCTATCAACGGGAGAGCTGATAGATTCCGTCCTGGCGGTGAGGGACGCCAACTACAAGAGCATCACCCGAAAACACTACTGGACCAAGAAATTGTTCATTGACGAGAACCGGAAGCGGTACCGGTACCCTACACCGGCCTTACGGGTGGGAGTGAGTGTGGCGAGCGACAAGCTCGAGGAGTTCGAGGCGGTAGCCAGCCATCGAGGTCTGGTCTAAAAAAACTCTAGCCCCCCGAGAAGGGGGGCCAGAGCCCGCAGCAAGAAGAACCGGGAACAACGGTTCTTTTAGCTCTTAGACCGTGGGCAGCGAGAGCGTGTAGAGCTTCGCGCCTGACCGCAGCTGGAGTGCCACCATCTGTGAGGCGACGATGGGTGCCAGCGCCGGGACGTCGAACGTGATTTTCGGAGGCGAGACGGTGAGGTCAACCGCCGTGATGGTGCACGGGAAGCCCCCACAGGTGATGAAGATACCCGCACCGAGACCACCCTCCAGGTAGGCCTCGTCCTGCGTCGCAACGACATCGCCGCCCGTTCCGAGCAGTGCGGTGGTCACGAGGGCTGCCGCCGCAGCGTACCCGTCGATGGCCGCCTTCACGGTCGTCGCATCGGAGCCCGAGCCTCCCTGGTCGACGGTGATTTTTTTGGCTGCGACAGCCACGCTCAGGCCACCACCACCCGTGTCGACGACCTCCACGCTGATTTCGTTGCCCTGATATCCGGGCAACAGCGCGGTGACCTCGATGGAGCGGTCCGGGTATGCGGCGTCGCCGATGACCAGGGACGCGAACTCATTCTCGCCCTGGATGTTCGGCCCGAACATGTCGATTCCCGTCTGCCCCGCTACCGCGACCGTGTTGGTGGTCACGTAGTCGATGTTGGGCAGGCCTTCCAAGTCCGCGTTCTCCGACCGGGTGTCGAAGTCCTCGAACTCCACGTCATACGTGAGCATGCCGTTGAGCTCAAGCGCCGCCAGCTGGTACTTCATCCGCTGATGCTGCCCCTTGCTGACAACCAGCTCCTTGGAGGTCCCCTTGGGGATGGTCAGCGTGAGCAGACCTTCTGCCGGGAACGGGTCTTGGACGATGACGTCGCCTTTTTCTTTCGCCATGATGATGAGTTTGGGCATCTCAAACCCTCCAATTGTTTACGGTTCAAACGCCACAGGAAGTATAGGGTGCCCCTCAGGGAACTACAAGGTCAAGCCCCTATGAAAACCCGGATACTTTTGACCGGCGCTGTCAAGCCGGACAAGGCCGCTTTGAACCCTTGTTGTGTCCCAGGTGGTACCTCCGCCGGAAGCGAAGGACCCCATGCTGTCTGGTGAATGTGCGAGTCCAGTAGCTGAATCAGCGTGTTGGCAAATGCCAACCATTTGTTGTAGAGCATCGCACTGTCAGTCTGCGGATTGAAATTTGCCGCAGGGCCATTACCGAGAAACGGACCTGCACTAGGTACGATACACCCTAGTCCAATCGAGCCCGGACTGAGAGTGTTGAGATTGACGGAACATACTCCTCCTAGTCCGGAAGCTGGGTGCTGGGGGTCTTCTCCGATGATAACATGGCCGTTGTTCACGAAGAGATGGTAGCTGGCGTACGCAAGAGGATTCGCTCCCGAGAGGATGTCCCCGATGATGAGCTGGTAACTGCCATTCAAGACGCGCATGTTGTACGCGACATTAGTAGGCTTGGCTTCGAGGGGAGAGCCGCCCGACACCTGTCCAGTAAATTGGCCTCCCACGCTCAGCGTCTGGTTTCGGTTGATGGACACGGACTGGTCGTTACCTACGACCTCATAGTCCGACTCGTTGACGGTAGTGGCGCGTGACCCACGAACCTGTTTGGTCTCCGTCTGTTCGACCAGCATCCTGCGCCCACCCGTAATGCGAGTGACGGAATCTCCACCTATAGTTTCGGATTTGCGCCCTGGCGTCTGAAAAACGAAGCCGGTCTTGCCAAAGAGCCGGACCTCCCCGTCAGGCGTAATCTTGAACTGCGCCTGTTCAATTCGGCCATCCGCCGACGTGATGCGCATATTGAAGAGCTGGCCCTTGTCCCCGATGTCGAGGTGGAACGTCCAGTTTTCGAGGTCACCACCAGATTCGTTGAGCTGGTCAGCGGCCCCCCGGAAAGAAAGATTGACGCGCCCGTTGTTGTTTTCGATTCGTAGTTCGCCGAAGCTGCTGAAGTGCTGGTAATTCTCACATACTGTCCGTACAAGATTATGCAGTCCCGAGACGATGACTTGGGCTTGTTCATTGCCGAACACCTTGCAGAGTTTACCGCGTAAAGCTGCGATGAAGTTCCCGTCTGGAGAGGCGCGACACCAGTCGCCCGTAAAGAGTCCTACCGGGTCCGAAGGAGAACGATAGTACCCGGACTGCGGGCCAAAAGAAGAGCTGGTGTCTGCGGGGTCGCGGCCTGCCACGCGGGGTGCTATGTCGGGAGCCCCGTCCGTGATGTACTTGCTAGCACTCGCGGCGATGACACCCTTGATGACCGGGATACCCAGAGAATAGTCGATGACGACGTTGGTATCGGCCGGGAGTACCGAGTTATCCCCGGGCTCCTGTGTCATCCGAGGAACACCCTCGTGCTTGCGCCGTCCTCTATCGGCAGGGTCGAGCTTGGAGCCCTGAGTAATGACTACGTACGTTTTTGTGGCATCGTCGTAGGAATCCACGATACCAAGGACACTTCCACTACGCGGGTAGATGTTACCGGAGGCGGCTACACCGCTGAGACGTAGAAGTCGTTGGTAGTCGTCGGAGCCGTTAGTCATGGCGAAAAGATTACCATGAAGCTCCGGGAAGAACTAGAGCTGGTCAGTGATGGTGTTGTCGACGAAGGAATCGGAGACGGTCGGGTCGCCACCTACGAAGCCGATGACGGTATCCACCGTCACGCGGTCCACGCGGTCCCCGATGATGACGCTCGGTACGAACGGGTACAGCCGGTCGCACATGCCGCCCACGTCCTCCATAATCATGTTCTGACCGGCGGTGAAGCCAAGGGTGTAGGTGTTAATCATGCACAACTCAGCGTAAAACGCACCGAGGATGTCATGAATCTTGTCCTTGAACATCACCCCGAGTCCGAACGGCACGTAGTACAGCTCAGAGTCCAAGTTGATGTAGAAGTTCGTGAGGTTCCGACCTTCAGGGATGGGGACCGGTGGGTCGTCGAACTTCTCGACCGGGACATCTCCGGCTACTGCGTTGTGGTAGAGCACTCGCAGCAGGTTTCGCCCGTTGGTGAAGAGCCGCCCGATTCGCCATGTGGTCTGGCTCTTCCCGCTCACGAAGAACGAGCGACCCGAACCAATCGCGGCCATTGGCTGCGTAGGCTTTTGGCTTGTCACCTGGAACGTCTGGAGCATTCCGATTGCCAGGAGGCTTGCCCAGCCGCTGACGTCTTCCTGCTTCACGTCATCAAACCGGGGAGGTCCCGCCAGGACAAGCGTATCATCAGGGTGCGCCGAGGTGTACGCAGCGTTGTCCATGTGTCGTTCGACGTTGTGGCGCTGCGAGTCCCAGGTGGTTACGCCTTTGGTAATTCCGAGAGTCATCCTCGCATCCTCCTAGTAGTAACGCGGCTGCGGCATTTGCGGTTGTCCCGCTGGCAGCAGCATGCTTCCCATCGAATAAGCGGACACTCCCTTTCCTAGAGCGCCGCCAACTCCCCGTGCCTGGGGTGAGAACATCATACCACGCATGAAGTTCCCGCCTCCACGCCACAGCGTACGTCCTGGTGCTTGAGCCATCCCGGACATGGCACTGCTCAGTGCTTGCCCCCCGCGCTGAAGCATTCCTCCAGCCCGCTGACTCCACTTGCCGCCCTGTAACATCCCACGGAGCATCTTGGACTGTGGGCCTGCGGTACGCTGCATGGTCGACATGGAGGTCAACACCGACGGTGCACCCTTAGCCGTCGGTACTATCTTTCCCGCACCTTGCGCCAGGGGTTTGATTTTACTCAACGACGGTGCACCCTTAGCCACGGCTTTTGCCCCACCCCGGCCAACGGCTTTAGCGAGCATCCCCGCCCCGCGAGCTAGCCCTTTAGCCAGGGCACCCCACCACGCTTCCTTCACCAGCCCATCAGCGTCTGCTTCTGTCAGCCCACGGAGCATGAAGGCCTGCTTCACCTGGGCAGGAGAATACCCACACGTTTTCAACGCGTAGGCTTCTCCCAGCTTGGTGAAAAGGTCGTGCATTACGCCACCAAGTGCAGTCCGATGATGTTCAAGGTCATCGGCAAGTCCACGCTCACGTACGCTTCCACGCGGTCCTTGCTGAGTTCCGTCGCCTGGAACACGTCATCCACCGTAGCCCCGATGAGCGGAGCGCCGATGCGCGCTACGTAGCGGGATTGCAGGTTGGCAATCGTCGCGTACAGTGCCTTGCGGATGAATTCCAGGGTGTCCTTGTTGATGTTCCACCGTCCGATGAACGGATAGAGCGTGTCGAGGAACGTCCAGGCAACGAAGTCGAAGTCCTTCACCACCATGTACTCGCCCGTCTCCAGCGCCAGCACATCTGTGGTGACCTCGTGGATGGAGTAGGGGAGCGCGTCGGGGTTGTCTTGCACGAAGACGTACACGCCGCCGTTGGACAGGTCCGTGAGCTGAGCCTCGGTGAAATATTCGCTCGAGTTGTAGATGCGGTCGACCCCGTTGATGCCCAGATTCGTGAAGCCCTGTTGCGGGGGCTGACCAGCAGTCTGACCGCCGATGCAGCACGCCAGGTAGTACCCGGGCTGAGCGTCCGCAGCCACCGGAGTGGTCCCCGTACCGCGGTCCTTGCTGCCGTCCACCAGGTCCGTGACATCGATCTCGTCCGGGTAGGCGAGCACGACGCGCTTGCTGCTGAAGCTCTGCGCGACCTGAACCATATAGGTTACCTGCTCGCTCTTGGTCATGTTCCGCTGCACCCGGAACCAGATTTGACCGTTGGTGACGTCCCGGTCCACTGGAGTTCCATCCCTCTTGATGAGGTGCGGAAGCTCGTTCGCCACCGTCGAGGAGTTCGTCCCGTTGTTGACGATGGTGAGTCGGGTCTGGGAATCGACAGACGCAACCACCCATGACTGGTAGTTGTCCCAGCTGATGTTGCTGTCCGGGTCTTCCGGAATCTGCACGATGTCGCCGGGGATAATACCGTCATCGATGAAGGTGGCAGTCGGGCAGTAGAGCGTGTTGTAGAGCTGGTCGAGGTCCGTCCCCGTGAAAGTAATGGACAGGATGCCCGCCACTCCGACCTCGATGGAGGTCACCAGCGTGGTCCCGTCCGCCTCGAATACTTCGATCTTGTCACCCGCCGCTGAGAGCGCGAGCCCCGAGACGATGGCTGCGTTGAGCGCCTCGTCCGTCTCGAGTATGTCGCTGGCGTTCACATGTGCCACGGTGTACGGGCCGTAAGTCGTAGCGCCACCGACATCGGTGATGAGTACCTTCTGGCCCGGGACCATCGGCAACGTATCGAAGCCCGGGTCGACGGGGCCTCCACCGTCCACCGGGGCCACGGTAAGGGTCTTCTTCCCGGTCGGCGCGGGGGTCGCAATCTGCTGGGTGGACGCCCCACCTGTCTCAGCGGTGACGTACTGCTGGGTAACAAGGTCCACCGCTCCGAGGATGACCCGGAACTTCTGCCGGATGCCGTTGTCCAGCACGTAGGTCGGGTCGGCGTAGTTCTCCGCCATCACCTTCAAGACGCCCAGAACACTGGTCTCGTAGGTGAGGGGGACGATGGCGTAGACTTCACGCTCGGCGCTGATGCGGTCGATGAAGTCGTTGTAGCCCGAGAGGTCATCCGACTTAACGCCGTAAACCTTCACGGGAGTCGTGGTGTTCTGCGCAGCGAGGAAGGCCCCCACGTACAGCGGATTGCGAGCGTCGAGCTTCCCGAGCGTATCTTCCATCGCCCGGTCCGAATCGATTTCGATAACGCGCTGGAGGTCCTGACGGAGAGCCCGGTACTCCATGTAGACTTCGGCAAACGACACCGGTTTGTTGCCCAGCGTCTCGTTCACCTCAACCTCAACCCCGGTACCGAGCTCATCGACGGTGACGACCTGTCCCTCCACGGTCACGTAGCTGTCGTCAATCTCGATGTCATCCAGCTCACGCTCCACACGCCAGTCGCGGTCTGAAGCATGGTTGTCGGTTCCGAAGTCCGTGGTCATCCGAGCATGGCACCAATCCCCCAGTTCAACGCGGTGCGTCGAGGGGCTGGGGTCGTCGGAGGTATCGATCTTGACCGTACCCCCGGCAGAGGTCACCCGGATGTGACACTCATCAACCTGCCCGACCAGGAGGGCACCGCCTTCGACCTCGACCGCGGTAGCCTCTTCCGTCAGGGGGTTGCCCTGCTGCCAGATACCCTTGATGGGATAGGTACCGTTGCGGGAGTTGGTAGCCTGGTCGTCGAAAATCTCGAGGGTGTCCCCGGCTACGACTCCGGCAGCCTGGAAGTCGACAGTGGTACCGCCGCCCCCCTGGTCCCAGAGCTTGTATGCCAACGCCTTGACGGTCTTGATGTAGTCCGCCGACGAAGGGCCACTCTCCGTGATGAGCTTGTCCCCGGGTTCGACACCGGCCACACCGAAGTGCACACCTGTGGTCCCGTTCCAGGCCAGGAAGAGGTTGTCCCCGGCGAAGAAGGTTGCGTCGTCGACACCGGGACTGGAGTTACGGAGGAGTACAGCGCGGAGTTCATCGAAGAAAATCTTCACGCTTTCCGAATCCAGGATAGCACCGGCCTCGATGTCCGGTGGCGAAGTGATAACTACTGGGTCTGGAGTCCCGTAGTCCGCCATCGACTGGTCCAGCGTACCGTAGTCCGCCGCGTAGATGTCGTCTTTATCGTCCAGGTAGTCCAGAAGCTGATAGCAAGGACCGACGATAAGAACGTTCAAGTCGGGGATGTCCGGAGCTACCGAGATGGTCTGGTACTCCTGAAAAACAAGAACGTTTGGTCGCTGTACCGCCATGAGTCAACTCCTTGATGTCATTTTCGTTCAACGCTGACCAATTATAGGGTCCTCATCTGAATTCGCGTAGTGCTATCTGGTGGTAGTATACGTCGGGGTTGCCGCTGTCTTGAATCTTCGCCGCAATGTCCCGGAGGAGAGGTGCAATCGGACGAGTGCCCCACCGCAATTCAATCTGAACAGTGAATTGAATAGTCGTCTGCCAGATTTCTTTGTCGTACTCCGCATGGCGGGTAGGACCTAGAGTCGGCTCGCTGATGTTGTAGAGTCCGAAGTTCTCCCGATACACATCCCGGGTAGCCAAAAGAAAAAACCATACCGTGTCCGCCAAGATGGCAGACTCTGCGGGCGTCTCGGAATCGCATTCAATCAAGAGGGGAAATTCTGCCAGAGCAAAGTAGGCCTTCTCGGTACTGGGAAGGTCTTGGCCCGCACGGTTGTCGAGAACCACCTTCGTCGCAATAACGTCTCCATTGCGGTCAACATAAATAGCGGGGCGATAATTTCGAGAGGAAGAATCAACGTTGAATCCGGCTTCGACGAGGAGCTTCTGTCGGTTGTCCACGGGCTCCTCGCACTCGCTTTCGGGAGTCAACTCAATGTCCCAGTACCAGGGCAGCGGTTCACCATTTCCGGGATCCGTAAAGCGATAGCGGATTGCCGCCATGAAGAGACCGATGACTGCCAGAGGAGTACCAGGAGCAATAAGGGGGCTCTCCCCCTCGAGTATCGGAAGGGGTTGGCCGCGCCAATCGTCGGGCGTCGTTATGATTCTACAGCCGCCGTTACTCATTGGTCACCCACCAGCAAGGGTCTTCCCAAGGACCGATGTCCAATCCAAACTCCACGGAGGAGGGGTTCAGTTCCGAGACCACCAACTCCTGGTGCACATCCACGTTATGTATCTGTGTCGGCAATGCTTCCTTTACGGTGTAACGCCTACCATCACGTAAGAAGGCCAAGAAGTCTCCCGGCTCAACCTGGGGGACATTCGGCATTATCACGTTTATCTTGCGTATTTCCACTTCCCCTTGAAGAGCGGCCTGAACACTTACCGGTCGTGTCCCGCGCCATGCGTAGGTGTAGACGGGATTCCAGTAGCCTCCCTTATACTTAGTTCCGTAGCACGTGGAACAGTGCGACTGTGTGGGTTGTCCTGTGGAGGACAGGCAGTCACAGAGTTCTCCCCATCGGCGCTTTTTAAAGACTGCTACTTCAGTACCGTTGGCAACTTGCAGGGCGCGATGAGCATCCCGTACGAGCTTTCGATGGAGACCCGCACGACGTCTATCTAGCCAAGGACCGGTGTTCTCGATGACTTCCGCAGTGCTGCTGTCGGAGCCCACCACCGTGACTTTGTAGTAGAGAGTACGCAAGATGGAAAAAAGGTCGGGGGATTCAGCGTCCCCGGCGAAGTCCTCATCGACGAAGTAGTAAACATCATCGAGGTCGACACCGATGTGCTCCCACTCACCTTCGGGACTTCCCGACCGATAAACTTGGAATTGGAAATTTGTGGCGGGCTTCGGATTCCTGATTAACCACTGCAAAAATACGCGCCTCGGCCACATGATGTACTTGCGGGTGTACGCAATGCGCAAAGGAGCATTACGCGTCTCCACAGGGGAGAACTGTTTATGCGCCACGACCGAATGGGGAGTCCCATGCGTCATACGGTGTACCTACCAATGTACCGGTAGCCGGAGCTGAAGCCTCCGTAGCATGACTCGAGGTTTATCTGAGTCTTGATTTGACGTGCGTGGAAGTCGAACTCCTTCTGGTAGTAATCCGCCCACTGGGAGTAGAGCGCTTGCTTCTCGTCAAGTCCGACCGGAGCGATGTTGCCGTCCTGTGCGGTCACCTGATTCCGGAGCTGGCGATTACCCTCCGAGCGCATCAAGATGGCGCACACGCCACAGAGCAGCACGTACTCGTTGAGAGTTTCCCCGCTCCGGGGAGATTGGCTGATGGGCGTTAGCGCATCGTATTTGGCAACTGCCAAGCCGATAGCTTTAGTGATATCGTCGTCGGTAAACTCAATCCCGTCGAGCAAAAGAGGGTTGTACTTCGGCTGGTCACGCAAGAACGCGCGGATGTCGTCGGTAGTCAACGGCACCCGGTTCTGGATTAGCGTGACTGCCATTAGTATGCCCGTTGCTTAGCGACGTACACGGTGACGTACTTATCTCCCGCCGTTGGTACGCCCGAAGTAGTTTCTTCCACAACAAGCTTCTGGCCCGGGAGTAAGTACACCTTGTCGAGGGCGGAAAAGCGGTAAGACTTCCCGTCTCCGGATTGTCCCACAAGTTCTACCCTCGGATGTGCGTCATCTGAGTCAACTACCTTGACGGTGATGACACTTCCACTTCCAAGCTCTGCGTGAACTTCCAGGAGCAACACGGCTTCGGATAACCCGAAAGCAAATTCGCCGCCCTTATCCCCCGCGACTACTGCCTGCGTGCTCTCATCGCCGTATTTGTAAATCTCCCCGTCGTTGGCCACGATGACCAGCGCGGTCCCCGAAAGCTCTGGGGCATCGCCGAGGAGTTGTTGTGCGGCAAGGAGTTCCTGCCGAACGGCGATTGGGTTGTTCCCTACGATGATTTCCATGGCTCCCTCACTCTGCTTTGGTCCAGATTTTCAAAACGAAAAATACGAGACCAATGATGACGGGTATCGCCCCACCAATCAAGCCCCATATCCCGGACTTCACTTTGAGCATCGCAAGCTCAATATGAATTTTAGTCAGAGTTGTGTTAAGTGCTTCCTGGCGTTCACCAAGGCGTTTTATCTCCTTGAGAATGTGGTGTCTCCACGCGCCCCAACTCTCGGGGTTGAGGTCAACAGGTCCAGTCAGTTCGCGCCCATCACCCATGTCACAGCTCCGCTACAGCTACAATACGACAGTCTCCGATTCCCGGGTAGTAAATGTTCTGCCCCCGGGTTCGTACGCGCTCATAGACCCCCCGGAAAGTTTTCAATCGAATGTGGATTGCCCGTTGGGTGTTCTGCTGGATGTGGTTCTCCACCTTGAAGACGTCTTCGGTGTGCACCCAATCCATGCAATCGCGGCCTACTACTTCTCCGACTGAAAGGCCTACCAACTCTGCAAAGGTCTCGTTAGCAAAGGCCACGACCCCATCTTTATGGATGAATATCCCACAGAACGCGATGTCCGCCACTGCCTTGAACCGGAAGTCACTCTTGTAAAGGGCGCTATCCCTCTTTTCAAGCTTCGAGGTCAGCTCTTGGAGCTTCTCCAAATTTCCGTCTTCAACTGGCGGCGGGATGCTATCCTTCTTTTTCACGAGTTGGGTATGACGGTAGAGGAGCATGCGAAAATGAAACATCACCACGAGGATGATGATGAGGATACCCGCCCCCACCAGCAACGCCGAGTACATTACGTCGTAATCTCCACGTGGTCTGGGCCATACTCCGCGGCCTTTTGGAAATGCACGACCCAGTTTTGTGCTTCCGGCAGATAGATGGGGTCGACCCACTCTCCATTAGCATCGGTGATGGTTTCTCCCACCCAGGTATCCACGTCATTCTGAAAGAACTTCGTATGTTCAAATATTCGAATAACTACACCCTCTATCGGATCACCCGATGCATTCACGATTAACATGTCGCCATCGTGCGGAAAATTGTGGTCTACAGCTACAGACATATTGAGCTCCTTACAGGAGTGTAGAACTACCTAATTGTAGGGGAAGAGACGTGTGTGGAAAAGGAACTTACTGGGAGCGAGCCCAGTTGCGGAGACGCTTCGCGTACGAGAGAGTCACCCCGGCCTCAACCAGGATGTCGCGGCTGGCGTCGGCGATAGCAGCTACCGTCGGGAACGCCTCGAGAATCGCATCGACATTCTCATCGGTGATTCCGGGTGCCGAAAGGTACAGCTCCCGAAGGTCATCCGTCACTGCGTTCTTTGCATCGGCCGGTTCCTCAGTATCACCCGGCTCCTCATCCGTGCTCGGCTCGTTCTCCGAGGTTGGTTCAGGTTCCGGGGTCTTTGGAGGAGCAGGAGGTGCTTCCACTTCCAGCTCTTTTGTCTTCGGCGCTGTTGACGAGTCGTCCTCCACCAGCTGAAGCCCCTTGCCGATGTACGTGGACACGGCGGGATGCTTGACCGTGGCAGCAGTGACGAATTTTTCCTCGCCGACTTCGAAACGCAGACGCTTTCCGTCACTCCCCCGGATGGGGAAGTTCAGACGCTTACCCGATGTATTGCGTAGCTTCTTCATCATGACAGCCGCGCCTCCTCACTTCCTACGGGAAGGTGATTTCCTGCATCGACAGCCGGTTGCCGATACCAATGCCCAGAGCCTCGTAGCTCCAGAACGAAATGATGTCGGCTTCCTGCTTGATGTACAGGGTAGCGTCCTGCAACAGGAAGAAGTTCCCCAGGAAGTTGTTCGGCATCTGCGGAGAGAAGACCCACGCCTTGTTCCCCGGATAGATGTCGGACTTGATGGTGGTCACCACGGGGAGACCCCACAGCTTCTGGGAAGCCTCGATGCCCTCATCGAAGTGCCGCTGAGCAATCACGTCACCGACCGTAGTCGCCGGAAGGTCGATGGCGTCCATGTAGCGGGATTTCGTCATGAGGAGCTTGCCCACCGGGCGACGACGGTCCAGCAGGGACTGCATAGCAGCCTTGAACGTCGCGCTCTGGAACGGGCCGGTCGTGGTCTGCGCGCCCGCAGCCGCCACGATGATGTCGTTCACCAGCTCGTAGAATTTCTTGTCTTCCTCGTCCGCCATGTCCTTGACGGAGTTGTCCGAAAGAATCTTGCGAATGTCGCTGGTGTACGTCATCAGCTCGAACTTCGACTTGGTGAAGCGTTGCGACTCCACTTTGCCGAAGTACACGGCGTACCGCTTGCCGCGGAACCAGGTGCGACGGCCCGTGCCCTGGAACTGCACGAACGTGGCCACCGAGTCGGGCTCCTTGTCCACGATCTTCTTCGGCTGGTCCGTAAACTCGTCCCGGTCAATCTCTTCCTCGGAGATTCCCTGCGGGATGATAAGTTCGCGGACGGCAGCCTCCTGGCGCAGCTTGTCGCGGATGAACGCCGAACTCTCCGCCTCGGCTTCCTTGGTACGCCCTTCCTCGATCTTCCGGACGAAGTTCGAGTTGACGTACTGCGCGGTAACCTCGGGGTTTTCAACCATGTATTGCTGTGTCATGGCTTACCTCCTATGGCACCGCCGGGGAAATACCCTGGGGGAGAAACACGTCGAGCGTGTTGTTCACGGTGTCGAGGCCCCGAGGACCGACAACGCCGTAAATCTGTTCGCCAGACGCAGCCTTACGCCACTGCCCCACTGAAGAGCCACCAGCATGCCCACACGTCAGGAGGTCTCCGGGCTGGTATGCACCAGTGACGTAGTTCTCGACGGTCATCTCGCACCCACCCTGGATGCAAGTGATTTTGTGCACGAAGGCACCGTCGAGGTCTTGGTCACCGTCCACCGCCACGAAGAACATCGCGGGAGCATTGGTCTTGGCGTCGTCGTTGTCCGCCAAAATCGCTTTCCCGTCGGTGTCCATGATGACGATGGAACCAGGCCCGATATTCCCGGGAGTGGGAGTACCGCTGGCACTCGGCGCGGGGGGATTCTTGACGTCGAGCACGAGCATCAAACTTGCAAGCGCGCAAGCGTGAGGATCGTGCGTGTCGACATCAAACTTCGAGTTGAGCAATGTCATTGCGCATCCCTCCTACTTAGCCGTTTACCCAATCCAAGAACTTCTGGTCTTCCGGCGACAGGCTACCAGAAGCAGTCTTGACTACTTTGTCCTCTTCGGGACCCCCCATGGAATCCACGAGTCCGGACCCTGCGAGCTTGTCGAAGATACCCGCAACCTCGGGGAGGTCCGCAATCTTCTCGACAACCTCAGCTTCGAGCTCTTCGCCCGTGGCTTGAGCGATAGACTCCGCAAGAGCACTGGCACGTTTGGTCCGCGCCGCTTGAGCCTCCTTCTCCCGCTCGGAAACGAGAGACTCAATGAACTCCGCGGCCTTCTCCAAAACCAGGGCCGCTTCTTCATTCGTTACTTGCGCCATGGTGACTATCCTCCAGCCAGGATTTTCTTGAACGCTGACACGCCACGAGCAACAGTGAGAACCTGTGCGCACTTCACGGTCTTCTCCTGTTTCTTTTTGGCATCGTCTTTCCGATATTCTGCGGCGAGGTTTCGCATCCTCTCGGCAAGCTTCAAGCCTTCTTCTCGTGTCATCATCGGTCTAGCAACCCTCGTCCAAACGACAGCACGTCGTTATAGGTTACATCGCCCGAGTCCGGCTGGGTCCGCAACCGTTGCGCGAACTTGGCCAGGTCCTTGGCAACATCCGTGGTGAAATTCTCGGCGGGAGCCGCAGTCTTCTCGGCTTCTGGCGGTGAAGTCGTAGCCAGCTTCTTGACACGCCGAATAAGGGTGTTCACATCCGGTAGTCTAGGCATCCCGCTTATCCTTGCTCTTCTTTGGCGCGGGGAGTTTTACTCCGTAACGCGGAGCGAGACTCTCCATCGCGGTCTTGAGGAGCTTCTCGTACTGCTTGCGCGTTGCCGCGTCGTACATGGGTTACCTCTGTTGCTGTTGCCGCGCCGCTTCCGCACGGTTGGCGAACATGGCAACTTCCTGCGCACCCTTCATGAACTCGGCCGCACAGACATCATGAACTTCTTGCAACGCCTGCTGCTGACCGGTGTCAAAGGTCGGAGCTGCTTCCTTCTGCATTGCCGCAACCGCAGCGTCGTAGCCTTCCTGCGCGGCCAGCTTGAGCAGCTCTTCTTCCTGACCTTGGGCGGCAGCCACCTTGACGACCTCCTCGAGGTCGTTGGCCGGGGCCAGCTGGCGCTGGACACGCTCATAGCCCGTGGCCGCAGCCTGCTTGAGCATATCCGCAGCCTGCGCATCGCTGATTTGCGGGTCGGAGACGCCAGTGGAGTACTGTGCCGCCGCGACCTTGGCCGCCGCGTCCGCCGAAGCAATCTGCTCCAGGAAGGCGTCCCCGAAGGCGCGACCACATTGCGCGGCCAGCACGACTTCGGCTTCCTTCTCAGACTCGACAAGCTCTTCGGCCATTTTCATGAGCGCATCCACCGGGTCCTCGGAGCCTCCCGCCGAAGCGGTCTTGCTCTGTTGGGCCTCGTCGAGAACATCCTTGAGGGCCGTTTGAGCCGCAGCCTGGTCCCCGGTTTTGGGGTCGGCTTGCGCGCTTGCGGTTTTCTCCGCGTTTTCGATATCACCCAGAAGTTGGTCCAAAGTTGCCATGACAGTCTACCTCGCTTTGTTGTTCGCAACCAATAATAGGGTGCAAACGTTTGTTCTACAAGGACTACCCCTCGACAATCAAAAATCCGACGCGTTCCGCTACTTTGTCAATGTCCACTTCGGGGAGCATCACCGTGTCCGTCGGTTCAGGAATCAAGTCTTCCATGTACGCCGACAATTTGGTTTCTCCTCCTGCCAAAGCTTTCATCGCCGCAGAAGCGCGGTCCTTCACTGAACTCATTCCTCGTTGTGCAACATCTGTAGCTTTAGGGATTACCGTTTTTCCCAGAAACTGTAAAGGTCGCGTCTTCCCCAAACGATGGAGTGCCAGCGTCCCAATCCCAGTAGCCAACAGCGGATGTTCTTGTGCGAACGCCTCTACTTTGTCGAGTATGCGCCGGGAGAGTGGCAGGTACGGGTGCCCCATCGGGATACCTTGCTCCATCCGCGACCCGTAGTCGTGAGCGAGAAGCGCCATAGTCCCCAAGGTTCCGAAGAGGGGCAGAGCGATGGACTTGGGGTTGAAGGCTCCCACCTTTGCAAGCTCCGTGGTGATAGGAACCGGAATACCCTGGTCTGTCATGTAGTGCGCCCCCATCGACGGCCAGTGATAGGCCCCAAGAGCACCAAGCGCGAGTCCCGCAAGGGGTCGAAGCTTCCCGTAACCTGCACGTCGCAGTCCGGTAGAGAGGAGCTTGTATGCACCACCGAGAAGTGCACCACCACCCAGAACTTTGTAGAGGTTCCGTTTGGCTATTTCGTCGTGCGCCCGGATGGCAGCACCTCGAGTGGTCCCGTAGGTGAAGCCTGTGGCCGGGTCCGTGATTGTCATTTGGGACGTATAGGGGGTCTCCTCTCGATACTTCTCGGGAACAAGACGGCGCTTGAGGTACTCGGAAATCCCAGCACGCTTTTCCCGGTACGGAGTAAGAAGGTCTATGATAGCGTTGTCTATGTGCGCTACACCCACGTCGAGAGCCGCGCTCTTGTCGAACTTGTCGAGAAGTTGGGGCGCGTCGCCGAACAGTTCGATAATGCTGCGCTGTAACGCTACTCCGTTATCGAGTGCTCGCTCAGGCACCTTCATTCCCGGGGCAGCGTTGCACGCGACAATCTTCATCAACTCGGGAGTGTTGAGCGTCATTCCCGAAGCGTAGAGAGAAGACAGCACCCGGTTGAGAGGCTGCGTCGCCAGGTTCTGAAGTAGATTGTCCGGGAACGAAGGCGTGTTCTGCCCTGCGATGATGACGATGGTGCGCATTCCCCGCACGTTGTTCAACTGCGCGGGATCGATACCGTCAGTCTTCGCGTCAACGGGGAGGCCTTGGACTACTTTGTCGATGACCGCCAGCTTATGCGCGGCCAACTTGCGCTCTTGCATCTCGCCCAGGTAATCCCCAGCCTGGGAACCACTCAGTAACTCGTAGGGCGCGTCTTCCGCAACTTTCTTCATCATGAAAGCCGTTGGGTCCGCAGGACGGAACACCCAGGAGATATCAAAAAATTTCGGTCGAGGGTTGAGGGCCGCCACCTTCATCCCGTTGATGACTTCGCGCATCTGGAACTTCAAGTGGTCGCAGTACTGTGCTCGGGTAGGTGCACGGTTGCCGCAGATGGTGCAAACATCGTACGGGACCTTCGTACCCATGCTTACGGGGGGATACTCCCCGTTCGCAATGCGCTCAGCCAGGTCCGGAGCTTTCTCGTCCTCCAAATCAACCAGCAGCTCCACGCGGTGCATGCTGGGATTCCAGAACGCCTTCATCACTTTACCAACGGCCTTCTTCGGGTCCTTGTTGGCATGGTGACGGTAGTTATGTCCAAACTGCTCGAACGTTTTGTAGTGAAGTGGGAGCACGTCCTCCGGAGCAATCCAAGGAGGAGTCTCGTGGTCCTTGTACGGGAATTCCGGGAAGCCATCGCCGTTACGGTTTTCCCCGTAGTGCTCCCAGTTGCTTACTGCGAGCACGTACACGATGGAGTGCCCCGGCATCGGCTGTATCGTCCTGAAGTAGGCGTGACCGACGCTGGCGTGCTTAGTTATCGACTCAACACACGGGCGGTTGTTCGCCCAGAGGAGAACAGGCTGTACCGTCAACTCTCCCGTCTGCGGGAAGTGTGACTCGAGTCGGATAATCTTATCCACTACAGAACTCCGGTGAGCAAGTCCGCGAGGTATTCCCGCCCGTAAAGCTGCTGCGCGGCCAGTTTAGTCTTCTCTGCGTAGGGGATGTCGTCATTGAGCGCGCGCTGAAGCGCCAAATCAACCATCACCGCACCCGCCAACTTGAGCTGAGTCTCCGCGGAAGGCTTCTCTTTCCCAAGAGCACTCGCCATCTTGGTGATGAGTTCGCAGAAACGAAGGTCGTCTTTCCCATCACCTTTGAAAGACGCTTCTTTCTGGAGTACGCCGTAAAGGCGGTTGCAAACATCAACACTACCCTTCTGGGCTTCGTAGCTGACGCCTGCCGACTCCGTGTCCGCCGCAATTTTCTCCAGCTTCGCACGCTGTCTCAGCGTGTGCGAAATTTCCGCAGCAAGAGCACGCATTATGACCTCCGCAGGTTCTTCAAAGCTCGGAACCCGTCAAAGACCGGACGCCAGCGTGCACGCCGTGCAGCTACGCGACCTCCAATGTACGCTCCCAGCTTTTGAAGAGTGACCTCATCAAGACCTGTCCGAGCCATGAGGAGCCGGTGATTCTGGTGAGAGGTAACGGCTTCCTTGACTTGCTCAGGAACCAGTGCTGCCAGTTTTTCCATGGACATCTTAACCTCTCCCCTTTGCCTTATTGATTGCGGCTTCGGTTTCCGCTAGCTGTTTGATGGTCATGTAGTTGGTACTGCCGCCCGTCTGTGCTGCCTCCCGGAGATAGGAGAGAACAACGTTGGGGTCAGTGCTGAGTTCTGGAGCAACACGCTTCATGGAGCTGTACGCCTGGGCCGCCGATCCAGGACTCTCTTCCTCGTAAGCAGAAACTGTCGGGTCGTCCGTAAGGATTTGCTCCAGAATTTTTTCTCGGCGTGGTTCAAGAACGAGACGGTCCTTAACTTTGCGGGCCGCGCCGCCTACCACATCCCGGAGACCCCGAACAGATTCTCCGGCGGCACCTCCAGCTAACCCCTTGACGATGACGTCCCCCACCGCCGTCTCATCCGCCTCCTTGGAGAACGCCAACTTCTCCGCCAGGTGTCGTTTACGTCCCGCGAAGTTGTCGAACTCCGCGTAAACGAATTTCGCCCCAGGTGCGCCTAGACGGTTTTTCATGATTTCGCTCTCCAATTCACGGCCCTGTTGTCTGAGGTTAGACGCTACTACGGCTCCTCCACCGAGCGCAAGGAGAAGTGCCGGGTGACGCAGCGCGGTCCCGAGCATTCCCTTGGCCGTGAGGTTACCGATTATTGGCATTCCGACAGCCCTTTACGCAGTAAAACCAAACCGCGGTCGCATTCCTTAGAATTGTAGCGAGCTTGACTCGCATTCTTCAAGACGGTGCACACATTCTTCTTTTCCGACGTGAGAGGGAGCACTACATGAGTGTTGTGCACCGACGCAATTTTCTCCCCCCCGAAGAGCGGAGCGTCGAGACTACCGCCGACCATGTAGTTGAGGGCACGCAGCTCTGGGATGATGTCCTCTCCCACGGAACACACGGCATCTTTCTCGAAGGTTGACATGTCACCAAAAGAAGAGGTTCCGGAAAGGACGCGGACGGATTGGGCTGCGTTCTCCATGTTCCGCAGCCACGCATACTGCGCCTCTTTCTTCTCTCCCTCGAGCTTCTCCGTCGCGGCTTCGAAGAGCTTCTTGGTCTTCTGCTTGTCCACCACCGGCCCATCGGCCTTCTGCTCTTCCTTCAACTCTTCCTCGGCAAGCTCCTCAACCTCTTCTCCCTCTTCCTCCTCATCACCATTGGCGACCTTCTCGAACTCCCCAAAGTAGTCCAAGTGTCGATTGTAGTTGGGGGCAGTCGGAGCAGGAGCAGAGGCCACTTTCTCCCGGGCATCCTCATGCAGCTTGCTGATGACGAGTTCCGCGTCTCCCAATTTGAACTCCACCATCCGGTCCTCGTCTCCGGCCTTCTTGTCGAAGAGTTCCTGGAATGCGCAGACATTAGCCAGCCGCACCAGGGTACGGATGCCGTCGGGGTTCAGGTTGTTGTCGTTGGCCACCTTCGTAGCTAAGTCTTCGATACTGCACTGGCCATCCGCCGCAACGTAGTTCTTCGCAATCTCCAATGCCGCGTTATCGTATTGTTTGCGCTGCCACATTCGTCTCGTCCTTTCAGTGCAGAATCGTATCCGGAGGAACCTCTGCCTCCTCCGGAGTTCGGGTCATCTTCCGACGCTCGATAGCAACCAGGGCTTCATCCTCCGCCGTGTCATCCAAACCAAGCTTATCGTACGAAAGGGCCATGCGGGAGGCGCTACCCATCCACTTGTAGGCCTCTTTCGCAACGGAAGAAGTAATTTGATTGCCCCGAGCCAGCATGCTCAGATGAAACGCCTGGTTAATCATCTCCCGGGTAAGCATCCGCGCATCGATGGGGAGATTCTCGTGACCGTGGAGATGTTTGTAGATAAGAGCGAGGGGTCCAATCTCAAGACCAAGTTTCAGCCACTCCGCGTTCTCCTCTTCGCAGACGTTCCGCATGTACTCCTGAGCATACTGATAGATCTCGAGCTTATGCCGAAATTCGTCCTTGTTGACATAGAGCCATTGGAAAAGCTCCAGCACCTCAATCGGAATCCACAGGCTCTTGCTGATTTCCGGGAGGGTCGCCCCGCTCAAGAAGAAAGCAACGATGCGGTCCCGGGCCATAGGTGAATCGAGGAGGGACACCACGTACTCAACACGGTCGTCGTCTTTCTCCTCCGCGAGGAAGTCATAGACCTTCGCAAGCTGCGAATCTTTTGGCCGAGACTTCTTCGCAACAGCCGCCATGACCATCTTCCACTTGCGGTCTGGGACGCAACGCTTCATTACTGCTGGTCAGCAAGCATCTGCGACATTTCCTGTGCAGAGTCCTCGGTGCTCACCGCGTTGCGGTTGATTTCGAGAATGGTATCGCCCAGGTTCTTGAAGACAGTACGGAGCTTGTCCTCCAGGACGATGAATGCTTCATCCCCGATGGCTTCTTTGGTCTCTTCCTCCCGCATCCAAAGGGTGAGGAGAATACGTCCCACGTTGTCCAGACACTTCTCCAGGTTGGGGATGTAAGAAGAGACGATATCTTGGAGTACCGGTGCTGCGGCCAACATTGCAATCGCCGCAGTGTCGAAGACCCCCTCGTTCTGAAGAGCCTCGGCATCTTCAATCATCGAGGGGTTGATTTGCTGCGCCACCATGTCGGGGGTGACTTCTGCCCCAGCCTCATCCATCACTGGTTGCGGAGGGGGAGGGGGTTCTTCGGGCGGGATAGGGGCGAGCATCTGCGCTGCCTGTGCTGGAGCTTGTTCTGCCCCCGCAGGAATCATGCCTCCGGTAGCCGCCGAGATTTCTTGTGACCGTTGTTGAATACCCTCGAGGACACCGATGAGGCGGTCGTTGTTTTCCGCCTCCATCTGCATCTGCTGTTGCTGCATCATCATGTGGTCCTGCGCTTGCTGCATTTGCATATTGTTTTGCTCGCGCAGGTTGTCCACTACCTCGGCGATAGCCAGGTCCGTGGGTGTCATCGGAGAGGTAGGCATCGGAGGAGGGGCCATTCCCGCCATGCTCGGGTCTCCAGGAGGGGCAGGCATGCCGCCCGGAGGCGGTCCTGCTTGCGGACCCGGAGGCATCGGAATCTCCGCACCCACCTGTCCTGGTGGTTGCGCGTGCTTCTGGAACGACTCTTGAACTTTTCGTCCCGATGCATGGTCAACGATGTACGCCTCGGCCACCCCAAGGTGCTGAGCTTCCTTCAGTACGTCGAGCGCCGCATCCGTGGTGACATCGTACTCCCGAGCAACTTTGTCGATGGCTACGTCCAGAGTGTAGGGCTTCGAGTCACCTTCAATCCACCACAGGTCTTCCCCTGCGCGTTTGACGTTGACCTTCTTGGCTCCGCTCTCCTGAAGAATCTGGTTCATCCACCGAAAGATGAGCTTCGGGTCACTCAGCAGAGTCTCACGACGATGCTGGCTAGCTAGACGCCGGACATCCCGCATCTTCTCGAAGTCCCGTTTATTCGCTTCCTCGGGCACCTTTCCGATTTCCACCCACTTGGTGTTCTTGGGCAAAAAAACAAACTCGCCGTTCATGGCGTGGTCGATGGTGTGCCGCGTGGGGTCCGTGTCCCAGATGAACTTCGGCCCAAAATCCGATTGAATACGAACACGCCCGTCCCCGGTATCCGTCACCTGACGAACGTCGATGGGTTCCGTAGCTTGAACCCCCTGCGGACCGGCGTAGATGAAAAAGCCATAGGAGTAAGGACGCGGAGTGTCACCCTTCCCCGCAGCATTGAGCATCTTCCAGAGCTTTGTCTGGTTGACGTCTCCCTCCTCGTAAATAGGAATCCCCAAGACGCCCTTGGCCAGCCATGCCTCTTTGCCATTGACGTCCACGACGAGGGCGGGCTCCTTGTTGAAGCTGTCGAAGTTGCGGTAGTCACTGCCAGTGTAGTAGTAGTCGCCGTTCCCGACATACTTCTCCGACCGCTTCGGGTGGGGGATGACCAGGTAGTTCCCGGCTGGACCATCCACGAAGAACAGCTTGAACCACCCCGGCGCAGGGCCAGGAGCCTGGAGCTTCGCCTCGGTCTCGAGTTTCACCGAAATGGCCGCGTGCTTCACGTGCCGGGTGTCCTGTACGGCGTAACCCTTGGTGAGAATTTCCATGAAGGCTTCACCGGCCTTGGGTCCAAACACTTCACGGAGTCGGTCCGAAGAGGCCTCTTTGGTGAAAACTTCGAGCGCACCTTCTCGTACCGACGCCACCTTCTCTTGGAGCTGCGAAGACATGTGCGCCTTCTGGTAGCCCTCAGTGATGGCAGCAGTCAGTTCTTTTACTCCGTAAACCTTGGCAATCTTCTGGAGTAGTGCGGGATTGTGCTGGAACGCCACCTTGATGCCGTCGAGGGCCACCTTCGGCGCACGGCGAATGGCGTGAAGGAACCGGGGGTGTATCTCCACCTCCTGGTTCTCAGCCTCTTTGAACAGCGCTTGTGCTCCGTGCTCCAGGTCATGCGCCAACCCCACGCGCCCACTCTGCGTGTACGGGGGCATCACGAGGTCCCGGATGTTGACGTCCCGGGGAACACTGTCTGGAATGTCCTCCCCGCGTCCCATCTCATCCAAACTCATTTTGGAGACTTCCTCCAGCCAGGTCTTAGAGAGCGGCAGGAAGATGTTCATCTCTTTGTAGTAGAACATCTCCAGGGGTTTGAGCTTGCTGTCTACCATCACCACAGGGATGTAGATAGGTTTTTGCTCATAGAGGAGGATGAACGCGCCAACACCCTTGCCGGTCTCTGCGTCAGTCTCCAGAATTTTGAACGTCACCACTGAAGGTGAGAGGTCCGGGAACTTCGACAGGATTACCGCCCACGCTGCCTTCGCGAACTCCTGCTTGAACAGCTCTTCGGCCTGCTCTGCTGCTGGCACTTCGCCGTAGGCGTTTACGTTCGGTGACATTGACATTCCAGGCATACGTAAATCCTCCCTTTACAGTAGGGTAGTCGAAATGAATTATACTGTGGAGATTTTAGGGAGGAAAGTCTTAACTGACGGCTTGGGAGGCGTGGCCCAGAGCACGACGAAGGATTTCAGCAGCGGCCTTCTCTTCGTCGTCCTTCTTCTTCTCTTCTTCCTCATCTTCCTTGAGCTCTTCGCCAATCTTCTTCAGGATGGCACGCCCACGTTCGGTCTTCAGAAGAAGAGACGCCGCCTTACTGATGTCGGCTTGCACGTCAGTCTGCGGCTTGTCCTTCTGCGTGATGTCCACGCCCGCAGCTGCCGGAGCACTCTTGAGGGGCACCGGGACTGCCGGAGGAGTCTGCTTGGTATCCCCCTGCGGGACAATCATGTCCTTGCCCATCCCGAGGTTGGTCTCGAGGTCCTTGCGCCCATCGCCCTTCCCCCCGGCAGCTCCGGGAGAACCATCGCCCGCCGGAGAGGGGGCGGCCATGGTGCTAGCTCCCATGCCGAGTTTAGCCAGGAGGGCATCGACGGACGAGACTTTCACATCGGCTACCTCCACGGGAGTATCACCGTCATTAGCCCCGGGCTGGTCTGGACGGATTGCCTCATGTCCCACCGCGCCGGGGGTGGCGTCCATCGAGGACTCACCCTTCGGGACAATGACCTCCGCCGAGGGGTTGTCCGTCGCGTCGACTTGCGCCTCGTTGGTGGCGTCGAGCCCATCCTCCGGGGGCTTCTGCCCGGGGATAATGGGTCCTTCCAATGCGGCCTTCTCGATGAGAGAGATGGCGGCCTGGGATGCGGCCTCTTTGTACATCTCATCGGTGGTAACCGACGCGACCTTCTGCTGGTAGGCCGGGTCGACAGCAGCACCGGACTTCTCCGCGATGACTTCGGCGACTTCGACAAGCTTATTGACGGCTTCCGCAGCCTCATCTTCCGTCAAGCCCGACTCATCAGTAACCGGGGGAATCACTTCGTCCTCGTACTCATCGGCTACTGCATCCGCCACTTCCTCCGCAATCTTCTCAGACGGAAGCGTGACGTAGCCCCGTCGCTGAAGCTCGTGGAGCATTCCGCGGAAGTGTGCTCGTTTGAAAATATGCATTTTCAACTCCTCTTTAGCCGCCCTTAGTCCTGCAATCCGCCGAGCAAGCCGCCCGCCGTACCACCCGCGACACCGCCCATTCCCGCGCCCGCCGCCGCACTGCCACGAATGGAGCCCATGCGACCCGCACCCATCAGGAGGTCGTGCAGCTTGTTCGCCAGCTGCTCCTTCGGTGACAGTTGTGCCGCCTCTTGCAACGCTTGGAGTTTCTTGGTGTCGATGAGGCCGCCAGACGGTACGCTGGGCACATTCGCGGGACCACCGAGACGGTCAACGGCCTTACCTAGTGGCCGCATGCCCCGTGAAAGCAGGTTCTTACCCGTCAGCTTGCCGACGAGTCCCCCCGCGCCTGCGCCGAGGGCCGCGCCGCCACCGGCACCCAGGAGAGCCAGGAGCGCCGGGTGGATACCCTCTTCGTCTTCTTCGGCTCGCTTCTCTTGGGTAACGGCTTCCTCAGCCAGCTTGATCCCGGCCTGCTCCGCAGTAGCCTGGTCCACGCCAGCTTCCTGAAGCGCCACGCTTGCGCCGTAAGCGTAAGCCAACTTGACTTGCTCAAGAAGTTGCTGGTGATTCATTTGTCTACCTCTCCTTTTTGACCGGTGATCGGTTAAAACTCACCGTGAAGTATATGCCGCCTTTGTAAAAAACCCAACCCCTAGTAATAGGGGTACATCCCATATTGAGGTTGCGCTGGCAACATCCCTGTGCGGGGAGGCGGAGGGGGCGGGGCTTCTTTCGGAACAGGTTTTCCGGCCAGCGTTTGTCCTAATCGTCCTGCTGCCCCACCGAGACGCTCGCCTATTGGCGTCGCCAACATAGACCCCAACATCCCGTAAGCACGCCAGGTCCCCAGGCCAGCAGCGGTCCCCCCGAGAATCTTGCCGATTTCTTCAGCCTTGTTCGGAGCATCGCTCTTATATACCTTGTACGCTTGATAGGCCGGGAGCCCGTAGAAGAGGCCACCCATCAGAAGTCCCATCTTGCCTTTTCCGGGGTCGAATCCCGCTCGAATAAGTCCTCCGGGCTTCAGAGCCTTCCCAGCCATGATTTCTTTCGTGGCCTGGAGGGGACTCCCAACGGCAATTTGCTTGAAGTTTTTGGCGAACCTCTGCCCGAATCCTCGAAGTGCGGGCCAGATGCGAGCCTCCTTGGTTATTCCCAGAGAGGCTAGTGTAGCGTTGTAGCCTGCTTCGAAATTCGACATCAGTATCGTCCCTCTTCTCCCTGCCCAAATTCTACGCCAAAAACATAGGCCGGGATGGGATTTGTTCCGTGGACATTCGTAACATCACCAAAGTGCGCAGCTTGTTGAAGCGTTGTCTTCAGGTTCCGGTGCGCCAAACGAGCCATCCAATCTGGGTTAAGAAGCGGGGCTCTAGTAGCGGGCTTCATCACAAACTCAACCTCAGGAGCCCGGGGTGCAATGATGACATCCTTGATTTTCTCTTTGTGGAGTGCCCGCTCCACCGAAGGAGTCACACGAGTCCCGGCGGAGAAGTGGAGGTGCTCTTTCCCGAGGGTCTCCCCGCGCGCTTGCGTCAATGGAAGAGTCTTCGTATTACCCCGTAAAATCGAACGGAAGTGATTGTAATCTACAATATCGCCGGGAATGAAGTTCCTACCTGGGTCATCCACGATACGTACGTGATTGAGTTCGCCTTTGGCCAACAGCTCGAAGTGTCGTTGGTCGAGATTACGTCCTTGGTTCTTGTAGAGTTCCTTCAACGTATCGACCATATATCGACGTCCAGCTCCCAAACCTTTGAAGGCTACCACCTCATCTGGCTTGGGTATCCCACCGCTCAGCGCGTCTCCGCGTTCGACCTTCTGTCCCACCTTGGCCACAACGTTGATGTTGGGAGTCACGTAATGTTTGGTGCTGCCGACGTAGACGAAATGTCCTCCTTGCGGGGCCTTCTCAATCTTCGTGACCTTCCCTTCTTCCCCTGCCAGGGTCGCCTTGTTCATGAACTGCCGAGGTGATTCTGTCATCTGGCGAAAGCCCTGCATGCCGTGAACTTGCAAGCGGTCGCTCTTGGCCGTACGAACACCATGCTTCGCATTGAGGGCGAACTGGGTGAGCGGTTCCGCCATGGCCTGGGCTGCTCGGATGCCAACATTGGTGCCTACTGTGTGAAGGTTCCCGCGCTCATTGAGACCCTGGCACTTCTGGCAGACCCCATCACCGGCCTCACAAGTCATCGGCGAACGCACCAGGATTTTCTTCTTGCTCTTGGCCAGTCGGGCTTGCACCTGTGGACTGATGAGGGTGTCTTTCCGCACTCCCCCTTCACTGCGAGCCAGATAACGGTCTTGAACATCGGGGTTTTTGGGGTCCATGAGGATACCATTGACCGTTCCGCAATCCTGTTCGGTCACCACGATATCGTTCATGTTGTTAATGAGAATCTTGGACAGCTCTCCGGGCTCGGACACCGCAGTGCTCGACTTGATGGTATCCGAGATAGCTTCGTTGCCCGCAGCCCAGTAGTCAGCAGCCGATAACCCTTCACTGTAGGAACGTGGGATGAGCCAAGGAGTAACTTTTCCATTGGCATCCCGAGCGTATACCGGGCTACCGACAATCTTCATGTACTGAGTGGGAGAACCGCGAGCACCGCTCTGTACTTGCTGCGTGAGACTCCCGCGGTGCTTCATGGCGGCATCAGTAATTTTTCCGTGGAGCTGCTCCAGTATCTGGCGCTTCTGTGCGGTTGTACGTGCCGCCTGAAACTTCTGACGGAAGGGACGCATCTGCGCATCCCGTTTCCGGTATTCAGGCTCGATGTCATCCAGCCCGATGGAGAGGCCTTCCTGCGTCGCAAGCTCATCGCCTAGACGTTTAAGGCCTGCAATAGTCGTGGTGTATTGCGTAGGGTCCTTGCGCGCCAGGTCATTCATCATTTGGTTGAGGCGCTTCTTTCCCACGGGGGAGTTGACCTTGAACCCAGAAGGCAACTGGGTATTCAAGAGCCAGCGCCCGAACGGTTGACCTTCAGCCATTAGAATTTCCCCGGCATAACCGGCGACGGACCCTGAGCGTAGTCAATCGGGATGTGGTCAGGCTCAGTCCAAGTCGTCGTGCGGTTGAGGCGTCCCTCCACATCATCAGTGCCTTGAGCATCACGGTTCTCTCGCCCCGCAGCCGTCGGTATATCCGAGAGGGCACGAGCAAGCTGTCCTGCCGGGAGCCCCTCATCCTCGACATCCATTGGGGTTTCCAGCTCGGTGTTAGAGGGTTTCTTGCCCACGAATTTACTCTTGTCGACGCCCAACTTCTTGAGCATAGCTGCACGCCCCGCTTCTTTGATTCGGCGCATCAACCATGAATTTTCTTTTGACTTGAACAGCATGTACCTCTCCGGATTTCCGTCCACGTCTCTCTCAAATTTAATTTTATCGGGCGAAGACGACAAGACCTTTACAGGTTCCTTGTGCAAAATTTGAACGACGCCCTTTCCATACCCCTTCCGAATCTCCTTGGGTTTGCGTTCCCCGAAGGTGAGAGCGTACCTCGCCGTATGTGTCGGAGTCTGTACCGCCAGAAGCGGGCTATTGCCTTGCGGGAACTGCGCCTTTGGCACTGCCCAGGAGTGGGCATGCGTTGTTCGAGGGTCGACGAGGCGAAGGTCCCAATGCTTCCCGGCCCGTTGCGCATCGTGTTCTTGGATTGCGAGAGTCCAAGTTTTCGGTCGCTTGAAATCGGGGAGGGGGTATGTTTTTCGCTCTTGAGGGATACCGGGAGCGAACTCGGTCTTGCCCAACACCGTTTGTGGTGTCGCATCTTTCTGCGGGTTGAACTTCTCGAGCTGAGATGGAACGAGCGGTACTGCTACGAGACCCGTCTCTGCGTTGAGAGAATACGGAGCCCGGATAGAGCCTTTTGGGTGCAAGGTAGAGACATCCAACCGAATCTCATCTGGCCTCGGCGTCTTGAGCGTGAGTTCCGTATGCCGTTCAGGGAGCTGTTTCAGATACTCCTGGAGCATTCCACGGGCTTCATTGGTCGGTCGAGGCTTATCTAGTTTTCCACGCACATGAAATCCCCGCCCACCAGAAAACGCCAGCTCAACGGCTTTGACTGCGGGGATGGTGCGTAGGAGGTCATAGACAAATTTTGTAGGACCCTTGGTGTCCTCGGTATTCTTGTTTTTGCCCGGGTCGATATCCACCCAGACCTCATCCGTCTTCTCCCCGACCGTAGGATGGAACTCGGTGTAGCGTCGAGAGGAATACCAGTCGAGGTCCTCGGGGTTCTCAACACGAATGGGCTCATTCTTCTTGCGGTAGCGCCTGACGATTTGCTCATCCGGGCTTCTTGACTGGATTGCCAAAAGGTCCCGGTTTGCCAGGGCTGCCAAGACACGCTGCTTAATGACCGGGTTAGAGTAGTAATCGTGCACTTCCTGCTTGGTGACAGGGTTTCCCGAAGTCAGGACTGCTTGCGCATTGCGTTTGGCCCAGACTGCGGCGCGTTGTGCTGGTGAGGCGTAAGGCATCTAACCTATTTTCACTCGCGTCCCTAATCCAATTTTACCTTCATGGTACGCCTTCATCGCTTCACCCCGAGTCTTAAATTTTTTAACTACGCCTCCGGAATCCTGCTCAGATGCATGTGCGATACCCATGATGGCTTCGTGCTGCGGGAAGACCATGAGCTCATCCCGGGACTTGTCTCCGAAGAGTAAGTTGGAGAGCGTCATCTTCTTCACATCGTCAACAGCTTTGGACTGCACCGGCACATGAACCATCATCGTATCGCCGTCGTAGTCCGCGTTCATTCCTTTCTCAAGGAACGGATTGACCCGAATGGTCTTGCCCGGAATCGGTCTGGCGTACGCCCCAATCATGTTGTAGCGGTGAAGAGTAGGAGCCCGGTTAATCATCACCGGCCTATCTTTGGCCTCTCGCAGCATCGCCTCTCGCGCAGCCGGATGTTTCTCCTGAATCATCTGCTGGGCCTGAAGAGGTTGGTAACCCTTCTCCACCAGACGTTTGGTGGTGAATTTCCCGTACATGGACCACAGCATATCTTCAGGGAGGCCCACTTCATCCATGCCGAGCGTTACATCGGGAACAATGGTGCCGCGGCCAGATACGTCCTGTGTACGGCGCATGAGTTTAGAGTGGAAGTACCCGAACTTGGGACTTCCCTTACCGGAGATATATGTGAGGAACCCCTTGTGCCCCCGCGCTTTGGACTTGGCAGTGATAGGGTCATTTACCCCGTAAACTGCCCCGACTGCTTGTTGCAACGCAGGCCGTAAACGCTGCTCTTCGTCGGGCAGCAGCTTGGACTGCTTGACATCTTTGAACTGGTTGTTCAAGTACACGAGGTCGCGGTAGAGAGGGTTGATGTCCCCGTAGATGAGTTCCTGGCCGCCTTTACCGGGAAGGATTGGGCGCACTACTGGGGGCACCACTGGCACTTTGGAAATGACGTAGGCGTCACCTGGAGTGAGGCCCTGCTTCTTGAGAGCCTTGATATATTTGAGCTGCTTGACATCGTTATCCAGCGCAGAACCTTTACGTCCCCGGAGAGATTTGTAGAGTTCTTTTTCCCTGGTATCCAGGTCCAGCTTTCCGAGTTCGCGCTTGATGTGCCGCGCACCCTTCTCCCGGATAGCCTGGTCTAGTTGGGAGTTAGTCATCCCCAGGAGACGTCGAACAGGGTCACGGAATACGGGGTTGACCACCGGCTCCGCTAAAGCGACGTGGGACCATTTTCCTCCGCGAACGCCCCCGGTAACTGCGGGGTCGAAGAGTCCGCCACGCTCGGGCTTCAAGTCCTTGGCACGCACCAACTTGGCGTCCTTGATTTCTCCTGAGGAGAGCTTCAAGGTGTCCGCGTCCGTGAGAGGGGCAAGTGCAAGCTGGTTCTTCTCCCGGTCGACGCGCACTCCGGCCCCGGTAAGCATCGTAAGGAACTTGTCAGTAGCGAAAGTGGTCTTTGGAGGTGGCGTAGGGTATCCGAGCTGCATGTTGCGCCACCACTCGTCATTCTTTTGGCTCTTCAGAGTTGCGGCTTCTCGTAAGACGTTCCGTGCTCCATGGGAGAGGAGCGCGTCGAACTCCATACGACCCAGCACCTTGGCGCTCTGAGTACCCCCCTTAGCTGGTTGCTGGTTTACGTCGTAATTCTCGATGCCCCGTGCTGAGTAGTTGGTGTCCGTGGACTTGAAGAGCTTCATGATATATTGCCGCCCAACAAGCACCCCGGGAATCTTGCGCCCGGTACGCGGGTCGTACACCGTTTCCTTGTCTTTGAGTCCGTGTTTCTTGAGTAAATCCTTGGCCCATTGAACGTTGTTGCGCCCAGAGAAGTTCTCTACGGCAATCGGCTTTCCGGTCTTCTCCGCGACCTTCCCCACGGCAGTCTCGATAATCTGACTCGGGTTGATACGAGATACCACCCCGGCGGGAGTCATCAGGATGTCGATAGGCCTATCCTTCTCGTCTCGCACCATCTGGTCGTCGGGAACGATTTGCGAGATGACCCCTTTATTGCCGTAGCGCCCAGCAACCTTGTCTCCGATGCCAGCAGGTTCTCGTGTCTTGACAGTAATGGCGATTCGCTTGGGCGTCTTCACGACGTCCACGACTTCGCCAGGGTGGTCATGGTCCCAATCATGTACGTTCTCACGGAACGGACGCGCCAGTGACTTGTGCAGCCGTCCAAGAAGTACGTCATCCGCGGTGAGCTGTGTCTTGCGAAGTCCCATGACGAGGGGGTCACCTGGATTAATCTGCGTACCCGGCGCAATCACGCCTTCTTTATCGATAGGCTTGTATTGGTCCTTGGTATATCCGTGTCCATAGTAAGTGCGGTGCTTGTCCCGGCTGAATGTCAAGTCCGGGTCTCGAGGGACCACGATTTTGTACATGCGCTCGGACGTGAGCTTTTTCGCGCCGCCCTCACTGACGACTACGGCATCGTTGGAGTTCGCCCCGTCATAAGCCATGAAGCCTACGCGCAGATTCTTGCCCAGCGCCAGGACCCCGTTATCCGTGAAGTTGGACTCGCCCAAGCGCTGACCCGCAGAAACCTTGTCACCTTTCTGTACTCCAAGTTTGTGGTCAAGGTACGTTTTGGCTGCGAGAGGAAAGTTGGTTTCATACGGAATCTTTACATACTTGTTGCCCTTGGCTCCGGTCTTCTCGCCGTCCGGTTGGACGTAGATGTAGTCCTTGTCGATTTTCTTGACCACCCCAGACACCGGGGAGACTGGGTTAATGACCCCACCCATGATGCGCTCGAAGGTAGGCCCCGTCTGCGACTTGACCTGGACCATGGGAGCTTCTCGGCCCACCAGAGAGAGGGCCTGAACCTGCATCTTCGAACCCATGATGGCCCGGTTACCTTGTGCTGATTCGAGGAACGGCACCAGGTTTGTCGCGGGGCTATAGAGTGCCGAAGCATGTGGAATCTGGTACTGAACCCGCGACGCTGCAAGGCGTTTGATTTCACCGTTATCAAGGGCTTCTACTTGTCCCCTCAACTGTTGTCCCGGAAAAGCGACGACCGAGCGTTGCAAATCCCCTGCGCGGATGTACTTACCCCGGCGCGTTTTCGCGTCCAGCACGGGCACGTAGATGTTTCCACGCGCATCGCGCTTTGCCATCATCGCGGCGCGGACATCGATCCCGGCCCGGAAAGACTCAGGAGTGCGTATAGGGTCCAACGCTCCCATCTGGGTGACATGTACCTGTCGTGCTTCCATGGGAATCGCACGCTCACTCGAGATGCCACCCTCCCCGAGGGAAGTGACGCGCACCGCGGAGTCAATGAGCTCCATGGGATTCGTCTGCGTAGGAACTGACGCAAGCTGGGAGCTATTGATGAACTTCACGAGGCCAGATGTAAACGGACCAGGGGGGATGATACGCTTCACGTCCGGAGTCGACTCGGACTTGATTGCTGCCTTCCGCGCAATCTCTCGTGCGTCCAGTTTGATACGCTCTTTGAAGAAATCATCGACGGAGTGGAAGGACTTGAAGTCCAGGTTATCCCGGTCGTCAATCTCGTCCGCGTTCTTGAAGATGCGCAAGACTTTCCCCGAGGCGTCTAACAGGCTGTCGGGGGTTACTTCCCGGTATCCCTTGCCGAGGGTCTGACGGTTGACGTCGGGGTCCATCTTCGCTTCGGCGTAACGCGCAAATATTTCCCGCGTCTTCGCCTCGGTATCCGCACCGGCAGTGCGCCGGTACTCGGGAATGACTTTCCCGTAGAGCTTGTCGATAGTGCGTCCCGAGTTTTTCCACAGCTTCTTGAAGTTCGCTTCGGCCAGCTGCTTCCCCCACGCTTTCGAGATACGCTCGTGGCTGACCCCGGCCCTCCGCAATACGGGGTAAAGGGGTACCTTCGTCGCGCCGTACTCGAGTTGCGGTTCACCCTTTTCGGGGTCCATACTCACGTTGAAGTTCGCGCCGCCCACGACGTTGAAGTTCGCTTCCAGAATCCCATTGGCACGCTTTCGTGCGTACACGCCGGGCTTCGGACGCACCATGTTGGAAATGGAGTACTCGTTGCCGCCTACGATGAGGGTGTGGCGTGGGGTGAACCATGGGACGCGAGCTAGCGTAAAGTTCGATGCCTCGCTCAGTACCTTCCCCTTGTTGTCGCGGAGACGAACCGTCCCTTTCACGCGCTCGAAGAGGGAGTCCCCCCGCAAGAGAGCATTCTTCTGGTCTGTCGATGAGAATTCTTTCGTATCGACTTCGAGGTTATCGACTTCGATAGTGCGGTTCCGGGCCTTGAGGGGAAACGACTCTTTCAACCCCTCTAAGACCTTGACACGAATCATGTCGCGCCGGGTCTCTGGGTCCACCAGAATGGGCGTAAGTTCGGGCATCGAGTTCCTCCAAAAGTCAAATGAAGTATAGGAGATGAGATACGAAGACGTAAAGGCTTAATGGTATAAGAATGCAAGGACTCGGACGAAAGGAGGCCCATATGGAATTCGGACTGTAAATCCGAGGGAGGTGCCGCGGCAATGGTAATCAGACCATTCGTCGTGCTGCTGGCGTTCTTGTAGCGCCGTTACGCTGACCTCCTTCGGCGAGTCCTGGTAGTGGAGAGGCTTAGCGCTAGCTCTCCACTGCCCTTTTTTTGGCCTCTACCGGGTCCTCGAAAGCTTTCTTGAGATTGGGAGGCCAAACCCCGTGTTCTTCCTTGTACGCTTCGGCTTTCTTGAGGCGCTCTACTGTTTCCTGGTCGGGAGTGAGCCACGTTAAATGAACACAACGGGCACCGCTATCGGTATAGAAATACTCCCGTCGGTCCATTAACGATTTACCAGAGAGAATTTCGTCCATCACTTCTTTGAACTCCCCGTTCTGCACATGAGGACAAGTGTAATCCCCGCTCTTGGGAAGTTGCAAAGACCCGCTCTTTAGCTCGTCCTTGCAGCGGGAACAGGTTTCCCAGTCGCGCCAGATAGTGAAAACACGGGAGTGTGCGCGGTAGTTCAAGCGTGGGCCGCCCCCCTTTTCTCCGGGCTTAACGAACGGATTCTCTTGTTTCGCAAACACGCTCGGGTTATCGAGTTCTTCGGAGGATTCAACAATAGGGTCCCCGGCCTCGGATACCGTCGAGAGGAAGTCTTTCTCTTTGTCTTGCATCTAGCCCATCCTCATGCTGGATTTGGCTTCCTGAGTCATGCTTGTTTGGTATTGTTCCCACCGCTGTATCACTACGGCGTAAAGCACTTGGTCAGATACCTGAAGCTCATGCAGCCTGCTCCTGCGCATTCCTTCGTCCATCTGCGCAAGCTCCTGTACAATCATATCCGCCTGCCCGATGATTTGCTGCTGGTTGGTGGCGTTCCCACCGCTCTGAGCTTCCTGCAAAGCCTTTTCTGCGAGGTTGTTCTGTAACTTTTGGAGTTCGGCATTGAGTTCACGTTGACGCCGGTAGGCATCGAGCGTTTCTTGCTTAATGCGTTCCTCTTCTTGCGAGAGGTCGATATCATTGAGTTCAGCCATTGTGGTGTCCGAAACGACTTGAGGACCGCCCTCTTTACCCTGTTGCCAGAGCTGAAGCATCATTCCCTGCTTGTTGTAGTCGTCCACCATTCGGAACTTGGTGAGGCTCACCGGTATTTTTTCCCAACCAAGGAATTTCGAGCAGCTATCGTCCACCCACTGGAGCAAGTCCTTGAGGTCGTTGACGTGGGTTTCGAGCTGATTTTCAATGAGACGGAGGGTTGCTTCCATCCCGCTCTTCGTGAGACCCCCGTAAAGGAACTCAATCGGGATGCCAAGAGCGGCAACGATGTTCTTCTCGGCCTCTTGGACTTCCCCCAGAGTGAGTAACGCGCGTCCCTGACCCCCTACTTGGGTCATTCCGACGGGAATCGGTGCCCACATCGTGTGTAGAGGGTCTTTACGCCACATCTTAAAGTTGCGCGCCATTTCGTCGCGCCAGTTCTCGAGACTGATTTGCTGTACGGGGTCCGCGTTCCCGCTCTGTTGTGCGGGATGTATGATTCTAAATGGTACAAGGTATTCCAACGCGATAGCCTCGTTTGCTTTACGAAGCACCGCCGTATAGTGGAAGAGCTGCAACGCCGTGATAAGCGGGGGCAAACCCCACTGCGGGTTGATTCCAGCAGGGCCACCTATCTTCATGTGGAAGACCGCATCTGGTGCAAACCGGAATGGTTTGTTCTTCTTGATGGCTTTCAAGAAGCCCATAGGCAATGTATCAATGAGAGTCTTGTGCCCGTCGTTAACGCGCTGGATGACCGACTGCGGAATCTCGTAGTAGTACACCGACTCACCCGTCATCGGATTGTGGTCGATGTCCATCTTCTTGGGGTCCCACCGGATGAAGTTGATATTCCGACTGAGCATCAACTTTCGATCTTCGACATCCTTCTCTTTGGCGCGCACAGCGGTACCGCATGCCCGACAGGTGTAGGAGAAGTGCAAATTCCGAACGCTAAATTTGTAGTTGACGTGCTGGATGTTCGTCAGCGTAGAACAGTGCGGGCATCGTAGGTACCGCACAAAGGGCTGATACATTGAGATGAAGGCGTTTCCATAAACGAATTTGTCGAGGGTCGCCTTTATCAGGAGTTCGCGGATACGGATGACTTTCTGAAGAAGTACCTTGTGCTTTTGCTTTAGGGCGTCATTCGTCGTATCGTAGGTAACCTCAGTGATGGGATACTCACCAAACTTCCGAAGGGCGGCGTAAATGTGAGAGCTGTTGTAGAACAGATATTCACACCACTTGAACAAATCTCGAAGCCGTTTAGGGCTGTAGAGTTGACTGTATGTGTAATACGGGTTGGAGTGCGTCGCGCCCTGCTTCCCATAAAGGAAAGGGTCAACGATATTGTATCCCGTCGTCATCGTAGGGTCTCCTTACGTGAACAACCTCGTCATCAAATCATAGGATACAGGAGCCAGTCGTGGAAATCGACACAGTTTTCGTAAACAAAATCCCGCTCTTCCGGGTGCAGCGAAGTGACGCCGAGTGGTTCCGTGTGTATGGGGCAACGTACGACAAGAAAACTCGCTGTTGGTTCTTTCCGGCTTACCCACCGTTTCTCGAAAAAGTACTACACGATATTGAAGTTGTCCATAAAGAAGGAACGTTTACGGCTAAAGCCGCCGAGTGGATTGCGAGCGTTGGAACTTTAGAGGAGAAAACGGAATTCGTTGAAGCCTACGAGTTCAAAGGTCCGTACAAGGATTCGACCCTCGAACACCAAAAAAGAGGGCTAGCGGAGATACTCTATAATCACCGCTGGGTGCTCCGTTGGGCCATGGGTACTGGCAAAACGAAAGTCGCTGTCGACGCCGTTGACATCCTCAAGGCTCGAGCCCTCGTGCTCTGTCCGGTCGTGGCTATCATGAACTGGGCAGAAGAGACACAGATGCACACGGAAGGGACTCTCAGCACCGCTCAGATGTTGGGCTCCTCCGCCCAGGCCAAACTCGATGTGCTAGCCGACCAGTCAGACGTAGACATCTTCATAGTCTCCTACGATGTGGCCGCGCGCTACGGCACCCCCACCCTTTACCGAGAGGCCGCAGAACTCTTCGAGAAGGCAAAATTCTACCCAACCCCGAAACTACAAAAAGCTTTACGGCGTACAAATAGCCGCAAACTTCAAGCTCGTCTGGCCCAAGAATGGATACGGGGGCGTAAAACCAGAGAGATAGACGAAGAGGTACGCCTCCTCGTGGGGAATGACATCCAGTGGCTGAGTGATTTGCCGATTGAACTTCTGATTGCGGACGAGTCACACCGTTTCAAATCCATCCGGAGCAAGAGAACACGCGCAGTCCTGAAGCTAGCGACACTGTTACCGCGTCGAGTGTGGCTGACCGGCACCATCACTCTCGGCGACCCTCGGGATATGTTCCCCCAGATGAAGGCCCTCGCCCGGTACATCTTCCCGGAAAACTGGAAGACGTTCGGGCAGACTTATACAGAAGTTTCGCCTCGAAACGACAAGATAGTTATCGGGTATAAGAACCTCCACGTCCTAAACAGACGGTTACGCGAAGTCTCCAGTGAACAAGAACTCGAAGGTCTCCCTGGCATTTTCGACCAGAATATCAAGTTCGAATTGTCCTCCGAGCAGATGCAAGCCTACAACACCGCCATTACGGATATGCAGATAGAGCGCCACAACGCAGAACCTCTCGAGCTACACAACAGCGCCATCCGCATCACGAAGCTCTTACAAATATGTAGTGGTTTCCTCTATTCTCCCAAGGAGATGAACGTCTGTGACGACTGCGAAACCCTGAACGATTGTGTCGTCAACAAGATTCACCCAGGAACCCCCCTCTGTCACAAGAAAGACGAGCTGAAGAACTGGGGCGCGCGAGAGACCCTCCGGTTTCCAAGCAACCCGAAACTGAAAGCGTTAGAGGAGCTGCTCACGGACATCCTGAGCGAAGAGGGAAACAAGGTCATCGTCTGGGCGGTTTACGAGGCCGAACTCGACGACATCCAGGCGCTGTTGCGAAAGAAAAAATGGGGACACGTCCGAGTGGACGGAAAGAATTCGGGAAAGGTTCACGTCTACAAAAAAGAATTTCAGGAGGAGAAAAACTGTCGCGTTTACCTGGCACAGATATCCACGGGTATCGCTATCACTCTCACTGCCGCCGCGTACACGATATACTACAGCCGCACCTGGGAGCTTGAAGACTGGGAACAATCGCGGGGACGTAACTACCGTCTAGGGCAGACCTCACGGGTAATGGTGTATCGTTTGCTGGCACGCGGGTCTTTAGAGCGGCAACAACTTGCGGCTTTAGACCGGCGTAAAGACATCGCAAAAACGTTAACGAAGGATATAAACTGCCTTTTCTGTGATAAACACGAAAAATGTTTTGAAAAGGGTATTCAACCGTGGACTAAAGGGTGTATATTAACCCCTGCGATGGGTCGCATCGTTACTCGACCGGGGCTCATCAAGCCTACGCAGCGACGAGGGAACAATGGAAATCAAACTGGAGAAGAAGGAGCTCCTAGCTTTACTGAGTAAAGGTCTCGGGTACGAATTAAAAGAAGAAGACATCGAAATCAAGACACGTCCGTTCTACGTCACCATTAAGAATGTGCGTGTTGGCGAAATGGCACAGGTAGCGCCAAAGCCCACTGCTACCGATTCCCTACAAGTTCGAACCATTGAGACTTCTGAGACTGAAGAGCTAGGAATTCGCCCCTCTCACGAGGTCAGCGACGATAGCCCCTCTATGGGGAGCATCCTGGGGCAGAGTGAAGACCTGGCACGCGCGGGTGTTCCCGGAGTACGGCCCCTCGGACCCACCGAAAGTCACGAACCACCCCCTCCTGGGACCGAGTTCGGCGACGAGGATTGACATGGGAAAAGACTACGAGAGTAAATTCAACTACCCCCCTGACTTTACGGACCCCGATATTCCTCGAGGAGTCCTGTCCCCCTCACAGTTCGACATGTACCGGCGCTGCCCCCGGCAGTACTCCTATCGGTACGTCCAGAACCTGATTTCGGCTCCTGGTATTGCCGCGGCCCGCGGTCGCGCAGTGCATAAGGGGGCCGAGGTCACGCACAAACATACCATTGAGCACGGAGAGCCGTTGCCCCTCGAAGATGCCACGCAGAGCGTGGCGGATGCGTACGACACAGAAATCGAAGACGTGGAACTTGCGGAAGACGAGAAGAGCACCGATTTGGGACTCTTGAAAGACCGCACCCTCTACACATTCCGGACCTACTACCAAGACGCAGTTCCCAAGATACGCCCCGTCAAAGTGGAGCACGCCTTCGCGGTCAAAATCGGAGTAGTGCCGGTTCGAGGTTTCATCGACTTGGTGGATAGCGTAGAAGAGGATGAGCTGACCGTTGATGACGACCCCGAGAATCCGCCGAGGATTGAAGTTGTCTCCGACTTGAAGTTGACAGGGCGCAAATGGCCCCCACAAAAAGTACGTCACGCACCCCAACTCACGTTTTACGCCATCGTTGAGAACACTGACCGTGTTCGTGTCGACTTGCTCCTTGACCAGAAAACCGGAACACGCTACGAACCGTTAAAGTCAAGACGTGACGTGACCGATAAACGGGTGTTGGTCGAAGACGTGGAAGAAGTAGTCGACTACATCAAAAAGGGTATCTTTCCGCGGTGCGACCCTACTTCCTGGGTGTGCACTGAAAAATTCTGTGGGTACTACAGCCGCTGTAGGGGGCCAAAATGACGGAACTCACCAACTACACATCCATGGCGCAGAAGAAATTCTGGGACCTCGTGAAGAAGGAAAAGAAGGCCGCAAAGGCTCTCGTCGAAACGATCTGGGACAAGGTGCGCAAAGGCATCCCTCTTAGCCCAGATGAAGCGTGCGAATGTCTCAACGCACTCTTCATTGATTCACATGCGAGGATTCTGGCGAAGAATAAGAACCTTGCGGCGTACTACCCCACTAAGCAGTGCAACCAGAACGTCCTCAAGAAGCGGGATGAACTCTGGTGGACCGACCACTTCACCACCGGCATTTCGGCCTGGTCGACCTTGAACTGGTTCAGCGCAAAAAAGAAGGACAACGGGAAGTACAACGGTGCGTCTACGCACTTCGTGATGCCGCACCACGGGCTCCCGTTCTACATCGTTCCCCTCATGCACAAGTCCTGGCATGAGCCAAAACGGAATAACGACTCCATTTCCATCGAGATGGTCAACGCGGGAGGCTTGCGCCAGCACAAGGACAAGTGGTGTTACTGGCCGAACAAATACACCAAACCTTTGCCAGAAAATTTGGTAAAAGAGCTTCCCCCCGTCAGATTGGACGCTCCCTTCCGGGGGCATTCCGTGATGCAACCGTTCACCGTCGACCAGATTGAGAACTGCATCATTCTGAAGCGCATCGTCATCACAGCTTTACAGGGTAAACTTCACGCCAGCCGGATGACACAGCACCAAGAATGGCGTGCGGGTAAGCCGGACATGGGGCCACTCTGGCCCTTCGAAGACGTGAACGAAGCCGCTTTCGACCGGCTGCCGGTTACGGAATACGCGTTCATTCAGCACTACGAAGAGACCCTCGATGTTATAGGTGACATCGTAGAGGTCGACGACATCGACGAAGAAGAGGAGAATCCTGAGTACGGGCACGGTGAGCCCACACACGACGATGACGCCGATGACGATATCAATTGGAGCACCAGTGACGTTCAGTCTACTTTGTCGGCTTTGGGATACCCGCTCGAGGTGGACGGCAAGTTCGGACCGAAGACCCGCGAGGCGGTGAAGCGATTCCAGGCCGATTGGAACAAGCGACACTACGAAGACCAAATCACGATGGATGGTATCCCCGGACCCGCTACGTGTAAGCGGATCGAAGCAACGCAGCAAGGAGCGTGAGAGTATGGGAACAACGAAAATGCGAGTGGACCGTGAGTGTGGTCGTTGTGCCAAGACGAAAACACTCGAAGTGACCATGGCGGAGGCCCAAGAACTCATCGAGGAAGATGAGGTCAAGACCTCTGCCATTGCTGACTTGGAGGCCTACGCCGAGAAGCTCGACGTGAAGGTGAACCCGGAGGTCATCATCCTCCATCGTCTCGGGGACGACCCCGAAAAGTTCCAAGTCGACACCCTCGACAACCTGTGCGAGAACCCGCAAAACGCCAAGCGACATCGCGGTTGCAAGCCGCGGGTACGTGACCTCATCGACGATATCTGTGCCCGGTTGGAACGTACTCCATCCGAGAAGAAGACGAAGAGGAAGGAAAAGAAACCGAAACCCGGGCCGACCGAGGGAGAAGGAGGTGAGAAGTAATGGAGAAGTACGGGGTTGAGGAGGCGGAAACGCAACCGAAAACTGCGGATGACGAGACGCCAAAATGTCCCAAATGCGACGCCAAACTTCGCAACCAGGACGAGACGGGAGTCCTAGTATGTCCGGTGTGCGGAACCGCGCCGTTCGAAGAATAGCTGTTCCCCCGGAACAGCAGCTTCGTACTATCCGTGCATTGTACATGATTGTGTACAATGACGCGCGGAGTCTTCAGCCCCTTTCCGTGGAACTCTTCCACACATTGGGAGAAGTGTTGGAGGGTGTTCCCCCTGAAGAACTTGACCTTACCTTAATCGATAAAGAAAAACTTCTAGACGAACTAGAGTACGATTCCGACGACGACTAAAGCCCAACAGGGAGGAAGCAAAAATGTCGGAGAAACAAACCGAAAACACGCTACCGGTGCCCCCAGAAACAGACCTCGCAAACATCGTGCTGCCAGAATACTGGAACCGCGATAAGCCCGGGAGTCTGAAAGACCTGACCACTTCCATCAAGGAGTGCGGCCAGCAGACGCCAGTGCTCGTGCGTCCGCAGAAGGGTGGGAAGTTCCTGCTCGTGGACGGGCGGCGGCGCTACATGGTGTTGAAGGACCTCAAAATCAAGACCATCCGTATCGCGCCGAAGACCGGGAAGGCCGAGGAGGACTACCTCCACAGTCTCGTGGTCAACCTCCAGCGGGAGGGCCACAACCCCATGGAGAAGGCTCGCGTCTTCAAAGAGCTGAGCGAGAGCGGCAAGAAGAACCGCGAAATCGCCCGCGCCTGTGGCGTGACCGAGGGCAGCGTCAGCCAGCACCTGTCCTTCTTCGAGCTGCCCGCCAAGATGCAGCGCGCCCTCCGGGATGAGAGAATCACTCCCGGCCACGCGCGCCAGCTTCTGCGCGTGAACGAAGAAGAAGACATGACCATCCAGGAGAAGTTCTTCGAGAAATGCCTGGAGGGAATGACCGTCACCGACCTGGAAGAGGTCACCGCCCACTACTTGCACCGCAAGGAGGAAAAAGCCAAGGCCAAGGCCGAAGCCAAGAAGGCCAAGGGCAAGGACGGCAAGGGCAAGGGCAAAGGCAAAGCGGCCTCCGGCAAGAGCAGCAGCGGCAGCGGACGCAAGCCCCAGACCACCGACTACGGCGAGTACGAACTCAACATGGTCAGCAAGACGAAGGCCCTCGAGTTGCTCAACTACTACGAGGGTGTCCGCGTCAAGACCCGCAGCCCCAAGAAGAACGCCTTTTACAAGGGCGTCCTTCAGGGCCTCGAACTAGCCGCGGGCATCATGGAGTTCGAGGACTAGGCGCAAACGTCCGACAGACTCCGCACACATTTCCGGTCCAATTCCAGCCGTAAGAATTTCAAGGCATCTTCCTTGACCTGACGCACACGCTCCGGCGTGATGCCCGTGATTGCGGCTAGCTGATGCAGACTTTTACTGTGGGAGCGACGTTCGCCCTTGGCGACGTCGAAGTATTGCATCATGATGAACCGGTCACGCTCGCGGATGGGTATCCGATGTAGCACAGCGTGTAATAGTCCCGCTACGTCGGAGTCGATGGTGGTCTCTTCTATATTCTGATGGGCATCGGCAATTGGGAGGTTGTCGATGGTCATAAACGAATGTAAGGAAGGACTCTCGTCGACGAGCATGAAATCGTGCGTACCCGTCGTGCATGGGTGTTTAAGACTCGCGTCGAGCATGTCTGGGTCCTCAAGTCGGAGGTCACAATGTTTACAGACATACACTCCGTACTTCTGAGCCCGACGATGTGCTTTCTGCTTATGGGAAGGGATATGTATCAGGTGACTGTTGTGTATCTCATCCATCATTTCCTTACGTATCCACCACGCGGCGTAGGTCAAGAAACGTGTTTTCTTGCTTAGGTCGAACTTATCCACTGCAATGATGAGTCCCAGATTTCCTGCGGATACGAGCCGTTGGACGTGGATTGGATTCTTAGTAATCTTGCGTGCCGTGGTCATCACGAAACGCAAATTGGAAACGATTAATTTGTTGCGCGCTTCCATATCGCGGTCGGCACCACATGACGGACAGTACTTGGGACTGACGTGCGTTTCGTATCGAAGCGTACATCTTTCGCATACGTACACGCGTCCGTTGCTACGTTCCGGCGCGGCGGTAGCGCAGCGAGGACAGTTCTGCACACGTACTCGATGAGGGAGACGTCGTTTACAATGAGGGCACGTTTTATAGCGTACCAGTAGAGCTTTCTCTTCAGCAGCGGTTAAGATAGGGTGCTTGCCCACGTCTTCGTAGTAATCTCGGAACACTCGGTCCGAGAAGAAGTCGTCCATAGTAAGGCCTCCTGTCTTAACCACTGACTGTACTCAAAAGGTCTGGACAGCGCAAGCAGTCCGAGCTATTATCCCAAGTTGCCGAAACATCTCGGAAATAAGAGGAGAAAGCAAAAGTGAGTAAAGCAAAAAAGGCAGACGACAAACCCGATTCCGTCCCGGAAGAAGAACCGCAGCAGGAGGAACAAACCGAAACAGAAGAGGCCAATGCCGAAGCACTGGCCCAAACGGCAGATGAGTTTGGTGGGTCCAAGCTCCTAGCCCTCTACGGAGAAAACAACGAATCATTTGTCCACCGATACGGAGAGAAAATCCTCCGGATTGAGCACGAAGGGCTCAACGAGGATAAAGTCTGGGACATCATCTGGAAGCTCCCCGACGAGATGCAAGACCCAATCTCGGACATCATGCAACGCATGAATCCTGACCGGAAAGGGATTCTCTCTTCCAATACCCAGCCGGAGTTCACGGAACTCCGCTTGTTCCAAGGAACTGGAGCAGACCCCAACCGCCCCGAGACTGCCATCCCCGGCCAGTTCTACATGTCATCGAAAGAGAACGTGGGGAAGGAATTCATCGGTGCGGTTCTGGCCATCTGGGAAGGCCGAACCATGTGGGGCGCTCGTGATGGGGAAAATGCCGTGCGCATGCCGGTGTGCACTTCCATGGACCGTCACAAGGGCTCCCATTACGGCGATTGCGATACTTGTCCCAACCGGCCATGGAAAGACGGCAAACCCAACGAGTGCGCCAACGACGTGATGGCCTTCATGCTCACGCAAAACTTGAAGGACATTGTACTGGTGCGCTTCCAACGCACCTCCGAGCCTGCTGGTCGGCAGCTGATGAAGTTCGTCAAGCGCGGCAAGGTCCCATGGGCACGGTGGTTCAGCATCAAATCAGAAGAGCGGAAATCTTCACAGGACAAGAGCCGCCGCTGGTACGTGATGCAAGTCGAGCCTGTCGAAGGCGAGACGGTGGACACAAAGCTCCACCCCTTCTGTGATGCGATGTGCACCCTGGCGGAGCGAGACTTCATCTACTCCGGCATTGCGCGCATCTATCGGCAGGCCGCTCGGGCAATGGAAGACTTCGACGACGAGGATGTACCCGGAATGACTACCGACTCGGACGACGAAGGGTACGGCAGCATGGAAGACATGCCCGAGGATATGTAGGACCGACTGAGAGTGGGGTTAATAGCCCCACTCTCTTTTTTTCTAAAGAGGTATCGCAATGACCGCCGACATCAAACCCTCCCAATTCGTTCTTGAACACGCCCCCTGGTCGGTGAGCAAGGCGGATACCGCTAAAGAATGCCCTAAGAAATTCTGGTTTGCTTACGTCGTAAAGGAAAAGCGCAAAACCAACGTGGATGCGCTCGTCGGGAAAGCTGCCCACAAGGCATTGGAATACGCCTTGAGTGGGCGCTCGGTTTCCAAGTCGATTGACTTCGCTATTGAAGAGTACGAACTAACTTCTCCTGAGATAGAACGTATGTGGGCCTTCCTCCCCGCGATGGAACACTTTCTGCGGAAGTTCCGTTTCTATTGCGAGAAGCATGGAACCCACGAACCAAAGCTCGAACAAAAACTCGCGGTGGACCTCGAAGGAAACATCGTTAAGAATTTCTTCGATAACGAGAATGCCTTCCTCCGCGGAGTGGTAGACATATCAGTGCGGTTTGCTTCTAAGCCCTATGGTCTCGTCATCGACCATAAGACTGGCCGAGAACGCACGCTCAGGTATTACGCGAAACAATTTCTCGCCTATCAGATTCTACTGAAGGCGCACCATCCAGAACTCACTCGGATTATGTCCGGTGTGAACTGGCTCAAATCTGACCGGATAGAGCTGGGCAAGTTCATTGATGTGCCCGATGTCCTTGCCTTGATGAACAAGTTCGTTGCGTTTTTGAACGAAGCAACCCAAGACTGCACTGACTTCTCAGTGTACAGAACTAGCAGGCTCTGCGACTGGTGTGACTACAAGTCGAAGTGTCCTGCCTTCAGTTCGGGGACAAATGCCGATGTCGTCGACCAAACGGAAAAAGAAGAAAGGAATCAGCCGGGAACAGCTTAAAAAAATCTGGCGACAGATTGATGTTCGTGACTGGCTGACGCTCTTTCAAGAGCATAAACCCAATAACGCGTTTCAAGTACACGCGAGAAATACGCTGCTAGGGCGGTGTCCGCATCCCGACCATGCGGATCATACTCCATCCTTCTGGCTCCACTCTGGACCCAACGAAGATGACCGCTGCTTTGCCAAGTGTTTTGGTTGTGGCTATTTCACTTCGAATCCCGTCGAACTTATTGCTATAACCAAGGGTATCTCGGAAGCCGAGACCCTCCAGTTCTTACAAGAAAAATACAACCTCAGCTTTCTGCCGAAGAAGGCTGCCGCCGAACTCGAAGCACGCCGCAAGAACCAGCTCGTCAAGAACGCCATTTTCAGTGCAGCTAGGGACATCCTCGTAGACGCCTTGGCAAATTCCTCCGCGCACCCCTACGCGCATCAGGCGGTAGATTGGCTGATAAACCAACGGCATGTTCCCAAGTCGGTCCTAAGTTCTCTACCGGTAGGCATCATGCCTCCGCTCCTGAATCTCCAGCAAGTGCTCTCCAATCAGTACAAACGCCGATTCAAGGCGTGGCGCGCAAACCCCACTAGCGATAAACCCGAAGACTTGACCGATGACGTCACCGTCTATCTCGAAGCTACGTACAACAACACCAAGTTCAACGGTGCAATCATCTGGCCGCTCCATGTGACGCCAAAGGAAATCGGGCGCTTGAAGCTGCGGGTACCTGTCTCCGGCTCCAAGGATTACGCCATCCCCGAAGACGACTTCGAAGAAAACCTCGGCCTCTACGGTCTTGGATGGGATGCCTACAAGTCCTTCTTCAAGCCGGGAGGCTCCAACTATGTGTACGTGACCGAGGGCGAGATGGACGCGATGTCCGTCATGGCTCAGTTCATGAAGTCAGGGAGCATCCATTTCCCCATCGTCTCCGCTGGAGGTCTCGGAGGTGCAGCACATATTGAACCGGTGCTGAAGGAATCCGGGATTGAAAAGATATTCCTCATTGGCGACAGCCCAAAGAAAGGGAAGGCGGGCGGAGATACGGTAGTTCAGGGTTGGCTCGAGAATATTCGAGAACTGCCTACCCGTGTGTTCGTCGGTTGGGACGAGTTACTCCCCGCCGGAGACCTGGACGAAGCGGTTAACACCCAACAGCTAGGGATTGCCAAAGTTGAAGAAACCATCTGGAAGAAGAGCGATGACAATTTCACAGCACCCTGGAACTGGGCATTCGAACGCGCACGCCATGAGTTGGACGGGCTAAACCAGGAAGACCATCGCGCTCTCATAGAGAAAGCATCCGAACATGGACGATACCTTCGACACAGACTCGAAGAAGCGGCCTACGTCAAGGCCGTCTCCGAAGCTTACCCCCAAATACCTGAGCGAATACTCAAACTCGAGATTACAACTCGGGAGGACAACGAACTCGGTTTCATCCTCCGAGTACGCGAGGCGCTGTCGGACATTTTCTTCGTCGTGGGGACCCTCCCCCGTGACAATGGCCGCGATCTTCTCCTGTTCCACAAGATAAACAAGACCTTCACTACGGTGAAGCTCGATAGCGAGCAGTCCATTGCTTCGGAGTTGGCACCTCTCGCGGGCAACCTCGTGGAATTTACCAAAGAGAACGTGGGATTCCCGGCGTTCCTCACGCCACCGGACGAGAGTGAAGGGCTCGGGATGCGCAAGCTCAATCAGAACTTGCGGATGTACACGAAGGAAGCCGTCAATAGTCTCGCCCAAGGAGCAGTTGATACGCGCTTCGCTACCAAGTTGAATCAGGGCTATCACTGCATGCGGCAGGGAGAACATGCCACGGACCCGAAGGAGTATATTGTCTGTGGTCGAGACGTTTTCCGCGTCGACCGTGATGGTCCCGAGCCGACATACGAGTTGCTGGCGGGTCCTTCCGACCGAGGCATCGTATTCAACGGAGACTTGAGTCATGGGATGCCAGAAAGCTGGGTTCCCCACGGTCTCACCCTAGACGCACTCAACCAGGGTAAAGATGTCGACCTGAAACAACTCTACGAGGACATAGTTACGTATTACCAGTGCGGGTTCCGGTTCAAAAACCACGACATCACTGCCCGGTTCCTCGCAGCGATAATCATGCTCATGCCCATCATGGATGTTTTCCCGAACCCCATGATGCTTTTCGTCACCGGAGAAACACACTCGGGTAAGTCGTCGCTTCTCGCGTCGTTCGCAGGCATGAACAACCTCGACCACATCCAACTTCTCCAGCACTCCAACGGATGGACGAGCTACTCTGCCAAGGGCGTCATTCAAGCAGCCAGTGGCGACTCTCGTCTCCTGGTCCTCGACGAATTCGAACTTGACGGTAAAAACCGGCATCAGGTTCAACAGATATATGAAATCTACCGCTCCATGATTACCGGTGAAGTACGGCGCGTTGTCGGTCAGCCTCTCGGTGTCCCCATCAAACTCCATCTACGCCATCCCGTTCTGTTTGCCGCCATAACCGCGGCGGAGAAACCGCAGGACCTGAATCGCCTGATACAAATTGAGATGCATAAGACCGAGTTTCGGACTCGCGCTGACGTTCCTATCATGCGGGAGTTAGGCCGCGAAAAACTGGACCAAATGCGTCGGGGCCTATGCACAGGGATGTATCCTCACGCCCTAAAGCTCCGCAAACTTTCTGAAGAAATCATGGAAGAGTACGTGGAGTTCCGCACTGAACTTCCCGTCAATGTGGAGTGGCGATTCGCATCCAACCTTTACCCCGTAATGGCATTGTTCAAGATGCTCGATATAGATTGGAAGCAGTTCTTCTGGGATTACGCCGCACAACATGAAGACGTGCTAACCGTCGCGGGCTCCGTTACCGAGTCCGAGACATATCTCGACGCTCTCCTCCAGAATTCCAACTTGTGGGACCCCGACACCAAACTCAGCTACTCGGTTTCACAGATGCTGATAAATAGCGAGCGCCGCGCCGAGATTAACTCCCGAGCGTGTGGAGTTTATTACGACTCACAGCAGAACTTGCTGTTGTTCCTCGTGGAACAAGTCATCCCCCGACTTCTACCGCCGCACCTACTCAATAAAGGCATTACTTCACAGCGGTTGAAAGACACACTCGGCCGTCATCGTATGGCGCTGTCTAGGAAGGAAATCAAAGAATCTGGGATTCTCCAACGTGTGGGACCCTATCTGGGCGCGGGCGTTAAGTTAGAAAACGTCGTGGTATTGAAAGTACCGGACAGCTGGCTGCGCGTCACGCAAGACTTACCCGAAGAAAAAGCGGAGGATACCCCCGATGCCGAAGAACCCTCACTCGACGAACCAGACATCGACGAAGACTTCGGAAGCAACGTCGACTGGTAGCGACTACATAGACTGCAATCTTTGCGGTGCCAGGGCCTGGAAAGGCCCACTCTGTTCTGAGTGCCCCCTTTACCGCAAGAAACATTACACCGAAGGCATCGGTGCGGACCATACACCCGCCGACTACTACATCATCGCGGAGTCTCCCCACGTCATGGGGCCATCCGGAGACCTGGATAACCACCAGGGATGGTCTCTCGATACCGAACGCATCATCCGGCAAACCGTATCGCGCTTTAAAGAGCACAACCGGATGTTTGCGGGGCTAGAAGGGCGTTATACCTATGCCATCCGCTGCGCTATCGATAAACCCAACAAGCGAATGGGCGATTGCTGCTCACCGCTCTTCCACCGAGAACTACTGAAGCACGCTCCCCAGCACCGGCCCATCGCCGTATTGGCCCTCGGCCCCGCTGTCCTACGCTCCCTCGGAGTCAAGTACGGAAAGTACAAAGAAGTGCAGGGTAAATTCTTGGAGGTGCAAGTTCAAGGACGTCGCGTTTTTATCTATCCGTCATTATCGAAACGTCAGCTCGCGGCCAAGTCCGGGTACGTCAATGTACTGGAGCGCCACGTCGAAAACTTCATCCACGGAACGTACGCACTCTCGAAAGGAGAGATAGTCCAGACCGTGGTCCCCATGGAGCAGATAGTTGAGAGCTACATCTTTCCCTCATCGCCCAAAGAAGTGCGGGAACTCGTCGAGTTCATCATCAACTACGCACCTCCAGGCAAAGACCCTCGACATGTGCTGCTGTCTCTGGACACTGAAACGAACACTCTGCACCCCCATAGACAAAAGCTCAAGCTCTTGAGCGTCGTGGCTTCCTGGGAAGAAGGGCAGGCGTGCTCCATTCCCTATGAACATCCGGAAACTCCTTGGAAGCCGGAAGCCGTGCGCCCGTATATTGCCGAGCTGGTAACATGCTCCAAGCCCAAAGTAGGCCACAACATCAAGTACGACCTGAAAGTCTTCGAGCGTAAAGGTTTCTACATTCGTCGCATTTCTTGGGACACGATGATAGGTGAGCACCTCCTTGAAGAAGATAAGAAGGGCTACTACAGCCTCAAGGATGTCACCAAGCTGATGCTCCCGAAGTACGCTGGATACGAGGACCAACTCCACGACATTCTGAACATGCTCGAAGCCCCGACCCAGGTGCAACAGCTCAAAAACGAAGCGGATGGTGTCAAACCTACCATTCCCAAATCCAAACTGCGGGGTGCCGCCAAGAAGTTGGCAGAGGACGATGGTTTTCTATACGTACCGCTCAAACAGCTGAACGAGTACGGTGCTATCGACGGCGACGTAACCCGGCAGATTGCCATCATCCAGATGCGACGCATGGCGGAGGAAAACAAGCGCCTCTACAAGAAGCGTAACGAACTGTGGAAGACCAAGAACAAGTACATGCGTGCCATCGCTCGTCCAGGTGTGAAAGACCCGAATCCACTTCGACAGCTGATGATTAAGCGCGGGATTCCAGCGACGCGTGCCTTGGCCAGGATGGAAGCCACGGGCATCCGCGCAGACCACGACTATATTGACGAGCTCATCATCGACATGGACCAGTCTTTGCGGCAGTCCAGGCAGATTCTCAATGAGATGATTCCACCGAAGGTGCTCAAGGACCCCTTTAATCCGGGGAGCACCGCCCACCTCCGCAAGATACTGTTCGCGTCTGGCTACCTGCACCCGGAAACCCAAGAAGCAATTTGTTACCGCGGTAGGGTGGAACCTATCTACACCAGCACCGGCCTTGAGTCCACGAACCAAGCGTTCTTGCGGAGCCTCGTCACGCAATTCGAATGCCCCTTTGCCAAAGCTGTTCTCAAATTCCGAGCGACTAGCAAAGCCCGAAACACGTTCGTCGCCAACGTCCAGACTCTGAGCATGGAAGACGGACGGATGCACACCTCATTCCACATTGCCGGGACCTCGACTGGCCGTCTCAGCAGCTCCGACGAGAACATGCAGAATGTCCCAGTGCGCATCGGCAAGCACAACCTCAAGAAAATGTTCATTCCTACGGACCCGGAAACCGAGGTCATCGTCAACGCGGACGCCAAGGCCGCTGAGGTTAGAATCTACGCTGCCTACAGTCGGGACCCCAATCTCATCAAGGCGCTGAACGACGGAATGGACCCCCACAGCTTCTTCGCTTCGATGGTCTACAACCCTGCGACGGTGTTGCAGGATGTGGAACCCATAATGCGGAAAGCTGTGATGGAAACTGTCGGCATCGACGACGAGCACGCATGGTCCTACGAGGACTTCCAGAAACGCGACTACTACAAGGGCACCCCGGAAAACCCAGGACCCGACCCGGAGTACGGAAAGCGCCTGGGCAAACTGCGCAAGACCATCAAGCGTGTGGTGTTCGGCATCCTCTACGGGGCGAGTCCCCGAAAGGTGTCTTACATCGTGGGCATCCCCCAGGAGCAAGCAGACGTCATCATCGACACCCTCTTCAAGATGTTCCCTACTATCAAGCACTACATCCGGCTCACCAAGGACCAGGTACGCCACCTCGAGACGGTAGAGACTTTTCTGGGTCGCCGCCGCCGCTTCAACCTGAAGGGGCTCATCTTCCACCTCCGTAACAAGGCCGAACGCCAGGCCGTCAACTTCAAGATTCAGAGCACGTCATCTGATGTGGTTCTTGGGGTACTCTGCGAATTGATGGACCCGCTGGAACAAGACTTCCACGGACGCATGCTCATCACCGTTCACGACTCTGTGGTCTTCGAAATCCCCAAGCAGTACATCTCACAGGTTCCGGACTTCATCGAGGAATACGGCGTAAAGCGTGTGGGAGAGCAGTACCCCTGGATGCCGGTCCCCTTCAAATGGGACGTGGAAGTCGGCCCGAGCTACGGGGAGCTAGCGTCTGTCGAGTCCTACCTTTCCGAGAACCCAGAGTACCGTCTGGGTGACGAAGACGAACACATCGAGCAGGATATCCGCTCCGAATTCCAGCAGCTCGTGACGGTATAAGAACAGGTCCTAACCCGAGTGGTTCTTTGATTAAGCTGGTAACCGTAATCTGACAGAACCAACTCGGGGGCAGCTTCGCCATTCGATTTTCCAATCTGAGTGGAAGGTCATTTCCACTCACATTGTCGAATCGAACTACCAGCGTTGGAGTCATTTGCTGACAAAAGGATGCAACATCCTGACTACGTTCCTGAGCGGTACTCCTCGGCTTGCTGAGCAGTACTCGCCGCCTGCGGTAGCGACTTCTCTTCCTCCTCCAGGTCTGAGGAAGGAAGTCCACCAAGCAACGCGACCACGAAGTTGTAGTCTTCGATCCGGCGATTCCGGAAAACCATGCGCGTAACGCACATGAAAAGCCCTGAATGGGCTCACGTCACCATGTCCAGGAACCAGAGCTGTCGGAGCAGCTCTTCGACGCTGGACATGCCTCCGTTCACTGTCTGCGTTGTTTTGCGGACAGCTCCGGAGCGGTGAACAGCTCCTTCGCGCGGTGTCCGCAAAAGAGACCGCTCAAGGAAGACTACTCCTGATAGAACTTCATGTCGTTTTGTTTAATCTTCAGCGCGACCCAACCGAAGAGACCGGCGTGCAAACAGTCGTCAGGTTTCTGTGGCGAATGCCGCCATACTTTCTTCCCCGTGTGGGTGACCTCCTCGTATTCATTGAGGATGTCATCTATCGCGGTTTGCATCTGATGGAGCGGTCCTAACTCGGCCGCTCCTTTTTTTAGTAACATGAAGTAGTTGTCGATGAGCGTGGTACGGTCAGCGTTGTAGCGGTCCTGACCGTTCCACTTCATCGCCCGAGATTGGGACCCGTATTGCACCTGGGTCACTCGATGATGGCCGAGGCTTTTACGGAGTAAATCGTTTGCGAGTGCGCCCTCGCCCGCATCCCCAGCAACCATAGCTACTTGGTAGCCGCTACAGATGGTCGCTATCTCTTCCACGGCATGCACGGGGTTGGTCCCAGGATAGACCTTGTAGTAGCGGCACACCATCTTCTGGTCTGCGGGCCGAAAGCCCCAAATCCAGAGGACGGAGCGCGAGATGCCAGTAGTCCCTCCCCCTGACCAGTCAACGCCTGCGACATGCATCGAGTAGCCGAGGAAGTCCGAGTCTTTGGGAAATTGCACAAGCTCTTTGCCGGTGCATAACGCTTGCAGTTCCTCCAGGCTGATGAGCCGGGTACCAATGGCGTCCGAGACACCCAGGACCTCGTTTCGGAAGGTAGCGGGATTGGGAGTCTCTTCGTATTTGCGGAGAATACGATTCCAACGTTTGAGGGCGCGCTCTTCCAATTTGGCGTCATGCTTCATGGAGAGCGGCACGTTGGACGGCATGATGAGCTGACTGATGTGAAAGCCCTTGAGCAGCACGTCTTCGTCCGGTACGTCATCGTCCGGGGGATTCATGTCAATCCACTGCCCGTTGCGCGGATTGAGATACGCGCTGCATTTGAGGCAGATAGGACCAGTCTTTCCGAGAGCCTTCTCCGTATCGATATACTGGTACGAACCGCAGGAATCACACTTCATCACCCACTCTGTCTGAGTGGACAACTCCCAGAGGTACTGGATGGTGTTCTCCATCGTCTTGGGAGTCCCGGCGTAAGTTTCGTATTGATAATCTGACTCGGACAGTGTTTCATTCCCGACGAGCACTACCGGGTCGTAAAGAAGGTCCTGAACCTCATCATATAAATTGCGGTCAGTCGAAGGCCCACGCAGCCGGTCCGGGTCGTCCAACGCGTAGGTGAAGAGCATCTCCGAACCGTTGGTGAACTGCTTGTGAAATACGCGGTCAGCTAGGTCAGGGTGCAGGAATTTGTTGATGCGCGGCGAATACCGCATCGTCTTCTGCACTCTAGAGTTGGAAAAACGAACTGTTTGCTCCCGTGTAGGCGTGACGAACATTGTTGAAAAATGCGGTATAAGACTGCACTCAGTAATGCTGAAGTTTGCCAGGGTCGTGGACTTCCCGACCTGGCGGCTCGTCTTCATCAGGGTACGGGGATAGCGTCCGTCGTAGAACGCTTTGTGCATCGGCCAGTCGTCAAGACGAAAGGGTTGGCCGTTGAGGTGTATCCACGCCTCAGCAACGTCGCTCAAACATGCGCTTAGTCGCGGCATCGTAACCCCTAAGTTAAAAGGCAGGAGGAAAACATGTCAACTGGAACCAACGAAAAAGAAAAGGCACAGATGTCGTACACCGAGTTGTACGATATCCCCTCGGGGAGCATCGCCGACATCAAGGAACAACTCCGCTTCTCGATGCGGCACAAGGCCTTTCGCGGTGTCTGGTGTATCGTGGGAGAGGCCGGGATGGGCAAGTCCCAGATCGTGCACCAACTGGCTGAGGAAGAAGAGGCCCGGGTGTGTGACATCCGGACCGCGCACTTCGGTCTGATGGGGACGGGCATCCCCAGCGTCAAGGACGCCAAGGGAGTCGACTTCTTCAAAATCAAGCTGCCTGAGGTCTTCCCCGCCGAGGGGGAGAAGGCCATCGTCATGTTCGACGAAATCAACCAGGGCCAGCAGCACGCCATCTCGATGTTCTTCAGCATGATTGAGGACCGGCAGATGTTCAACTACTTCCTGCCGGAGAGCGCCCTGGTGGTGGCCATGATGAACCCCAACACCGCACAGTACACGGTCACGCAGATCGAGAACAACGCGGCGCTGCGGCGACGGCTGAAGTTCATCTTCGCCGTACCGACCACCCGGTCCTTTCTGGACCACGCAGCCACCGACCTCTTCCACTCGACGGAGGTCGACATCAATGCGCTGGGCGGTCGGAAGCCGTGCCACCCCGACATCCTGGAGTTCTTCGAGAACAAGGCGGAGATGATTGACGACAAGAAGGCGCGGGAACAGAACAAGCAGTACACGTGCCCCGCGACCATCCAGACGATTTCGCTCGACGCTTACCTGATGGAGAACAGCGGTATGAACCTCGGAGGAACGTTCGCCTCCGTGCGCTTCGCCGCGTCCATCGGTGAAACCGCAACGAACCAGCTCAGCGCATTCTTGCGTGACCGCTCGACGGCCATCAGTCCCGAGGACGTACTGCGGAACTACGGGAAGGTGCGCAAGAAGGTGGCGACGCTCGTCAAGAACACCAACCAGGAAGCGCTCATGGACCTCAACATGAACGTCCTGGAGATTCTCTTCGCTAAGCAGTTCGAGGTGGACGAGGTAGCGGAGAACTTCGTACGGTTCATCGATACCCAGCCGCCGGAGAACGTCGGCGCAATCATGAACAGCATGAAGCGCGTGGCACAATCCAACAACGCGGAGGAGTACCTGAAGACGCTGATGCGGAAGATGTACACCTTCGATGAGTGGGTCGCGGCACACAAGAAGTTGGATAAGTCTCACCGTGCGGTGGACGACGACTTCAAGAAATCCCGGAAGAAGAAGAGGCGCTAGTCACCTGGAACCCGACTAGCTCTTCGGCTAGCTTCTCGGCACGGTCCTTGGTGTAGAGGTAACAAGCAGCCAGCTTGGCAAGCTGTACGCCCAGAGCATTCTCTGAAAACTCAGTGTTTTGGAGACGGTTCTGGTCGACAGCTTTCCAGGCGGCTGCGACCTCTTTTTTGAGTCCGGTGGGGTCTACGGCGTAAAGTTTATCGAGCGCGCTCTCCGAGAACCGCAGTGACTTAGGTGGGTAGATGAAGCCCGCGCGCTTGAGGACGACCGCCACGAACATTTGAACGTCCTCGTCAAAGTCTGGCGCTTTACCAGGGTCGTCCGGGTCGAGTCCTCGAATCGTCTTTGCCTCGTAGACTGCCCAATCCATATGCGCGACTGCTGGTTCCTGAAGTGCCTCTGGGTCGAAAGGAATATCGTTGAAAGCCTGCACCGTACGTTGAAACGCGATGCTGTCCCAGTAGAAAGCGGGGTTCACGATGAGCGTGATGGCGGCTTGTATCTTGTTGCGTGCCTCTTCCGGTAAGTCGAAGCCGTCCTTCTCCATGGTCACCCACAGCGTCTCTGGCTCCCAAGAAAGAACGTCCAACCCGTAGAGAGTGCGCACCGCCAGGAAGAGACCCGCTGCTGTGTCATCATCGGGACCGCGCAACAGCTCCCGAGCGTACTCCTCCTCGCTCGCGGACTTCTCGTGATAGGCACAGAGCGTGGGAATCTTCTCTGTGAGTGCTGCCAATTTCTCGTACATCTACTTGTAGGGCGTCAGCTGAGTCACGAGGGTCGTCTTCAGGTCTTGTGGCAACGTGCTCAACACCTGGGCCAACTTCTCGGCGTCCACAACTCCATCCGAGGTTACTTCCTTGGCCACGTCCTCTCCGAGGGCATCTTGCCAGAAGGTTGCTGGCAACGACGCGAGCTTAATCTTGTCGAACAGCTCCCCGTTGAGGTTCACCTGGCTAGCCGCAATCTTGGTGGTGTTGAAGACTGACAGCATGGGGTCCGGAACCTTCGACCCATAGAGCTTCTCCACTCCAGACTGGTGGTCCAACTCATAGAGAGTTTTGGCGATTTTCGTCTGCTGCTTGGCATCCGAAAAGAACGGATTCATTCCCGAAAGGCCCACGTCCAGCTCTCGATACGCGTCGCTGATGGTGGACCCGAGCTTGATGGCCGCCTCTCGGCGTGCGCCGATGTAGTCCCGCAGCATCTGCGTGCTGGTCACAGTAAATCCCGCGAGTTTGTGGGTAGAAGGAGATAGTTCAACACCGAAGTGTTGGGCGACTTTCACGAGATTCTGAGCAGCGGTAGCTCGGTCTTCGAAGGGCAGCTCCTTGAATCGCTCGAGGACCACCTTCTCCGCGACCGGGACATCGGCGGCTTCTTTCACCAGGAACCGTTTCTTCTCCGGAATCAGCCAGTACTCCGGAGACGCCTGTTTCTCGATGGCGATTGGCGTTTCAAAAACGCTGTTCACTACGCCGTAAACCTCTGCCGCCTTGGTCAGCCGCGCATCGACGTCGGCCGGAACCGCGCTGGCGTGCTTGCGGTAACCGAGAGACAGAATCGTGTGCTCCCGGTTGTGAATCGGGAATTGTCGGCGGCCTGGCCAAGCGAACGCTGCATCCGGAAGCTCCGCAAGAACCTCCGGGTCGAGCTCAGCGGTCTTGGACATCTCCCGCACTTGCGGAAACTGGTCGCAGATGGTCCGCAGGACCGAAAATCCCGGATCATTCGTTTGGTCGATAATGTCGCTCATCACTACCTCAGTTGGGTTGTTGTTTACGCCCACTGAATTATAGACAGACGTCAAAAAGGAGGCAACACATTATGGGTGAGGGAAATGCACTGAGCGAAGTGCTGCAATGGGCATGCAGTCCACGCGGCGGAAATAACTTCTACGGCCGGATTCTCAACGGGTGCTCCCGAATCGTAGCACGCGGCCTACAGACCGCTGCGGTCTCCATCACGCCACAAGGGAAGTACCTTTTCATCTACGACCCAGATTGGTTCGGCTCTCTACCTCGGGAGTCGCAGATTCTGGTCGTGGTTCACGAGGCAGCGCACCTGGTGCTGGAGCACATCCCACGCATCATGCGCTACCGCATCAACTTCGACTCCCCCGAAAAGTTCCGGCGCTTCCAACCGGTATTCAACATCGCCATGGACATGGCTGCGAATGACGTAGCGGTTCGACCGTTCCTGGCCGAGAACCCCGCGCACTTCGCCGACCTGGAGAAGAAGCTGTGCTGGCCGGAGAGTCGCAACTACCCCCGTGACCAGTACATGGAGACCTACCTCAAGTTGCTCCTCGAGGACCTCCAGAAGAACGGCTTCGACGTCGGGGAGTACAGCGAGGGTACCTTCGAGGGAGCCGCCCAAGGTGGAGGCGGGGACGGAGAAGAAGAGCAGCAGCAATCCGGCGGCGGTGGCGGAGGTGGAGGTGGCGGAGGCGGTAGCCAGCAACCGCAGCCGGGGGAGGGAGAGGGGGAAGGCGACGAGCAACAACAGAATCGCCCTGACCCCAAGCTCGGACCGGGAGACATCATGTCCCAGGACCCCCGGGTACCGTCCTGGTTCCGTGACCTGCTCGACAAGCAGCTCCCGCGACACCTGGATTGGAATCAGGAGTTCGATGAGATGACCGACTCGGAGCGTGAGCGTGCCATCGAGCAAGCCAAGCGCGACGGGAAGCGCATCGTGGAGTCCGCAGTAGAGCAGACCGCCAAGAGCCGGGGCACCGTTCCCGGGCACCTCCAGCACCTCATCGACCGGCTGCTCGAAGAGCCGACCATCCCGTGGGAGATTGTCTTCCGCGGCATGATGAAATCCGCTATTTCCGCGAAGCTCCAGGAGAGCGTCGTGATGCCAAACCCCGGCATGATGCACCTCGCTGGAGAGGGTATCGAGCCCTTCCCGTACTACCAGCGAGACTTCACCTTCCACATCGCAGTCTGCGTGGACACCTCCGGCTCGGTTTCCGACGACGAGTACACCAAATTCATGTCGGAAATCAAAGGCATCCTCGACGCGGAGCAGGGAGTGTCCGTACAGTTCATCGCCTTCGACCACGCCATCCAGCACGAAGCACTCTTGGACGAGGACAGCGAGGAGTTCGCCAGCAATCGAGCGTATCGCTACGGCTATGGCGGTACGTGTTTCAAGCCCGCGCTCAAGCGCGTCATGGGCAAAGACGAAGACTCAGACTGGCTCGAGGGAGCTGAGCGCATCACGGAGGGCATTCCCAACGCTGACCTGGTGGTGATGCTCACCGACGGTTACGCGCCAGTCCAGAGCCCCGCCGGTCCGATTCCGGACTACGAACCACCCGTACCGCTCATCTGGGCGCTCACCAGCAACGGCGCTGAGACCCCCGAGATGCAGCGGGTACTCCGTATCAAGGGATAACAATGCCCAAAACAATTTACTGCGTAAAACTTTGCCAGCGGCAGGTTCAGGGGAATGAAGAGTTGGGGACGAAGACCCCCTATCTCTACTTCCCCTACGACCGCTTCTACCTGATGAAACGTAACGACCTCCCATTGGCACAGAAGATGTTTCGCTACTTCTTCATGCTGCCGCTGGACGAGGATTTGCGCCAGGCCATCAAAAACGTGCGTGTGGACAAAACCCGAACCATCAGTCAGCTCCGGAACGACAACCTCTTCGAGTACATCGTCGTCTCGGCAGGAGGATACATCTCATGGCTGACAGACCTCAACGAGTGGATGATTGTCGTGCCCACGCACGTTCGAGGGCGCTACAAGGACCGTGAAGCCATCAATTCGTTTGTCGGGTATGTGCAGTCTCAGGCAGTATTTCGCAATATCGACAAAGAGATCAACATGCCCCAGGTGACGTTGTTCACTCCGACTCGAGAAATCGGACTCTTTTGTGCGGTGTGCACCAACATCATGGACTACTACGAAGGCAAGTGTCGTCCGGGGACACAGCTCTGCCTGAAGAACGTCGATACGGAATTGCCGTACGACAGCTACAACGCCCGCAGCGAGAAACAGTCTTCCGAGGAAGTAGGAGGATAGCCTCATGTCCTACGGCTTCAGGTTCACTTCCGTAGATGAAATCCAGGTCCCCGATGTGATGGGAGAGCGAGCGCACGCAATCTTCGACGATTGCGGCCTCGCCTTCCTCCTGGGATTTCGCAACAAGGTACTGTGGTACGTCATTACGCAGAAAAAGGAGCAATATCACGTCTACTACATCCCAAAGAAGAATGGGCAGAAGCGCATAATCCACGCCCCGAGCCCGCTCATGAAGGTGATGCTGCGACAGTTCCACACCAAGATACTGGTGCCGTTGCAGAGAGACCTCGGCGAGCACGTTACCGCGTACCGACGAGGTATTTCCACCCGGATGGCCGTCAGTGCTCACGTCCCGCAGTGCTCCATCTGCGACGCACTGCCCGTCAGCGAAACAGCACCTACGCACAAGTGCCCCCGCAAAGGCACGTACATCAACCTCGACCTTCGAGACTTCTTTCACAGCACGCGGCGCTCTTGGATTCGTCGCTACTTCAACGAGGTCATCGGCTACAACCATTTCGTGTCTGACCTGATGGCGAACCTCCTCACGGTGTCCGACATCCCCAACCGACGATACGGAACCACGCATCAGCGGGAAGACGAGAAGCAGTTCTACTCTGGAGTCCCACAGGGGAGTCCTGCGTCCGGTGCCATCTGTAACCTCATTGCCGATTGGATTCTCGACCGTCCCATCCTCGACTACTTAGATGAGCTGAACATCCAGATGGGTCTCGCGGGCGAATGGCGTTGGACCTACACCCGCTACGCCGACGACCTCGCCTTCACGTGCGGGGAGAACCTCCCGCTCACCGAGAAGCGGAAAATCGTCGCCAAGCTAATGAACATCTGCCACCGAGCCGGTTACGCCGTAAACAAACGCAAAACCCGAATCTCCAGCAGCTATTATCGAAAGCAACTATTGGGCATCGTATTTAACCGGCACCCCAACATCCCCCGAGAAGAGTACATTTCCTTGCGCTCCCTGACCTATAACTGCCTGGCGCATGGTTTCGATACTCAGTACCTCCGGGCCGGGAAGGAGTCTCCGGCGCAATTACAAGACTGGCTCCGCGGTAAAGTGAACTACGCCATGCAAGTTAACCCCGAGCGAGGTGCGCGACTCCGCGAGAACTTCGACGCTGCGATGAAAATGTGGGAACATGACAGCCAGATTGCCAGCGTACAAATTGCGTGAGGTCTTCACGTTCTGCGTGGATGACGATTACCCGGAATTGCTGTTCTCCACCCTGGACACGTCGCAACAGATAGTCACCCCCGAGAATCTGAAACTCCTGTCCGAGAGTCAATTGGTCCACGACGTACTCGGCTATCCGTGCATCATGTACGTGCACCGCGGGAGTCTCCCGCATCCGGTTATCCGAATCGCTGGAGATATCGGGGATGACGTTATCTCGCGCATACACACTTCACGCATGGGAGAGTACGTCTACATCCTCAATCGGGATTCCGCGAGAAAGTTTCACCCCTACGAGGTGTACGAAGAGTGCCCTCTCCCTCACAAATACATCATCGGGTGCAACGGCTGCGCGGAGCTTCCGGCCTATGACATGCCGCGCCTTTGTGCTATCCGACGTTATCTCCACGATGGGTACTCGACCCCGGACTATGACGGCGCAGACGTGGACGAACTCAACGGAGAAGTCCTCCAATCTTCGGTGACGAAGATCGGCCCCTTCACATACATCAGCCCCATGCTGACGAAACCTGAAGGGTGGGACCGGGAGACGGTGTTCGCCAAACTGAAACGCCCGTTGGATGCGCACGACTTCTCCGTGGTCGCAGAGAACTCCCACCGGACCTCCGATGCTGCCGTGGAACGCAACCGTGTTAACCGTTTTCGCCGCGAAGTGTGTCCTACTTGCCTGGTGCACGCGGGATGTCTCTGTTACGCCGAGCGCTGGCAGATAGCCCGCTGCGCAGGAGCATTCGCACAAACGGAAGACGAGGCCGCGGAAGAGGTACTCTCTAAGGTGCACATCCCCTTCAATGACGCACAGCTTCGGTATCTTCTAGCGAACAGCGGAGAACTATCCGAGCGATTCGACCGCCACATCTGCGTGGGGAGCTTCTACATCGACTACGACTGGCGTACCCACAAGAACATCTTGCGGTTCGGCCTGCGTTACCGCACTGCCAACAGCAACAACATCGACGTGGCTTTCTCGTCTTTCAAAGAGGCGAAACACGTCCTCTCGGAATACGGCTACGACCGAAGTTGGCCCGAGTGGCGCGGGCGCATGACGAAGAAGCGCAAAGCCCTTCTAGCCTGCGCCGCGCACATCGACCGCAGCCCGTACAAACAATGCGGATGGGTGAAAACAAGTTACAGCATCCTGACGATGGTCCCTAGCTACGGAGATGCCATCGAATTACATTTCAACTGGGGCGGACGACGCCCCCTAGCCTGGACGGCAACCGTCCAGAGCTTCAGCGACTTCTACAAACACTGGAGGGAAGTACCGTACCTACACCGATAGAGGCTAGACAGACAGTGGGTCGAAGTCCGGGCAGACAGCAAGCACTGCTGCTAAGGCTTCGTCCTCTGCCTGCTGGGCCGCAACCAACGCGGCCTCTGCCTCTTCTTTTGCTGTGACAGCATCCGCGACGTCTTGGTCCTTGAGCTGCTTCTCGCTGAGGGCCGCTGCATGATTGGCCGCCGCGTTGGAACAGAAGGATGCAAACGCACTGTCCAGGAGGCTGCCGAAGTTCTCCTTCTCCTGGAACGTGGCCTGCGGGCCAGTAGTGAAGTCCGAGGGGTCGGAGAAGTGGGTGTTCAGAGCCGTCCAGACGGGGTTCCACCCTGGAGCCGTGGGAGGATTCGGATATGGGTTCGTATTTGCTGCATCATACGCCGCAACGATATCCTCGATGTAGGACTGGTAGTTGTTGCGTAGGTTAGTGACCTCGGGGGTGTAGGAGCCGACAGCGCCGTAGTAGGTGACCCAGTATGTAACCCGGGCAGTCTCACAGAACTCGACTTCATTCGCATAGATTTGGACTTTCTGCTGAGCCAGAGACGCTTCCGACTGCGCCAGCGTGAGCGCCGTGTCCGACGCGGTAACTGCGTCCTCCGCCGCCTTCCGGTTCTCTTTTGCAGTCGCATAGGCATCCTTGAGTGCTTGCTCGTACGAGGGGTCCGTAGTCGGATAGTCCTCGGTGTCCGACCCTTCGAACTCCGTGATGTAGGAGTACCACGCCTTGACGGCATCATTGATGCGCGAATTGATGGCATCCTTGGCGTCAAGAGCAGTGTCGAGAGTCTTGTACTCTTTACGTAACTCCGAGGCCAGGTAGTACTGCTCCCCGTCGTCCACGGCGTCGATGCGGCTGACGTTTACATTTTCAAGGTCGTAAGGGTTCCCCACCCGAAGGAAGATGTCGTCCTTGGGATCGACGGTATCCACGATTTGAAACACAAAGAGGTGCGTGTGCGGGAGTTCTCCAGGGTCCGTGACCGTGGAGAGGATGACGTACTTGAGCGTGCCGTCTGACAGCAGTTCCTGCTGGCGCTCCTGATTTACAATCGTGGGGGCCATCGTCATCGCTAATCCTCGTAGGTGTAGTCGTGTGTACCCTCGAAGTCACCAACGACCTTCGGATACTCACGTACCAGATAGCCGACACGCCCTCGCGTATACGTCGAAAACTCTCGAGCGGCATCCACAGTGTCAAAGTCCTTTGTTACAGTGCGCTGTCGATAATAGTTGATGCCGTCATTTTCAGCAACTTCCGGAGTAGTAGGGACATGCTCAAGGTCAAAAGGAGTTGCTACATGCGAATAGTCATCACAGGCAACTTCGAACACAAAGATATCGGGAGAGATGTCAGAGGCGTGAAGCACCTCCATGTTTACGCGGTAAAGCGGCCCCTCCTCAACGGTCTGAGTGACCCGGAGTTCAATCAGGGTGCTCATTCGTATACCTCGGTGTCAGTGCCCGAGAAGGACTCTTCGTCGACATTCGTGGCGTCCACTAACGCCTGTGCTTGTGCCCCCAGGATGGTCTGCTTGTTCGCCCCCGTCACAATGTCGCTGAACATGTCAACGTGCTCATCAATGCGAAGGGTTTCAGCAGCGCCCGCATCGTTGCGCAACGCATAGCCGATAGTTCCGGCATACCAAGGAGCCATCAGAGGCGGCACGGGGTAAACACTGAAGAGGAGGAAGTCTCCTCGATAGAACGAGGGTATTGCAGTTGCTACTTGAATTATCTCTCCAACCTGTCCCGTGATTTCAAAATCGATGTAATCTCCCACGTAACCGAGATGCACCCACTCCGGCTGCATGGGGAGGCGCAGAGTATACCCGGCCGGAACCGTCAACGCTCCGATTTCCGATGACCGGAAAAATACCAATGGGTCCGCAACCGCGAACTCCACGAGTTCTGTGGGCTCCGCCACCCGGAGGATGCGCTCGTCTTGCGTGTAGCTCGCTTCTTGAATGACGAGACACTCTTCCAAATCCCCGGCAGGTTCGGTGTCCGGGAACGGCTTCACCATCGTTTTCATGAAGTAGCCGTTGGCAAGAATTGCCTTGTCATATTCGATAGTTATTTTGGCCATTTACATTTGACCTTCCCGTGTTTTTCTGTCAAAAATAGTAGGCCATGCCCGATACAACGTCAAGAAGCTACGTAGGGGTCGACCCCGCTTTACGCCACACCGGTTTAGCAATCATCAAGGTCGACGAAACCTCCGTGCAGCTCCAAACACATGTATTGCAAAGCCAGCAACGCGGCATTCTCCGGTTGCAGGATTTACGCGACCAACTGCGTATGATTCTGCATTCCGTGTATCTCAAATACACGATTACCGGTGCGTGCATTGAAGGTCCGGCACTCGAGGCAATCAACCGCGCCGATGACCTGGGACAAATACGCGGGGTTTACGCCGTAGCGGTCGCGGACTTCAGCTGCCCGATCTACGTCGTACCCCCAACGCAGCTGAAGCGCTACACGACGGGGCATGGCTCGTGCGGCAAGCAGAACATGCAACTGGCCGCCGAAAAAGAATGGGATAAGCAGCTGACCGACGACGAAGCCGACGCCGCTTGGTTAGCGCATATGGCGCACGCACTCTTCGGGAAACCCACTCCTACCTTGCGTAAGCGTCATCAAGTCGAAGTAATTCACGGTATAAGAAACCCCAAAGGAAAGGACCGTTCCGCACCGCAGCGGCAGACCGATTTTTAGGAGGAACAACAGATGCCGAAAGTCGCACGACTTTTCACCGAAGTCGACACCGATGTTTACGATGACGTTTCTTGGACCACAGAAGATGTGCGTACATACTCAACAGACGGTGACATCGTTTACGAGTGCCGCAACGCTGAATTCCCCGCTACCTGGTCCGACCAGGCCAAACAAATCGTTGCTAGCAAATACTTCCGGGAATCACGGATAGCGGAAGAAAAAGAGGTGAGCGTCAAACAGATGGTGGAACGCGTAGTTTCCGCCATCAAGAAGAGCGGCCAGGAGCAGGAATACTTCAAGGAGGAAGAAGACGCCGACATCTTCGCCAACGAGCTGCGCTACATCCTGGTTAACCAACTCGCCACCTTCAACAGCCCAGTCTGGTTCAACGTCGGGGTTCCGGGAGTAGAAAACCCTCAGGCATCCGCGTGCTTCATTAACTCGGTGGAAGACAGCATGCCCTCCATCCTCCAGCTAGCCCAGACCGAAGGCATGATTTTCAAGGACGGCTCCGGCAGCGGAGTCAACCTCTCATCTCTCCGCGGCTCCAACGAGTCTATCCGGGGCGGCGGGAGAGCCTCCGGTCCTGTGTCCTTCATGCAGGGCTATGATGCGTTCGCCAACGTCATCCTGTCCGGAGGGCGCACTCGACGCGCGGCCCGGATGGTCATCCTCAACATCGACCACCCCGACATCGTGAAGTTCATCACCTGCAAAGCTGACCAGGAGCAGATTGTTTCCATCCTGGCAGAGGCCGGGATGTCCACAGAATTTCACGACATCGACAGCGCCTACTCCATCGCCAAACACCAGAGCGGTAACAACTCCGTTCGTGTAACTGATGATTTCATGCAACTCGTAAAGGACGTGCTGCACGGCTACAAGCCCGACGAGTTCTGGGAGCTGAAAAACCGGGTTGACGGAACCGTCGCGGACGTTGTGTCAGTGAAGGAGCTGTTCCACCAGCTAGCCGAAGCTGCGCACGCTTGTGGGGACCCGGGTATTCAATTCCACGATACCGTTAACCGCTACAATACCTGTGCCGCAGACGGCACCATCGAGGCCAGTAACCCATGCTCTGAATTCATGTGGCTCAACAACTCCGCATGCAACCTGGCAAGCATCAACCTGGATAAATTTCTCGTGGATGCACGCACTTTCGACCACAAACACTTCCGGCACGTTGTAGACGTGATGATTCTCGCACAGGATATCCTGATAGAAACCGCTGGATACCCCACCGAAGAGATTGAGAAGAGCAGCCATGCCTATCGCCCTCTTGGATTGGGTTACGCCAATCTCGGAGGCCTCCTGATGCACATGGCACTCCCTTACGATAGCGAAGAGGGACGCGACGTGGCGGCGTCGATTACAAGCATGATGACCGCTGAAGCCTACATCATGAGCAGCCGCATCGCCGACCAGCTGGGACCCTTCTCACGCTACGAAGCTAATAAAAACTACATGGAAGACGTGCTGGACACCCACGCGTCTACTACTCGTAGCTTACGCAAAGACGTGCTGGGATTGTCCGGAAAAGCAGTAAGTCTCTGGCAAGAGGTACTCGGGGTAGGCATCGGGCGAAGGAAATCAGTCGACAAGGGAACGGGATTCCGGAATGCCCAGGTAACCCTCCTCGCCCCAACCGGCACCACCGCCTACATGATGGACTGCGCCACAACAGGCATTGAACCGGACATCGGGCTCCAGAAAACAAAAATCATGGTCGGCGGAGGCGTCATGTCCTACGCCAACCCTAACGTAACTTCGGCGCTGATGTCACTGGGATACGAAAGGGACATTATCCACACCCTCCTCGACTACATCGAAGAGCATGGGCATCTCGAGGGTTCACAGCTTCCCGATAATCATCTTCCCGTATTCGACTGCGCACTCACAATGCCGGGACAAGAGCGGTGTATCACCATCGACGGACACATCAACATGGTAGCCGCAGTGCAGCCCTTTCTGTCCGGTGCCGTTTCTAAAACGTTCAACATGTCGACCAACAGCACGGTTGCAGACATCGAGCGCACCTTCTTGAAAGCCTGGGAGCGGGGCCTCAAGTGCATCACCATCTACCGAAGCGGTTCCAAGATGAGTGAGCCCCTGCGCATCCGGGAGCTCAAAGAAAAGGAGATTGTCCGACAAGTACCCCAGCGCCAACAGCCCCCAGACGACGTTGAAACCTTACGCCACAAGTTCACCATCGGAACGTACCACGGGTACTTCCACGTCGGCCTCGACCCCCTCACCGAGGAACCAATCGAGTTGTTCATCCGGATGGCACGATTCGGGTCAACAGTCGGAGGACTTCTCGACAGCTATGCTACATTGTTCTCCAAAGCATTGCAGTACAACATCCCACTAGAAGAACTTATCTCCCACATGGAAGCGTCGAAATTCCCTCCGGCCGGGTTCACTCCTAACCCAAAGATACCAACCGCCAAATCCATCATGGACTACATCGCCCGGTGGATGAAAGAACGGTTCTTAGACGAGGGAGAGCAAGAAGAAGTCGCACATATGGAAGGAGGAGACGACGAACTCCTGTCATCCATCATACCAGAAGACGATGACATCCCAGACTTGAGTGAGGACATGTGCCCCCAATGCGGACATCCGCTCGTACGGACAGGCCTCTGTTCAACGTGTAGGAACTGCTCGTATAATGATGGGGTCTGCGGTTAGGAGGAACCCATGGAAGAAACATGTCTCATCGATAGCTGCCAGACCACCGATACCAAAGGCGCGCTACGCCTGCTTCTCGGTAACCGCAGCCAGGGTTTCATCTGTAAGGAGTGCCTCAAAGCTCACAACGGATTGAAACTACACCTCATCGTGGACCCCGAAAAGGTCCAGGTACAAGGCATCATCCCCATCGCCAATCCCTTTACGGAGTAAACCGTGCCCCTCCCCGCAGGCCTCACTTCTTACATCGCGGAGCTCAAGGCATACGACTTGAAACCTCTGCCGACACCCGCCGATGCGGCGAGGGCTTTTGCTAAAGCCTTCGCCAATTTTTTTGGCTTTGCCGGTCTTGACAGCGTGCCTATTCTGCCGACTACCAATCTACTTCCGAGCGCAGTCCAAGCAATGACCGAGGTATTAGTCCCTGCGTTTACAGCCCCTAAAGACCCCGCAAGCAGCTGCCTCCTCATGCAGCAGGCCTTCATCGCCTACTGGAACGCCGCTCCCATCAGCGCCATGTGGCCAACAGCCACTGCTGTAGCACCGGTAGCACCCCAACTAGCCGACATTCTAGTGGCATCAATGGTCCCACCCCTCCCGGGAGCTAAAGCCAAATTGGCGAATGGAATTATGCAATGGGTGACGTCAGGCGTGGACGTCACACTATCAACATCCCCTGACCCCTTCAAATTTCAATAATTGCTAGGCAAACGCACTGCGCGATATCGTGGGCGCTGCGATGATAAGGTAGTACACGTTCGTGGTAGACACGGTACTAATTTGCAGCGTACCCGTAGATGTATTCGCTCGGAGGTCAACTTCGCTCCCCGACCCATTACCTCTCCCGATAATGTCCGTACCGCTAATCGCACTTTTGTATGTACGTTCAAAATTAAGCACAGCGCCTGCACTATCTAGATAAACAATCTTGCTATTTGCAAAAAGGTCTTCTTGGTAGTTTTGCCCCGCGTTGGTCAGCAGTCCCGCGTTCGCGTCAAGTACGACATCGAACATCACATAGCGGGTACGCCAATCCAAATCATCGTTTATATCCACCCAACCTGCCGTATCGATGATGGTGCCTCCCATGATGTACGGCGACGGAATAACCTCATTCTTATCGCTATAGCGCGGGATAACATCGTAATAATCATCCCATCCAGTCTTGTAGTCCTGCGAATCTGCACCAGTGCCCCAGGTACTCGAGCTTGCAGGGTCCCGCAAATACACGCGAATTCCGTAGTTCGTGTACACTACAATATGCGCAGCACCGCTCTGCACCCGGCTCCATTGGAAAGTGGTATGGCTCCACGTACAGTTATACGCATCGATGAAAATAACGCCTTCAGCATTGCCCGGCTTGCTAATCTCGTCCATGTAGTAGCGCGAGACTCTTGGCTGCGAACCGGAAGAATTGGTCTTTAACCAAGACTTTACGCCCTTGTCATGTTCATCCGACGCACGGAGCAACAACCGCCCATTGACTCCTACCCCCGTAGAGTCGTACGCGAGTACTACATCCCGCTTGGACACTCCACCGTCTTCCCAGAATACAAGCCCTCGGAATTCATGCTTCCAATTGGAATCCCCACTATCGTAATGCGCCCAGTACGTCAGGTCCGAAGTATCCCAGTCAATCGGGTCCCCTGCGCTCAAACCACTCTTGATATCGAATCGCCAATCACCCTGCGCGGTCTCAACAACTCGAATCACAGTCCCCGTACCGATGTCATCGGGAGCCGCATTCTGTACGGCGAAGGACGTAGCTTTGGCACCAATGAGCATCATGTGCGCACCGCCCATGTACTCGTAGTGCGAAACGGTCCCCCACATGAAATCGGTGTGGGTAGTGGCACCAACTGCCGTGTTTTTCAAGTACAGGTCCCAAACAACCCCTGACAACGGCAGGTAGAGGTAGCTGTTCAGATTTACCCTCTGGTTGAGATTGACAACGCCATTAAATGTTTCTTCGCCGTCAAAAGTCCAGTCCCCCGTAACATTCTCGTCGTAGGCCAAGGACGCTTTACGGTTCAGGACCGTCTGCGCCGTCTCAAAAGTACTGCGGACAGACCCATCTATCCAAGCCCAAAGATCGAGGCTGTCACCAGGAGGAGTGCCGTCGTACGCATCCACACCAACACGCCGCGCACCGCTCATGTTCAACGTGTCATCGGCCTCTGCCAGGTCCAGAATCATCCCGTTGATGCAATCTTCAATAACCGATGACGGAGCAAAGGACGGAGTGAGCCCCCCATACCAGTCTTTCGTCACAGACACGAGAACGCTCGATGCGGCTGCCGCCAGGGCGTTAAGCGTATAGCCGTTCTCTCCGAAGTGCACCGTTCCGGACTGCGGGTCCGACACGATAGTACCGTCCAGGAAGATGAGATCGTCACCGATGCGCTTACAGATGGGGATGCAAAGCGGAATCTTCTCCTGCTCATCCGACGTGATGAACAGCTGACCAAACCGAACATGTGTGTTCGGCGGGAACGTAGTCACAGGGTCAATCGTATCAATGGTCGATTGCTTACGCCCTCCCACCGCCGGGGTCGGGTCGTACATCATGTCGTAGAAGATGGCGAGCGTATCACCGTCACTCAAAGATTCACTCGTGAAAAAGTCCGAGAACGCCGTGGGCGTAATGTGGTGCATCTCACGTTCCCAGGTCTTCTGGAAACGGTAGATGGCGTCACTCGTTGGCAGCGTGATGTAGACACTATTGAGCCCCACCATGCTATAGGTGATGCCCATCGTCGTGAGGTCCGCAACTATCAGTGTCAGGGCATCATCCACGTCCTGCGCTTGCGTGTTCCCGTCATCCCGAATAGTAATGGTCAGGATGTTTTTCGGGTCTCCGGAAACAACAGCTTCGCACACGTTGTTAGGAATTTCAGCTGGCGGCTTCTCTTCCCAATGAATCTCCCGCCAGTTCATCCCCTCGTAAGCGAAGAGCTGTGCGATGAAATTGAAATCGACATCGCTGGGAGAGACCCCCCATGTGTATGTCTTCGTCTCTTTGCTGTCCGTTGCTGGTGTGCTGAGAGGCTGGACGACAATCTCATCTGAGATGGTGAACTTCCCAGTCGTCGCATCCCACGACACGCTGGGCATGTTAGCCCCACTGGCAACACCGACATCCGAACCCGCAGAGATCATCCAGCGCATATCGGAGTCTTGGAGATACTTCTGGTCCTCTCCTTCGGTTCTTAGAATCTCGGTGCGACTGCGCAGGTTTTCAGGCGGACGACGAAAGACCGTTTCGCTCGCGGGCTCCCCGTCGTTGTAGCGCTCAATCGCATCTGGGTCGTCGCGCTCACCGGAATCTCCACCTTGCCTGAAATCAATATTCTGGTCGGCCATCGACGCTCTCCTTTACGATGACTGCACAGTCAGTCCGAGGTGCCAATCGTAAATCACTGCCATCGTAGCGCCCTTCTCGAAAACAGGGTGCGTCTGACGGGCATACAGTCTACGTCCCGGAATCAGCTCCCAATTGGGAACCGAAGCAGCCGCAGGGTCATCATATTCTCCCCTCACAAACAACCCGGCCTCCGCGAGCATCGCTCCAGTAGCCTCTCCCGCTGGGAGTTGCTTTACGACGTTAATTTCGAACAGGGACGGGATGTAAACGCGCTCCGTAGGAAGGCTCAATTGCCCGGTCCACACGGGAGCCCCCAGCTGAGTCTGCGTAGCGATAGCGGGAGTCGGGTCCTCGCCCGCACTCAAAGACCAAATGGTGTTCCAGTACGGGTTACCTTGTGGTCCCGGGTCGCCGCTGATTTGAGCCAGCAATTCCAGTACGATATCACGGCCCCCATTGACGATTTGGTTCATCTTCGTGTAACGAAAGAGGAACTTCGGACGTTTCCCCTTGACGTCGTACGCTCGAACCTGGAGCCGCCCGTACAGTTGCATTAGGTCTTTAAATTCCATGTGTTTCTCTCCGTAGCACGAGTAAACGTACCACGTACGTCTTAGTAAGTATAGGGCACCCCGTTTGGATAATCAGCATCAATGTGTAAACTCAGCGCGCGGTCAATGAGTTCTGTAACCATAGGAATCGGGGTGAGAGTTTCGCGCACATACCCAGGTGACGGGAGACCAATGGCAAGAGGCGTGTACCCAATGGTTGTGTCGGGGGTCCCCAACGTCAGGTTAGTAAGCGCGATGACTAGTGCGTCAAAAGTCACCGAGCCCGCAGCATCCCACGTCGTAATGGGAGTCACGCGCCACGCGGTCGGAGAGGTAGGGTCGTAGTCAAACGTGTAGTCGACTCCTTCCAGCACTTCACGTCCGCCCACCGTCGCGTTTATTTTGAGGGCGATTATTCGCTCATTCGACGCAATAGGAAGCGCGAACCATGGCGGCGGAGGACTGGACACTCCAGCAGGCTCATCGTCATATCGCACATACCGGAAATAGTCCCCGATGCTGAAGGGGTCACCGATGTGCCAGTAGTTTTCATCCGCTACTTGGATGTTATCGCCGTGCTCTCCCGAAAGGTCGAGCATGATGTTCATCAGGAACTCGTCCCACAGTTCTGCGGAATCGAAGAACGCATCTCCCGGTTCCACATAAGGATACGTGTACGCCGGTTTCACCACCAGAATTAGTTCTTCCAAGTCCGCCAAGAACTGTGTATCAAGCTCTACGCTGTCATCAATTCCGATGTAAAACATATGGAACTTGAGATACCGGTCGAACAAGATGAACGCCGCATTATGCCTATGTAAGAGCGCGGGGTCAGACGTGTACGGGTCCGTCGGAGCAAACACATTCCCGTAGTCATCCGCACCAATGAAGAAACCGGGGTCTCCGATTTGAGCATCATCGGGAGGCCCGATGATGTTGGGAAACAACACGTCAGACGCTAGCCGCCGCCCTGCCCCCTGGTCAGGCCACAGAATCTCCGGGATGTACTTGTTCACCCACCACTGCGGGTCTTCGATGTAATCCACTACGCGGAAAGCGTCCGTCAGATAGTCGAATGCTGAAAAGGAAGTGACGTCGTAATTGTCCGGGTCGAGCACTAAATCCAACATCGGAACGCCATAGGGGTATTGATACTGCCGCTCAAGCCCCCCCGCTGTCTCAGTGTACACCGTCTGGACATTCGAACGGGTAACGGCCCACTCCAGCGGAGGACCCTCATCCGCCAGCCCGAAGGTGGTCTCGAGAAGGACCGTATTCTCGTCTACAACCTCTAGAATGCGGAAAGAGCCTCTGTTCGCGTCATTGGCAGGGCTGGGGAACACAACGTAACCCCCAACATCCAACTCCGAAAACGAGTAAGACGGCGTAGTGAAATGATTGAAGAGCGAAATTATTTGGCCATCAAACCCTGTACCATCTGCCCCATCATCGTAGTCCCGCAGGATTTCCCCGTCCGACTGGATAACTGGGAATCCCGCCGCGACATTCAGTGCGGCGTTTATCCGATACAGGATAGGTCCCGACGCATAGAGATACATGATACCGCGCAGGAATTTCTTGTAGGTGTCGGAGGACACCTCGAAGCGGTTCAGCATGTAACCGAAATTGTTGTAGAGCGTGAAGCGGTCAATCTCGATTTCAGGAACCCACAACGATATCTGACGCACCTGAGCTTCCGTGCGCTCTTCGACTTTGCCTCCAGACCCAATCAGCACTTCTTTCATGTGTTGGAAATTACAAGTATGGAAGGGCGACGACGGGTTCCAGTCCGGCTGTGTCAGGTCGCCGGGAGGGGCCGGAGCCGTGTACGGGATGGTGTGAATGAGCCCGCGCAGATAATCGACGGTATAGTCAACTCCCTCTTGAACACGAAAGCCATCATTCCGGGACGCAAAAACCTCTACCGTTCCCGGCACAATGTGTTTGTACCCCAGGACGGTAGTAGCCGGAGTCGCGTACGCCGGAGGGTTGTTCACGTTTACGCCCACCTCCTCGTAGTCCGAGGGCCAGCGCACCACCGAGTATACGATGGGAGCGTCGTAATCGAGCGGGAAGGGCGTATCCGCGTTCCCAATAAGTTTGTCCGAGCTGATGAAGTCCAGTTCGTAATCCTCCACGAAAGACTCGAAATAGAGCCCTTTGTAGTGTCTCCATTTCAAGTTAGCCGCACTCGTCGCCAACACCGCACCGTAAGTCAACTCCAGAAAGACCTGGGTCGGAAACAGGGGATTGACATCCTTTACGACGTAATACCCTCGATAACCGCTATTCGAGGGGTCTTCGTAAATCTCGATGATGTCTCCGATATGTGCCTCGGTGAAGGCGGCAGGGGACACCACGTCTTTAAACACCAGGTCACCGCCGAATATGAATTGCCCGTCTGAACCTTCTTGCTGCTGGGCTCCGGCGTACGCCAGCAGGCGTAGGACATCACCTTTCTTTACGTCCGTATCATCACGCCAATCCAATCCTTCCGGACGTTTAAGGTCGGCAAACTGATTGCCCACTTCGATGGTTGCCCAACGCCAAGCAACCCCAGGACGCGGGAGCCATTCACCAGTGTCGATATCCTGAAAGGTTCGGAACGGGTCGTTAACGAATCGCAGGAGCCCGTCGTCATTCTCGACATCGAAGTCGACGTCTTTTTCGAACGTGATGTCGGGCTCGAAAATCGTATTCTGCAAGACGCTCACGTCTACCGTTGAACCGGGCATATCGTAGAGGTAACGGTCTTCTGACGTTGATTCGCCCTCCAAGAAGGAAATGTCGTTCTCTCCTATCAAGAAGAGTTTCCAGTACTCCTTGTTGAAGATGGGACAGTCCACCAGGCCGGTACCGAGGACGGTGCTCATCAGGTCGAGGTACACTTGACCTAGCAACTGTTCTGACGCTTGGTAATAGGCCTCGAGGTCCTTGGTATCCCGGAAAAAACGCTGCCAGAAACCAGAAAGGCCCTTGAAAAGGGACGGACCGTAATCGCCGATGTCAAATGGGTGTGGCATCGTCTACCCCAGCAACGCAAATGTTATCAGGTCTGCCCGCGTCCGGTACACTACCGTTCGGTCAGAGATACCGCGCAGGACATAGTAGTTACTGAGCTCGCTGTCTGTGGCAATCTCAGTGACTCCCTGCTCTTGCATCTCGTCAGGCACGATGATGTCTGGGCCATTCTCCAGCGTCACCCCGTTCGATGGAAGCGAGAAGATGGAGACAACATCAGTGGTCTTGAACTCCAAAATTTGCCCGTCTGGAGAGTTGAGCGTGTAGTAGATGTCGAACGGCGGAATCGACCCAATCTCATCGTATTCGTTCCGCAACTGCGTGGCGATGTCCGACATGTCGAGGTTGTCGTTGGGGTCGAACTGATTAATAAACGAGGCCACCGTTTGCGCAGCATCTGACTCGTCCAAAAACCGCGTAGCTGTCGTCTTGTGCTTGTATGGTATCGTCATCGTCACCCAAACAGGATGACGCGCTTTGAGTAAATGGTTAGCGGAAGTGATTCGCGTGTCCGGGCCTTTTATCCAGTCATGAATGGAATTGAAATCTCGCAGAGACTGGTATGCGACCTTCAGGTTCTTCCCGTCGAATTTGTCCATCTGCGTCAGGTACCCGACACGGATGAAAGTAACGGCTTCCGCCGACTGTCCTTTCTCCGGATTGATGACCTCAACCTGATATTCAGAAGTGCCAAGAACAGAGCCCGCGATAGGGGTCCCGTTCACGCGGTTAGTGAACCGCAACGTTCCCGTCGAGGGGTCAATGAGGTCTGCGTCTGCGCTGTCCGGGTCCGTGATTTCAACAGAAAGAATATCCTGCTTGGGCCTCCCGGAAAGAACCATGACTCCCGACTCACTGATACGCCGCGACGTTCCCGGTGGAATGTGGGAGTAAGCGGGGTTGGTGCTGTAAGCCGCAATCCTCTCGTACACCATCCCGGGACCCGGGTCGAAATCCAGTTGGTCGAAATCAGGAGAGAACCATCCGATGGAATAGCGAACCTCGTTGTCGAGCATCTCATCCGACGCTTCCGGAAATGGCGTCTGCTCGCTCACGAAAATTTCGTGGTCTGTCACTCGTACAATCTGGAAGCCTCGGGGAACTCCGATGATGCCATCCCGCAGGAACAGTATGTGCCCAGCTTGCACGCCCAAGGACGTGAAAGTTGCGGTGTCGTACGTCAGTTCCGGGTCTCGGAATACATTGATAACATTGTCCGGCCGCGGGTAGAGGCCACCCACAACCCCGCTTTCTTCCACCCGGATGAGAGGAATCTCAACATAGGTGTCGTAGAACCCTCCGGTGTGCAGCTGGATGTGCCGCGCTATCTCCGTCTTCTTGTCCCGAATCATCTCGGGCTCACCCATCCCAACCGTGAATGTCGTCTCGATATCAGGAAATCGCTCCAGGAGAGTCGCGTCACACGAGCGATTATTGATGAGGTTACGAACCGTGATAGCAGTACGTGCCCTGACAATCAGGTCTTCCGTCGCTTCAGTACCCGTCCCACCTTCCGCTTCCTCTTTGTTCTCTGCGTAGGAGAAGTAAGGAATGCCGCCTGGTGCCTCAACTTGATAGAAACGCCCTGGCGTAATGTCGTACGCGGCATCCGCACGCGCAGCACGCAATGGCACCGACACCACATAATCAATGAGCGTCCCCTTTGCATCGAACTGCGGCAACATGGAGCTTCCGGCAATCACATAAGGGTCCGATTCCGCATCAATGTAGAACGCCAAGGTCGCTGTGCGCCAGAACTTGGTGTCCTTGGTGATGTTGACGGTCGCACGCTCACTGAAATGCAAGAGACCAGTCACGAATGAATAGGAGCCGCCCCGGCGAGTGACGAACCAATTGGACATCACCTCGTCCACCATCTGGGCGTAATCCACGGGGTCTCCCGTCAGCGTGCCGCCTTCGGAGAGGTTTTCAAGCTCCTCTTCGATGAGCATGATGGATTGCGACACACTGATGCGGTCCGCTTCCCCGCGAAGGTAGGCGTAAAGGTAGGCGAATGCCTTAACCGCCAGGTCCCGTAACGCTCCCCCACGGTTGAAGTCCCCCTCCGGTACTTTCTCACTCAGGTATTCAGCGAGAAAAAGTTCCGCATCATCGATGTCGCTTTGCGACAGTGTGATTTGTGCCATCCGCTTACCTCGTAGCCAAATCCATCAGGCGCAACGTCAACCGCTCTTCTTCGCGGTTAACGATTTCGACCCAAATTTCTACCCCATCACCCTGGTCATTCAGCTTGAAACCAATCAGTCGTGCGTTCAGTAGACTCTCGTTGGCGTCGTAGTCTCCTTCGAGGTCCTGCTCTCGCACTTGCTCATTCGTCTCATCAATCGAAACCGTGATTACGTCCTGCACCTCAGGGGAGCGAAGACTCAAGTTTCCGCCGACCATGTTAGCGAATTCAGTTCCCGCATCCGGGTCTCGCGGGTCACTTCCCAACGGAGTCATAAACGTTTTTGCCCATCGATTAACCAAGGCTTGCGGTCCTTTGACCTTGAGCGCGGCTTTGAACCCGAACGTGAAGACCTTCAGACCTTTGGATGCGTCTTGCGGAACTGGTTGAAAGTGAATGTCGTAAGGCATCAGTAAAGCTCCTCGGTATCCACTCCGCCACCTCGACTATCCGCAAGCGTTGTAGCCGAGGTGTCTTCCGGGTAGTCCGCAGGCACAATCGTTGGGTTCTCCAGAGCCACTTCAAGCTGCTTCCCTATCCCCTGGCGCTGCTTCTGTACAATACTCTCGTTAGCTGCCCGAGTGGCCGCCTCATCTCGATAGTCTGCGCGAGACTTGTTGATTTCCTCGTGTGTACGATGCACCCCGGACAGGATATGGATCGAGGGATTTGTCATAATACCCCGAGTCACCCCCCGCGCATCTGGCCCCAACGACTGTATGATTTCCTCTACCCACTGTAACCGACCTTCAACTCCAGGCCGCTTCTTGATGAAACTGAGGTACTCATCAACATGCCCCTGTTGCGAGACGAGTTGGAAGAACGCATCCCAATTGCTCTCCTCTTGGAAATGCGGGGATACGTCCACGATGTCGGAGCCGCTGTCGATGATATGGCCGTGCATCGTATACCCCGTAAAGGAAGCGTCGGCATTCTTGCTCGTAGTATGTTCGACCGTCTGTAATTCCGGAATTGCATTCTGCAATTTGCGAACGAGAATGGCTAACGTCCGGTATTGGTAAACCGAGTAATCCCAATGCTGCAACGTCCCTTCAGTGCCGGGCGGCGTCCCCCCCGGAAGCCACGTCGCGGTCGCCGGGCGATTGCCCTGCGCATCTCCAGGCATGTATAGGGCCTCTTCAAGCCCAATTGAAATGCACGTATCGCTGAGCACTCCAGAAGAATTGATGATGTCGTTACAGTCCGCCATCACATACAGATTGCCTGCGCGGTCAATCAGGAAATGTACTGCGGTGACAGGTTGCGGGGCACTCACAAGCGCTCGGAGTGCGGACGAAAAGCGGTCCCACTGGGCATACCCTAGTGCCGTATTCGTACCGGTAGGTATCCAAACCAGAGATTCCAAGCTCCCAATCTCAACAAAGTGCGAGATGAGGCCGTTCCGCTGGTTCATCTTCCCCATCCACTTACCGCTGGACTGAAAGGCATGCCATTGCTGTCCGAACGAATGCAGAACGATTTGCTTGATTTCGCGGTTATCGTCTTTCGTCCATGGCACATACGAACCAGGAGCAGCATAGGTGTAGCGCACCTTCACGTCTGACGGAAAACCTTCTGAGTTCAACACGCGGTTGCGCCGCGTAACTTCCGGGGAAGCCAGAGTCCCCGCATTCAGGAAGCTCATGACATTCTGGTAGAGGTACCCGGAGAAGTCTCCTAGTACCTCGAGCCAGGAAGGGGCGTCAGGGGCTCCTGTCGCATCCTCCGCGTTGAAGATAGTGTGGTCTGCCAGGTACTTACCCGACGTCAGATTCTCTTCTTCTGCCGCGAGCAGCTTCTCCAGCTGGTTATCCGTCAACGCCATCAGTACTGCCCGCGCTGTATCCGTTGAAGGTCGTTAGTGAACTTCCGCTTGCGGTAGCTCAACTGTCCTTGGGTCAACTGATGCTTACGCATGAGCTGCTGATTCGTCATCGGGCGCTGGTTGTTATACCCCGTAATGTCCTCAAAGAGTCGGCGATTGGTGGGGCTGAGCCCGTGATAGTAAAAGTCCACAACCGGCTCTTGTGTCTCATCTCCTTCAATGTACGCACCCTCGGATTCCACCAGTTCGCGACGAGCAAATGAGTGCTGAAAGTCCGTAACCTTACGCTGGGGCCACCCAAGTTGGTCCGCCATCTCGTCTACGGTAGGGTCGCGCCCTAACGTATCCACCAAACGATTCTGTGCAATCTGGAATGCATTGTAGTTGAGCTGCTTATTCTCCGGCAGACGTGCCACGTTCTGGTACGGGTAGACGTGCCGTGAGAGTTTTCTAATCTGACTCGTAACGTGAGTGGCGACCGCAGCTCCGCGATTGGGGTCGTACTTCTTCAACGCATCAACAGTGAGCATCCGCGCTTTCGATTCTAGTGCAGGCCGCGGAACCGTCGACCCCCACTTTCCCACCTCTTTTTGGATGATGGGGTTCAACTCATGAAGCAACGCATTCAGCGTGGAGGGGTCCTGAAAACGCTTCTTTCGGGCCTCATGCCACAGTTCAAGGTCACGTTGATGTCGATTTTGCATCGTCATGTCTACAATTGCGGTGTTGCGTACCGCCCCTCACCACGTACGATAGCACGATAACGCCGTAAAGCTGTATCCCAGTCCTGCCGTGTCTGGGGCACACCAAAACCTGCTGTAATTATATCCCATGTGCCGTCTGCGTTCGGCGGATAGTCCGGAGCGTCCCCTACATTCGTGATTCTCTGGATAATCGAATCCGCAGGATTCCCCGGTCCCTGGAGAAAAGCATCTATGCGCCCCCAGAAAGTTGCGCCTCCCCGAACCTGCCCACGTCCTCCAGCACGAGTAGAACTAAAGAACGAGGTATCCATTCCTTTAACGACTCCCCCTTCCTTCGCTAAATCTCCAATACTCTTCCCGTGCCGAAGCTCTACGAAATCCCGTAAGGTACATACCGGGCGTGCGATGTACAGCATCGCAGCATCGGCCGAACGGAATTGGTCATAGAACTTGGGCTTCGGAGTAGTGAGAACACCCTTGGCGTAGTCAAATGCCGTGCCACCGCTCGGGTCCAGGGGCTTACTATCAACATCCGTCACCGCAACGGTCTCTTCCCAGTCGAATGCCGCCTTTTTGCGCACGCTCGCAAAGAAGACCTGACGGTAGAAGTCATCAGCAGTGCTCCACCGCTGGAAGACCTCTGCGACATCAGGGATGGGCTCCGTAGGCCCGCAGTCGTAATTAGATACTTCCTGCTCCGCCACCGACTCCTCTACGCCTTGACGCAGAATCTTGATGAACTCCGGGAAAGACCTACAGAACGCGAAATTGATGGACGTGGACATATTCGGGGAGCCCGCAGCTGCCGACAAGTTATGCGTCACCTGCGTGACATACCCGAACACGTCAAAACCCGAGGTCTTCTCGTCGAAGATGACTGCGGGGAAGCCTGGGACGATATAGGGATTGAATACCGTCGTGACGCCGCCTGCACGCTTCTCGAAGCGAGAACGGTAAAACTCGTAGCGAGCGTAAAGGCGGAACAATCGCCCGAGCGGACTATTGACGCCGCCCGCCAAACTAGCTTCCGAGAATACACTCTGAAGCGCATCTTCCGCAGGGGCGTTAGTTTCAGCTTGCGGCTGCGCATCTGTGTCTTCCGGCTCGGCCACTGCGGGAGTTTCCTCAACCGTCTGTGGCGGAGTCAGGTCTCGAGACTTCCACTTGGTAAACGCCGCTTTAAAACGTTTCCAGGACTTCGTAGCACTCTCGTGGATGGTGACTCCATCCGAACGGTAGACGTTATCGTCCCCGGGCTTGAACTTGAACTTCCAAATGAGGGAGCCGTCCGACGCACCAAATTTGAATGCTAGAATCCCACGCTTCGTGTTCACATTAGACAGGTCATTGGGGTCCCCCGGGGAACCGGTAACTTGCTTCGGACGTTTCACCATGTAGTGGTGTAATAGTGCGATTCCCATCTTCAGGTTATCGTCGGGGTCCAGACGATTAACCTGGTCCAGAGTGCGCCCTTCCCACCCAAACTTTCGCTTCGCCAATTTGTAGGCGAATTCCACGGTATCTACGGTGCGCTTGCTCTTACCCGTATGCGGATTCGTCCACTCCCCGGCAACCTGGAGCTGCATCAAACCGCCGCCCCCGTCCCACGAAATGTTGTTCGGAACAAATCCTGATTCCCGCTCCACAATGCCATACACCATCGCCGCCGGAATGTTGTACTTCCCCGCATACTTGGAAACGATAGGCTTCATCGCCTCCTTGATTTTCTTACGCCCCATCCGGTTCCAGTCTCCGGCTTCGTACGCCGTCTGGGCAGACGCTTTGTATTTCTGCTCCAGAATGTAGAGCCACGGAGGAGCATTCCGCTGCTCGGTAACTGGTCCTTTGTAAATCTCTTCTGGATATATCAAGAAATTCTTGGTGTTCTGCTTGGGGTCTGTCAGGTAGAGCTCCATGCGCTTTGCGACTACGGGAGGATACCCAGTAGTCAGAAGCTCTCCCACTAGAGCCTGGATACTTCCCTGAGCTTGTGCTGACACAATATTCGACATGTACTTCTCGCCCAGGTAGAGCCGCGTCGGCTGCGACATGTACCCTTCCTGGAACGTGTACTGCGTAATCATCGACGGGAAAATCATGTTACAGCGGGGCGGGATGGCAAACACGCACTGAGGCTTCACGAGATGATGCAGAATACCTCCGAAAGTATTCGCGCTATTGCGGATGACGCTGCCATTCTTCCGACGATTCGCCGCGCCCTTCAACAACCCTGTTTTCTTTTGAATACTCACAACGGGCGGACCCGGAATCGTGACGATCTCGAAGAACATGGTGCTATAGATGGTCTGCAACAATTGCCACATGCTGCCGGAATGTCCGATGCTCTGTCCCAGATGTTGTTGGAGTGCGTTCATCACCTCCGTGGATTGCGTCGCTTTCAACAACGGGAAGCAGCCCTCAATAGACTTTGCGTCGTCACTATCGAAATAAGGAAGTCCCGCCCACCGCCGCCGGAAGTCCGTTAAGTTCATCCAACGCGCAAAGAAATTGCGTCCAGCGACTGAAGCTGCATTAGCGGGGAGCTTCCCGGGCTCCGCGGTACTCGCACTCTCCGCCGTCACATCAATTGGGGCGAGCAGAGCCTTGAATACGTTCGACACAAACTCAAAGGGGCTGCGGACAAAACCCTCTGGTCCCGTCGAGACTGTGCCACTGTCCGAACTCTCCGTCTGGCGCACAAGCCCCTCGAGAAACAACGATGCCGGGTAGTAGACCATAGACTGCGAGTACAGGTTGGGGTTCTGCGCCGTAGCAGGAGAGGAGTTGACCACGATGTCGTCAACCGCCGACATGTAGTAGAAGTACAGTTGCTCCATGATTTGTGTCTGAGCGCGGCACTGTACCTCAATGAAACGGCTCGTCCCCATGTTGGTGTATGACCAGCCAACAATCTCAAACTCCGCCAAGAATTTGAACTCGGGATTCGACGGGTCAAACCACTCGTCCAGGTAGAAAACCTCAACCTGAATGCGGTCCTCAAATCCAAGGCGCTGAAGGATTACATGCGGCACCATGGTAATGCGCAGTTCCGGGATTTGCCACACCCCAAACTGGCACTGCACCGAGACTACCGGAACCTCCACGCCGTTGAAATAGACCAGCCACGCCGCCTGGTGCGGGACATTTACGGTGTAATTAGTGAAGTCTCGCTGCGCCATCAGCCACCCCGCTGTTCGACGTATGCAACCATCAGGATTATGGCACACCTGGCTGCTACTCGAAACACCGGGTTGAGCGACTGGAGGGCACTTTTCATGAGGGCAAGATGCTGCGGGCTTACAGCGAAATCCAACAGCGAATTAGCCACGTTCAGGTAGTCCCGGTCCCAGGCCACAAGCTCCCTGTCAATGGGAATGCTGTTGCGTTTCTCACAGATGGTCACCTGTAAAGTGCGCTTCGCGTTATTCAGCTCGGTGAAAATGGGGCCGAGGTTACTGCCTAGCGTACGGAGAATGACCTCTCGGGTCTGCACGGCCACGAGAGGGGTATCTACAATATGCGTCAACAAGCGGCCACGAAGAGACTCCGAACCCGGCACTAAAGAGTAGGCCCGGGACATCACGATTTCGATGGGAATCATGGGACCTCGATGACAGCGTTTGGTCACCGGCCCTACCGGACGTCCAGAAGTGTTGAATTCCCACTCGTACGGCATCAGATTCTACCCCAGACGACGGGAATCTCCTTCGTCGCAATCTGCCCATAATTATCCGGACCAGTGTACCGGATAACTACTTTGGTTGCCACCGGCCACGGCAGCGTTTTCTGGATGTAGAAAGTGAGTGCGTGACCTTCTGTGCGCCGAACTTTGCTGTTCACCCCATCGTAGGGAGCTACGAAAGCGCTCCCATCATACGCAAGATTGTACGTGCCGCCACCGTCTTCACTAATCTCAACCTGGGTACCAGGGAAATCAATCCAGCTAGTGAAGCAATACGTCGTAAACTTGAGCGTCACGTCTGTCGGAACGTTCACGCTCTTGTCCAACGGTCGAGAAGTCAGGAAACGCGGCTCCGTCTTCGGGTCACCATGTCCGAACTGGGACTGCCCGAACGGAATGATGCCGAGACCACCGATAAATCTGTCGACCATTCATAGCACCTCTAGGGAAGTATAGGTGCTATCTCCGGCGCTTACGAGGCTTTTTGGCAGGCTTCTTCTTGGGCTTGGGGGCTTCAGCCTCTTCTTCAACGCCGTCCTCGTCGTCCTCGTCGTCCTCGTCGTCATCCAAATCGAAAACGACAATCTTGGCCTCGATGAAGTTCTCCAGGTCGCGTGCCGCAATCACATCGTCTGGAATCAACGAGAACTTGATTTGGTACGGAGTAAACTCGACCTCTTCCTGGAGAAGCTCTTTGTACTGCTCATTTTGCTCCTCTTGTTCCTTGACCCCCTCGGGGAACTTCTTCTTGAGCTTCTTCAGTTCCTTGTCAAAGACTATCTGGTCAGCGATGTCATACGACTGCGCACCTACAGGACCCCGCATGATTGGACGATTCTTCTCGTCCTTGTCCGCATGCTTCTTGCAGAGTTCGATACGCGCCTCTTCCCACTCCTTGACCGCATCGCTCGGTTTTCGCGCCTCTTCCAGAGCTTCGATGAACTCCTTCAATTTATTGCGGTTGCGCGCAACGGCGTACGCTAAGCGCTTGTTCTTAGCATCGCCGTACCGTCCAAGCGCCATATTCAAGTTGAGAACATCGAGATTCGTGAGCGTCTTAGTTACAGGCATTCCCATCTCCTTCTTGCTTTACAGCCGTAAAGGGATGTTAACCACGCTAAACGCGATTTGTCTAGTAAGAAACCACGCCTAGAGGCTAAAAATACTTATTGCCGTCGATGTCGACTGTCGACTCAAACTCACCGGTTGGAATGGTAGCAAGATTGTCGAAATTATTATTTTTAATTTGGCCGTTATTGGGGCGCTGCCCCGCAGTCGTCCTGTTCGAGCCTACTGCGGTATGCTCCGCGCTGGATGACGCCGTAATAATGTTGCCGTGAATAATAAAGCCCTGCGGCCCAGCGTGAGTCCCGCTATTCTCAAAATAGATCCCGTGACCACCCCCTGTACCGTCGTGGTCCAGAGCCGAAATGGTGTTATCTACAATCTTCAACCTATACGGAGAATTCGCAGAATCGTTCTGTATCCAGATGCCGTTCCGACAGTCCCAGGCTCCGAGATGGTTATCCGAAATTTCCATATCGTGAGCATAACGTCCAACTTCGAGAAGCCCACTGGTACCCGCGGCACTCACGTACCCGATGTAGCGGCAATAGTAGTGGTTGTCAGTAAACAGAATCTTAGCGAGATTGAACCGCGTCAAGAAAGTGTTATTGGTCCACTTGGACGAAGAAGCATATTCACATTTGAAGTGATTGTTCGCCACCCGCACTTGTCCGCGGTCCCCGTAGGCACTCCCGTTGCTCCCCCCGATATCAAGCACTGTCACCGGATCGCTGAGCGTGATGTCAAGCGTGTTGTTCTCGACGACGCCGCGATTCACACCGCCGTTCCCCCCTAATGAAGTTGCGCCACCGAGGTAAATACGACAGGCATCGTAGGACCCAGAAGCCCCAAAAATCTTGTTTCCCTTGATTTCGAAGTCATTGGTTTCGGTGCTGCTATTTGGAACATAAACGAAGTACCCAGTAGTACAACTGGGATCGTAGTTGTTGAGAATCCTAAAGCGATGGGACCCCGCACTTATATAGATGAGGTACTTGCTATCGCTCACCGGTCCGGATGCAAAGTAACAACCCGAGATTTCAACATCGCTAGCAGAACTCAAATAGATGACTGCCGTGCCGATAGTCGCCTCGTTGAACTGGCAGTTACGAATCACACTGCGGTCAGCGCTCGTCCCCAGACGGATGATATAAGGTGCGCCAGACGCGGACCACCCGGTCCCCCGGAATTGCACATTTTCGATAATGCACGCAGCGTTGAAATCAAAGAAGCAGTCCGCGTCGTCCGCAGTGAAGTCGATGATAGTCGAGTTAGGAGCCGCGCCGATAATACGAATCTCCTCGGAGATGACAGTCGAAGCCGTCCACGAAATTTCGTGCGTTCCCTCTCCAAGGAAAATGGTGCCCCCGGCGCGTTCCGTATTTACCAGGTGCTCCAGTAGCTCCTGGAGGTTACTCCCAGCCCTAACGAAATAGGTATCCCCGAGGTTGGACCAGTACTCCCCGATGAACGCCTTCTCTACTTCATCGATTTTGAAGCGGTATTCTCCGCCTGAGGTATCCAAATCCCAGGTCATGAAGACAGTCCTTTTGTGTGGACGAGTATTGCTACTCTAGTGGAAAGCTTTACGGGGTAAGGGCTGGTGCACATCCATCAGTCACTGATTAGTCCAGGACTTCGGTGGCATCCAACGTGGCCGACCAGGAGATGCCGATTCCGGCAAGATTCTCCCCCGTGACGCGCACTCGGAGGTTACCCGCGTTGACATCTACGTCCACGTCCCAGTTGCTCGGGTCACCCGTCCCACCGTCTTGCTGGGCAAAGTTGTTGCGGTTTTTACCGAAGACATTAGAGTCGTCGGCCACAAAGTCAAGCTCCCAACCAGAGAAGGTATCCACGCCGTCAACCTTCCCGATGACCACCAGCTTGCAAGCATAGACCTTGTTGGCCGTCAGAGCCAAGCCCGTGGTACCAGTGCCGTTCTTCAACGTCGTCTGCGTCGCATCCGACGTCTTGTGGAACAGATGCGTCCGGCTGCTCTGCGCGTCTCCGGCGGCAGCATTCGCACCGGAAGAGACCGCCACCGAGTCAACCCAGCTGTCAGCAGCATCCGCACCGAAGAAGTAGGAGCTCTTAGCATCAAAGTTCACGCTCTTATCAGCTGCGATATTCACGTCACCGCCACTACCGCCAGTACCGACTGCCGCGTCAATATCGATATCCCCGCCATCCGTGCCATCGTCCAACGTCTGGAAGGTCAGGGAACCACCCGTCGCCTTGATATAGGAGGCCGCGGCAACATCCATCTCCATCTTCTCGATAGTCGCATCGAGGTAGATGATATTCGAAGTGTCATTCGCCAGGATGTTGAAGTTCTGGCCGCTACCGGCGAATCCGGAAATCAGGAAGCCGTCCGAATCATCGCTGGTGATGTTCCCGAGAGCGACCTCCATGCTGAACGCACCATTCAGGTCCCACTTGAGGTCCTTCAAGTCGACGGTCACGGTGGCAGCCGCAGCTCCGAAGTTCTCGTACGCCTCGTTGAGGTCCGTAGTGCCCGCACTCAGGTACGCCTGGGTAAGCGCGTTGAAGATGGAGACTTCACCGAAATAAGTCTCGTAGTTGTCCCACTCTGCGGCGGAACCATCCGAGAGCAACACGTAACCTTGCGCCCAAGTGGACCCGCTGTTGCCGTTATCTACGAAGTGGATCGTAGCATCCCCGTTTGCGCTGGTAGCCGAAATGAGAACCGTCGAGGAGGGGTTACCACCACCCGCAGCTCCGGTATTATTCGCACTCAGCGTCAACGCCGAAGTGGAATTATCGCCGGTATTCGTAGCCTTGACCGCCATATCAACGCTTGACGTATCCGTGTCTCCCGTCACGCTGAAGAACGACGATGACGCTCCGCTCGTGCGATTTGCGGTGACCTGAATGTCCCCATTTAGGGTGTCTACGGTCGCATCCGCAGTTCCCGAAACATCAACATTGAACGGCTGCCCGCTAACCGGGGTAATGGAAACACCCCCCGCAGCTGTACCTTGGATAATGGTTGTGGCATTTCGTTGCACCTCAAACAAGTCCGCAGCAGTAGCGTCTTCGTTGTACCGAATTTTAAAGTCGTTGTCGGCACGTAGAGTTACGTTACCACTCCCCGTCGTAGCACTCGCCCGGAGCAAAATGTCCGAATCTCCACTCCCAGTATTCGTGCTGTAAAATGAAATCCCCGAATTCCCCGAACTGGCGTTATCCACCTGAGCGCCAAAAGTAGCGGCGTCTGTCGCGTGGGAAACATCAATCTGCGCGTACACTCCCTGGAACCCCGCAGAGATGTTTCCAATATAAAAATCAGAAGAGCCTCCATTTGCGTTGAACGCGATATCCCCACTGCCGAAAGTGGCGAGAGTCGCAGCACCTTCTTTGATGGTGAATGTCTTGCCGCCTGCGGATGCGTTGTCAAATGTGACAACAGCATTGTCCACAGCACTGGCGGTGATATTTCCCGACGTAGCAGTAGCAAACGCCAAGTTACCACCGGCAACCGACCATCCCGAATCCGCATCTGCGGTCATTGTGATTGCGCCGCCAGTCGCTGATGACCCAATAACTGCATCGATAAGGACGTTACCGCCGTTCACTCCACTGGTAGTCGTCGAGAGCGTAAGGTTCGCACCTGCAACGGTAACGTTGGATGCCGCGGTAGAATCGAAACTAAAGTTGCCACTTGAAATGTTGACATCGAAAGACCCAGTAGCATCAAAATCAAAACCCCGAGAACCGGCGTTGAAGTCCAGACCACCGGCACCATCACTCGCGGTAAACGAGATAGCGACATCCGCCAAAGAAGAAGCGACATCGATTTTTCCCGCCGCGTCTACGTCAATACCGCCCGCCGTAGCGTTCACATCGATGGCGTTCGTACCAGTTCCCGAAGACTCGATAGTCAGGACATAAGCCCCCGCACCAGAAACCGCCAGGTCCAGATTTGCACCCGCCGCTTTCAGCCAGGAATTGTTGACGGAATCCAGGGTCACGCTCGCAGTGCCCGCAGCGTCGATGTCAAGACCATCGCCTGCGGTCTGCGGAGTCAGGTTATCGCTTCCGTCCTTGTCCCACAGGCTCTCACCGCTGATAGCCGAATAGAGCTGCCCGAGAGCGTTGAAGATGGAGACCTCACCGAAGTCGGTCTCGAAGGTATTCCATTCCGCGTTCGTACCGTCACTCAGAAGCACATAACCCTGCGCCCAACTGGAGCCGTTGTTGCCCGCGTCATAGAACTTGACCCCGCCGGAACCAGCCTGAACCAGCGTATCAGAAGTGGTGTACGTGGCTCCAATCGTCAAGGTCGAAACCTGAGCCGTGTGCTCACCAATACTGTAACTGAAGTCCGCACCAGTGACTGCGTTACCGCCAATCTTCACGTACCCCGTCGTGCCGGTCAGCGGGATTGTGTACGCATTCAAAGTGGCGTCGGCTGAGCCGCTGTTCTGCGCGTAGATGTCGAGGATGACCGGGTTCGTGTTGTCCGTTCGGAGAACACCGAGGATGGAGTCACTCGCACCTTTGATATCAAATTGACCTTGGGCCGTAACATCGAAATGACTCCCGGCATTGACATCCACGATTCCCGACCCAGAAGTCAGAACCAGATTGTTTCCGGAACCGTTTGCCGACAATTGAATCTGGCCGTCCACGGTCTGGAAGTTGACAGCACCGGTGCCCGCCAAATACCCGTTGATGTTGCCCGAACCCACCGTATAGAAGTTAATGTGACCGAGAGCTGTGTCTGTATTGTTCAACGTGATGGAGCCATTACTCGTATCGATGGTTACGTTGCCGCCCGCATCGATGTCGATAGCGCCAGCCGAGTCGATGTCAATAATGCCACTGGTAGCTGTACCGAGAATTAAGTTAGCGCCGGTCACTTCAATCGTGCTCTGTGCATTCCCCAGAATCGTGAACGAATTCCCGCCGCTAGACGCACCAACCTGTACATTTTGGGTGCCGGGAGTACTCCCCAGGTAAATCCCACCCCCCGAACTCACATCGACATAAACGTCATCTGCATCCATATCGATTTTAGTACCTACTCCTGTGGGGGCAGTAACAAGAATGTTACCGCTTGTCGTCGTGGACAATGTAAGGTTAGCGCTGTCGACGGTAAAGTACGAAGCTCCCGCCGCATCGATGCTCACGGCCGTACCAGAAGTCGTATTACCAACGTTGATGCTTTGCGCAACGGCGTTATCGCCGATGTTGATAGTGGAAGCGGTGGAACGCACATTGACAGTAGGCGCGGTCAACTCGATGGTGCCGCTACCCGTAACCGTGAAGTCTTCTACGATGGCCGTCACGTCGAGGTCACTCGTGGTGTCTCCATCCGCGAACGTCCAATTGTCGGATGCCACACTCCCCGAGGGATAAATGACAATGGCCCCAATCCCAGCGTCCAACTGGAGAAGCCCATTAGCCCCGGAATCGTACGCATCCTGGAGGTCCCAGGCCTTGATGGCGACATCAGTTCCTGAAATCTCGAGGGTCACGTCATCGACGCTCACAGCAATGTCGTTGGCCTGGAAGTCGATACCTCCTCGCGCCTCAACAGTGCCGTCACCGATGTGGAAGGTGTCACCGTTTAACGTGAGACCCGTACCGGCCGTATAGGTCCCCGCACCCGAGAACTGTGCGAACTCGAGAGGAGTCGTGTCGACCGTGATGGTACCGCTCGTGATGAGCACCCAACCAGTATCGGCGAGGTTCGAACCTTCCCCTATGAAGGTGAAACAACCGTCATGCACTTCTCCAGCCGGGGAGCCATCGAAGTCCGCGGTACGGGTCATCTTCCAGGGGGTGCCCGCATCACCTACCACGGTGAGTTCGTAGATGCCGTTGTCCGCGTCGGATGCGCCGCCACCCTCGTTCTTCACGAGAATGCGCTCACCCACCGCGAGGTCGGTAATCCCGTCAATCCCGACGCTGTTAATGGACCCGTTCGCATCCGCCTCCAGGTACGCACCTACACCGGAACCTGTTTTAGTATTGGCTGGGAGAGCGGCGACTGTGGCAACCCGGCACGCCTCCTTGATGGTGAGACCCTGCGCAACGGAATCGACGTAATCTTTGCTCACGATGTCCAGGGCATTCGTGAACGTCTTGGCCGAGTCGTACTGCACGATGGACGTGAAATCGACACTGCCGTCCCGGAGGATGACATCCGCCGCCGCAATTCCACTATCGGCAACCTCACCTCCCGCAGTCATTTCCGCAAGGTTACCCGCCACGGCACCCGCCACCTTGTCAATCTTGGCTCCCGCGCCCCCAGCTGCACCATCCAGTTCAGTCTCGGTGTAGTACCGGTTGTCGAGCTGGCCGCCGTCCAACTCGGTCTCAGTGTAGTACCGGTTGTCGAGCTGCCCCCCATCGAGTTCCGTCTTGGTGTAGTAGTCCGGCACAATGTTGTGCCACTTGCTATCCCCAGTCTGGTACTGAAGGATGTTCCCGTCCGCCAGCCCGGAGATGTTGGTATCCGTCAGCGCAGCGAGGGTGGAGCTACTCACACTGGAGTAAATTTCGTGCAGGATGCCGACGAGAGAAGTCTCGCTGGTGTCCCCAGCCAAATCGGTCCACTCGGAAGCATCGTTGGCGAGCGCGAAATTGCCCCCAAAGTTACTGCCAATGTACCCGTCTTTGAAACTGAAATCACCATCGGTTTGCCAATTGAACGCCATTTCCCAAACTCCTTGTAGGCAAGGTACGTACCTTCAGGTTCCGAATGAAGTATAGGAGGGCTGTTTTACAGCCACAAGGCACGGAGTTACGCCGTAAATTTAACGGTCCAGCGTGTAGAGTTCCGCCAGCAGGAGACGACAAGACCACCAGACGATACCATCCTGCACCCCCACCGAAATACCCAAGCGGTCCACAGAGACGATGTTGATGTCGACATCCCAATTGTCAATATGGCTGTTCGGGTCGCGCCCAACTATAGTGATGTTCTTTGAGATGAGGCGATAGTCATCGATTACAAAGTCGAGAGCGTACCCCGCTACCGCCGGAGTCAACGCGTCTTTTTCTTTGCCAACTAGATATCCTCTACCTATATATGCTCGTTCGGTCCCGAGCACGAGAGACACGAGAGCCGAACTTGTTTGCCGCCCGTAGTTCGTGAGATAGATGGGTGCCCCATCCGTATCCCGGGCATCTCCATAGAGGTGAATGTCCGTAATCTGGAGACTACCAGTAAGCGGAGGACCTCCCGCATCCCGGTAACCAGAAGCGTGTACCTTCGAGAAGTCCCAAAAAGTTCTGGCCCCTCGACCTGTGGCAGTCGAAAATTCTTGGTCTGCGACGCAGAAATCTCCGAATGCAAATGTGAACTTTTCTGCGGCGACAGCATTTAGGTGCCCTAGCTGGACCGCGGTAGGGCCGCCCTCTCCTCGAATGAATGGACTATCCCCGCCCCGAGCAAAATACTGCGGGTCGTTGACGTTGGAATTGATGATATAGCCCGGGTCGTAAATGTTCCCGTATTGAAGTTCCTCGTGCCACTCCCCGCTCATGGGCATGAGCATCCATTGGGGCACACCTCCCTCGAGTCCGAGGTACATCACTCGGCAGACCGAACCGGGTTCCGTCGTCATGCATGTAGGTGCGCTATACGCCGTAAGGCGTCCCGCGATATGGATTACGCCGTCCACCGTTGACACCAGGGCATACTTGTCTCCCGGGAGAACGCCGTGCGCAAACATGAAGGAATCGCCAGGAGTAGGCAGACTCGCCAGCGTCGGGAGGCTGAATTGAACCTGTCCTGGTGCACCCGTCCCCGTTACGAACAGCGTGTACTTGTCCGCGACGGTAACGTTGTAGTTCGCAGCTCGGAAGGAGACCTTCCAGTTGACACCGCCCGGACCCCCGCCACCGATGTTGGCTTCCACCCATGACATCCAAGCCAGCAGCTTTTCGCCCCACCCAAGTTCAGGGGTGCCCTGACTGTTGTCCTCGATGGTCTCGTTCATCGCGGGGGCACAGAGCCCGCTGACGGAGAACGCAATGCCGAAGAAAAGGAGTCGCACATCTTCTGTGGGCATTCCGGCATTTACTGTCAGCTTGGCGATGTAACCCCCACGCACCTCTGCCGCTATCGTCGCAACTTGTGAAGTAGGATTTACTACCGGGACCGCGGACCCCGGAGGTTGAATCACTTCCCAAAGATACGTGAGCCCCCCGTTCTCTGCCTCAAGAGAAACCGGGACCCCTGCGATACTCGTCGGCGCGATATCTCGGCGGGCTAACCCATAGGTGCCCGTGGTGAGCTGATTAATCCTGAATTCGGCAGCGTTGGCCATCTGCTTGTTCGCCTCCTGTACGTCTCTCTAATAATAGGAACAATCAGGTGGCCTCAAACTCTTTGTTCAGTTCTATCTCCCAATCTTCCAACGCGTCCGTGTATGAGTACGTATCCTCTCCTGCTTCAGCTGTCTGTTCGGTCACTGGACCGTATGTCGGGGCAGACGCCGTACCTTGCGGAGTAGGGACAGTCCCTCCGGTCTGCTGCTCTCCACTCGGCTTCGTCATCTTGGGACGAATATTCTGGTAGGTGGTCTCCACCAATTGATAATCGGGAGGAAGAAACGTCCCGGCATTAGTGGTCGAAAGGTCCGTTGGCTGGGAAAGTCCCCCATAAACAAGGTGCACTTTTTTAACAAGCAGTTGAAACGAAAATGGAATCGCCATTTCCATCTCAGCGTTGAGCGAGAAGTTGAAATTCAACATCGCCCCGGACACAATCATGGAGTCATAGCGGATGTAGAAGAGAAGCCCCCGTCGAGCAAGCTGCGTGCCCCGTGCGATATCCCGGAAAAGTCGGAACATCCGCATCGCCCAATCATCCTGGTAGGTGTTCATGAGCGTGCCACTAAAACTGAAGACCGGTGCCTGCTGCCCGAAGAAAAACGCTACGTAATTGTCCGAAAGGGTTTCAACAACCTGAAACTTCTCGTTGATGGGATGGTCCACCCGTTGCAGCAAGAAGTCGATGTACCCCATCCCTCCAACTTCTCGCCCGTTTCCGATGAGCTGCCGTGCAACGTCTTGGGTTTCTGCGTCAGCGAAGGAATTCAATATTTGTTTGTACTTTGCCTGTATCTGTCCCGGGTTCTTTCCGCGGATGCGCACATACATCCGAGCGAGCGAATCGAAGAACTCATGGGGCCGACCCTGGCGATGCCGCATGTACTTGGGGGTAGACGCAGGCCATGCCGCATACACTCCCTGTGCATTGGGGTCACGCCCTTGAACCTTGTTAGCCCCCTGTCGATATTGCTGCTCGAGGAAGGGCTCCGCGCCTGCAAACTGGTTGCCGGAAAGAAGGCGCTGAAGATACGCCTCGTCCGTTGCTCCGCTATTTATCTGGTCGAGAACATCTGTGATTTCTCGAGAGAGCGGGACGATGGTTGTCGTTTTTTTCGGCATTACTGCTCAACCCTGAACGGAGTGGTCACCGGGTACTCCTCAACCGTAATCGGTGAGGTCTCATTGACCAACAGGTATGCCCGCTCCACCAGCGGAGGAAGGATGACCGACGTCTCCTCTCCACCTAATGACGTGTTTCGGAGCAGCGAGTTATTGATGTACTTGACCCACGCTTCTCCTCGTGGAGGAAGGTCGGCTTTACGCGGTAAAGTCTTGAGCGGTTCGATGGCCATGTCTATGCCTGCTGTTTGTTACGGAGCCATGCTTCCATCCCGGCTTCCTTGAGTAGCATAGCACCCTCTTTGAAAGTTTGCGCCGTCTCTACATTGAAATGCTTGAACACTTCTGCGAACTCACTCTCTGCGGCCCCGACCGCCTTCTTGGATTCGCGTAACTTGTCCGCCTCAGCGCCGGTAGCCTCGCGGATAGTCTTCTCCTCTTCGGCAGCAACCGCACCTTCACCCATACGACTGAGAGCCCGCATCAAGCCAAGCCGTTCCTGCTCTCCTCCGCCTCGTGCAGCCTGGATGCGCTTGACGAGGGCTCCATGTCCCGCTGCGGTGAGCTTCTGTAAATCCGCTTCCCCCAGTTCCGTAAGACTCCCAATACGTCCGACCTCTACGCCCCCTCCCGTAATCCCCTGTATCTGCTCCATCCCGGCACGCATCTGCGTCATCGCAATCGCACCACGCTGTACATCCTGATACGCCAGAAGGCCCGCGGCCGCCGCTCTGCCGCCATAAGCCTGCATTCCCTCTTGCTGCATCATGGCCCCAAAACGCTCACGGATGTCTTCCGAAACTTGTTCGCCTCCCACGTATCCCCGCTGCACTTTTTGAAGCGCTCGCCGGTACTGAGCTCGCGCCTCGGGGGAATCTTTTAGTCCCTTTTCACGGTAGAACTCTTGACGCGACCGTTTCTCCAAATCTCGTCGCTGTTCCGTCGTCATTTCGCCGCCGAACGCCAATGCCGACATCAACATGTCACTGCCGGTAGCACGTTTGGAAAATTCACGAAACGCCTCGGATTCTCCCCCTTCTGGAATGCCCATGAGACCTTCGAACTTGCGCATACGTTCCTGCGCCCGTTCCATCTCACCCGCCGTAAGTGCATTGACCCGCGCCATCTCGGAGCCGAGAACAGTCTCCTCCGTCCGAGCTAACGCCTCTTTCGCTGCGGCATCTCCCGTCTGGGAAGCAGTCCCCAAAGCCATCGCTATCATCTGGTCCTTAACTTCAGTGGGAAGCGTCTCAAACTCTTCCACAACTTCTTCTTCGCTCCGACCAGTTCGTGCCGCGATTTCCTTGACTATCTCGTTACGCATCCCTCCCGCAGTGATATGGGTCTGCCACGCATCAACAATCGAGGCCCCTTCTTTTGCTCGGGCAGCAATCCGAGCCCCGCTCCCTCCCACAACGTGGAACGCTTCTCCCGCAGAAAGTCCAAACGCTTTCTCAACTTGCTCGTAAATATTCCCGGCAGCCTTACCTGTCGTAGAAATACCCCGAGCTTTCCGGAACATCTGCCGCGTAGGCTCTTCTCGTTTACGCGCTTTTGCTGCGAGACCTTGGTAGCGCGCCGTCATCCCTTCTGCGCCCTCAATCCCAAGCGCGGTACCGATATCCTCCGCCATCGTCAGACCCGCACCTACACGATTCCAGATAAGGTCTTCAGAATCAAAACCCCCAATAGCTCCAACGATCCCCACAGGGGTAGCCCAGTCAAGAACTCCTCCTGCCAATGGGGCAAAGGCATCCATTGCGCGAGCCGCTCCGCCCTCCACGCCTCCCCCGCGCATCAGTTCTCCGTACACATCGCGTCCGAATTGCCCGTAGTCGTAATGTTCCGCCCCCAGTCCACCGCCCCCACCTCCACGTTGGAACTGTCGTAGCGTAGCCCGTTCCTCCCATGTGCGCTGAGCACGTTGCTCTCGTCGCGTCCCTGCCACGAATTCTTCTGGGGTCCGGCGATACATCCGACCTTCTTCTCGCGCAGATTCACGGTCACGCCATTCGGTAAACGCGTCCCAAGCACGTCCGACAGGCGCAGTTACGCGTGTGAAAGAGCCCGTCATCCGGTCCTGCCACTGTTTCATTGTGACATCGGAAGGAAGGGCCGCTGCTGCCAACTGCCCGAAAACGCCTGGAGCCGCATCTCGAATTTGCTGGCGTTGGTCACGTGCAAGCTCTTCCTGGCGCCGCTCAATCATCTGGCGTTGGTTCCGCCAGTACACGGGGTCGCTAGCCTCAACCATCATCTGCTCGGCAATTTCCTGACCGAACATAGCTTGTGCCCCAACTGCGAATGCCCCAGCCCCCTGTAACCCCAACCGCTCTCCGGTAGCCTGCGCAGAACGAAAGCGCATCGCGTTCATCTGGAAAGGAGACATCGCAGCCGCGGCTTGCGACTGAATCATGCGCTGTTGCAGCGGGAACATTGCCAGAGCACCTACCCCACCCTGCTGAACCGCAGCTCCCATGTTCTGCACCGCGTTCATAATCATTCCCTGTGCACCACCCTGACCACCCATCATCTGGTTGAGCGCACCGTAGTTGACGCCCCAGCCTCCAGGCCCGTACTGGCCCGCGCCCGCTCCGAAAAGCGGCATCGAGAGCATCGCAGCTTGAGCTTGCATATTGCGCTGTGCAATCCCCTGTACGCCGCCAAAAAGCGCCTGCTGCATCGGAGAGAAGGTGCCCCCGGCAACACCTTGTCGTGCCGCAGCCCCGGCAAACATGCCGTAATTCATTCCAACCGCAGGGGCGAGTCCCGCTTGCTGGAAGGTCATCGCCCCCGGCATTCCGTACTGCTGCTGAAGCCCTTGCACAGAGGTCCCCGCAGCCCGAGAGAACATCCGCATGTTCATCGCGGCGTTCTCCATATCATTGACGTCGAATCCCAGCTGTCGGAGTTGTCCCATCTGGCGAACAACATTCACCACGTCGGGTTCTTGGGTCAGCTGCATGAAGCGGCTAACCACACGACTGACTCGGCGCAGGTTACTCTGAATTCCGGAGATACCCTGCTCCATGTCCATCAAACCCGCCTGACCCGACATCTGCGTGATGCGCATCAGGTCCTGGCGGTTGAACATATTGCCGGTCTCACGCTGGAATCCTTCGTCTCCCGCCATCCGCTGGATTCCGCCCGCCAATTGCTGCGCGGCCTCTGGGGCTAACCCACGCCCTAACGGATGGAGTTGTGGGCCAGAAACTACCCAATCACGCGACGAGGACTGCAACGCAGCTCCCATTTGGCGCTGCTCTATCTGCGGACGCATGGGCATCATGGCCATCTCACCCATGGCCGGGGCAGCTCCCGTCATCTGCGCAAGACCCGCACCCGCAACGGCCCCGATAGCCCGTCCCGCAGGCCCAAACCGACCACCCAACATTCCTCCTGCCAATGCACCGAGACCGATACCTGCACCTTGGCCCAGCGCCTGAGGCATCTGAGCCTGGAATGAGAATAACTGGTCAGCCCGCTGCTCCCGCTGCATCGCCTCTTGTTCCCACGCCGTACGGAACATTGGCTGTGGAAGCCGCGGAGTGAAGGGCGTCTGCGCCATCGGCATGATAGGCATCGGAGCAATAGGCGCTATCGAAGGGGGAGGTGCAGGAGGACGGAACACTCCAGTCGAAGGTGGTGTCATCGTCAGCGGGGAAGGGAGCATTCCTCCTGCGTACTGTTGCGCCCCCGGCATCGTCCCGGCCATCATCGCTGCCTGATAGACGCCCATGGACTGCTGCTGCTGAATCTGGTGCAACTGTTGTTGGAACTGTTGCCCAAACGAAAACGCAGAGCCACCTCCCAACGCTACCGGGGTCGTATGTTGTGCTTCCGCAAGTTGCTGACTCGCTTGCTGGGAGAGTCGAGCCGCGATGTCCGAAGGGGTAGAAACCTGCGGCTGCTGTCCTGGCATCAACCCGAGGTTCGCCTGCATAGGGTTGTAACCATTAGCCATCAGCCTTCGTCCTCGTCGTCCTCATCATCTTCACCAGTAGGGATATCCTTGTCTTCAACCGTCATAGCCTCTAACCGCTTGAACATGCGTGCAATATTGATTGCCTCTGCGGCTTCCTCAGCACTACGACGTTCGCGTCGAGTGGTGTACTCGAAATTATACCTGAACTGGTAAAGCTCTTCTTTGTAAGATTCTAAGAGGTCATCTATATCCTTACTCTTGAGTCCGGCGATGACTCCCAGCATCCGGACAAAGAGCGACACGAGCGTGAACTTCTCGTTCCGCTCTCGGAGAATAGACTCCGCCAGAAGTTGTTCCTGAAACGAGCCGCCTTTAGGCAAGGGAGCATTATGCACGTAGGCATACGCCCGCGTGTGCCCCATTGCCGAATTTAAAAATCCTGCGGGGCACCCTCCGCGAAGACAGCGCGAATCTTCTCGTCAAACTCAAAAACCAACGCCATAAGTCGAGCCACAACCGTGTCGTTCAGCTTATCGACCATCTTCAAGCGCTGCTCGAACGCATTGTCAATCTCTTCATCGCTGGCTTCCATCGGGTCATCTACATGGGGATATTTGCGTTTCCCGACAGACACCAGAGACCCGACCATGTTGTAGCGACTAATGAAATCCTGGATAGATGCTGGAAGGTCTAACCGCTTGTTCTCCAGCTCCTGGTAAACCCGACGCGTATCTAGGTAGAGCCGCGTACGCAGTCGTACCGGAATACGGCCCATATAGACGGTCTCTTCGTGGTACCCGTCTACGGTGACACTCTCCTGAATTCGGAGCGCTTCATCCTTGGATACCCCGAGAGTTTCGAGATTCTCTCGATACCGCTTCGCCAGTTCTTGGGGACTCTTGGGTTTCGGGTTTTCGATGTCGTCAAGGGCATCATCTATCTCCGCCAGCGATTCCTCAATTTTCTCCGCCTGTCCCTCCTCCATCTCCGGAGCTTTCGGAGTTCGCGGCTCATTATTGGGGGGTCCAGAGAAGTCCGAATCATCCCCAATCCGGGGACGCCCATCCTCACTTGTTCCAGCCATTAGGTCCTCCTTGCGCGTTTACGGGACACTATACACAAAAAGGCTGGTATAAGAAAGTCCACAACCGACCCGAGGGGTATCTATGCGGTTTATCGAAAAGCTACGTAACTGTGATGCGTGTCTGGAGTTAGCAGCCACCCGGACCCAAGTAGTCCCGGGGGAAGGACCTATCCCATGCCCTATCGTTTTCCTCGGAGAAGCCCCTGGACGGCTAGAAGATGAGAAAGGGAGTCCCTTCTGTGGTGCCTCCGGGCAATTATTGCGTGCTGACGCCTACGTCGGTGGGCTCCGCGCCGGGGATTATCATATCCTCAACATGCTGAAGTGTCGTCCCCCCGAGAATCGAGACCCCACGTTAGAGGAACTCAAGAATTGCCGCCCCTTCCTGCTACACCAACTGAAGGTCATCAAGCCAAAAGTCATCGTGTGCCTGGGGAAGTACGCACAGGCGTTCGCCTTGCATCAACCCCCCTACAAAATCGGCGTTACCAAGAACGCCGGAAGAGTCGTCAACTTCCGATGGGACTACGGACAGAAGAAAGACGTGGTAGCGCTACTCACGTTTCACCCTGCGTTTGTCATGCGCAACCGCGGTAATGAAATTGAAGACGCCTTCATCTCGCACTTCCGGAAGGCCAAGAGATACGCCAGGAGATTGTAACCGTGTACTGCCCAGAATGTGAAATCATTCTGCCCTACGACAAAGCACCCGAAATAACAGCGTGCACCGTCTGCGGGCAGCCTTTGCAGGCCACCGTGTCGGATGTCTTTGAGCACGGCAAATACGACCTCGCCAAAGAGAAACGCCCCACTCAAATTAGAATGGCGCAAGACATAGAGGCGATTCTCACCACGAAGCGTAACCAAACACTTCTCGCTGAAGGAGGCACCGGAATCGGCAAAAGTTTTGCCTATTTGGTCCCTTCTCTCCTTCGTCTCCAAGGGCACCGAATAGTAATCTCGACGTCTACTAAGGGACTACAGCACCAGCTCTACTACAAGGACACGCATACTTTACTGCGTAAAATGGGCCTGAGTCCTGCTACGGCACTTCTCTATAAAGGCGCAGACAATTACGCATGCTGGAAGTTAGCCAAGGAAGTCCCGGAAGAGGACAAGAAGGCGTTTGAGACCTTTATCGCCATCGCACGGGAAAAGCGTATTCCCGCCGATATCACTGACTGGGATGGAACGCGCCCCTGGTGGTGGCCGAAAGTTTCAGTCAAGAACTGCACAGGCTCTAATTGCCGATACTACGAGGATTGCCGACTCCACCCGGAGAAGGCACAGCTCCTTATCGTCAACCACTACCTACTCGCCATTGACCTCTCGAGAACCCCTGGATGGTTACTGGGGCACTACGACACACTCATCATCGACGAAGCGCACAAAGCGCCCACCGCTTTTCGGTCAGCGTTCACGAAGACCATGGGGCGTAAAGGTATCGAACGCGCTATCAAGAGTATCGAGAACAACGAGCTTCTTCAGGTTGCCATCGACGACGCAGACGTCATGTCTTCCCGAGAAGCGGTAAAGCGACTCAAGAAGCTCAAGAAGTTCTACGACACCGCGGAGAATCAGGCCGCCCAGTACCGCGACAACGATACCGGCATTATCAAGGACCGGAATCACGTGCATTCGCTGATGAACGCCATCTTGCTCCAAGCAAAGGACAACCTTAACAAGTTCATCGCCACTACGCGACAGCTACATCGTGTATACATCCTGAACGAGCAGTACGATGCGGTGATTCAAGACCCCGGAGAAGTTTACTACTGTCTTTCCGAACTGCGGCAAATCGTAAACGTTATACAAAACATGGCGGAGTTCGCCATCGCCGCAGGACATCTGAAACCCAAAGACATGAATGAGATCGTTTCCGATAGCCGCCAGGAAAACGCATCTCTCCTGGACCAGCCGCAGGGGGCTTTAGTTTCCAACTATGTTCTCACAGTGGAAACCGGTAAATTCGTTTTGCAACCTATTGAGATTGGAACCTTGGTTGGGCCACAACTCGAAGCAGTTCACAAAAAAATCATCATGTCCGCGACCCTCGCGCTAGGAAAAGACTTCTCGTTCATCCGAGGAGAACTTGGGTTGCCGGAGGGTGAGGTAACAGAACGCATATACGAGAGCCCCTTCGACTTGCACAGACAAGCAATGCTCTACATGCCTCGCCACATCCCACTTCCCGCGCAGATGAAGGCCGACCCCGACATCCGGGAGCAGTGGATTCGAAGTGTCACAGAAGAGATTGTCTTCCTGACGAATGTCACCAAAGGGGACGCTTTCGTACTCTTCACTGCGCGCAGCGACCTGGAGGAAGTGCTAGCTTTACGGCGTACAGACCCCCGCTTCGCACAACCAGACGTGCACCTCGTTGTTCAAGACGGAGACGCGTCCCACGCACTCGACCGCTACCGCGAAAACGACCACAGCGTCCTCTATGGCCTGAAGACCTTCTGGGAAGGCGTTGACGTAGTGGGAGAGAAGCTACGTCTCGTCATCATCCCGAAGTTCCCATTCCCACACGTCAACGACCCCGTAATCTCCTCTCTCAAGGAACGCGCAGGAGACAACTGGTTCACGGAAGTCTACATCCCACGAATGGTGTTCGACCTGAAGCAAGGGGTTGGCAGGCTCATCCGCACCAAGAAAGATTTCGGGGTCGTGGCAATCCTCGACCCCCGTATCTGGACCGGAACTTCCAACGACTCTCGGCACCAGAAAATTATCGAACATATCTCTGCTATTTCGGACCCGACAAAACGAAAAAGTATGGGGTACGGAAAGAAGGCTGTCCTTGCCACCGGCTACACCCGACTCACTGACGACTTTACACGAGTACAAACCTTTGTTAAGACGGGTTTACGCTCATAAAGAAGCGTTTAGAGGAGGTTAGCATCATGGCACGTCCACTCGGTTCAAAAGTTGTTCCCTGCCCCAAGAAGCGCTGCAACGGAAAAATCGTTGCCAAGGTTGGAGACAAAGGCAAGTGCAAATACTGCGGGACCGAACTCCGCATGACCAAGAAACTCCTTCGGGAGCTTGGCAAGCTGTAAGCCGTGCGTTTCCTAGTTGGCCTGGCAATCAAACAGGACGAACCGGTAACCGTCGCAGCGACGTGCTGGTACCAGCGCACTCGTCCTCACTTCAGCACCTACGCGATGACACTTTCTCACATGCGAGAGAAACTTCTCGCGCTGGTGCATACGGTGGGGCCAGACGTAGAAACCACCGTGGATGCGGCCCTCTTTCGAGTCGCAGAGAAACTCTACCTCAAAGAAAAGATTGCCAACCCTGACAACGGGGACCCTCCTATCCGGGTGTACGTTCCTCCTGGCTTCAAGGACTTCACGTTCAAGTATCCCCATGAGGTCAAACGTAATCACTGGCTCCTGACTGGCGCAAAACGCGCCCTTGCAGAATGGAACGAGATTCATGGCTGACACACGCCCCGCAACCAAAGAAGAACTCGGCGCTCGGACCACAAGCGATACCTGCGTACGTTGTCGTCAAAAGCTCAAGCCAGGACACCGGGTTCATATGGTCTTCATCGTAGAGCGTCTCGGGCGTCACCCTATGAACCTCCAGGCTGTCGGGTCGTACCTCATGAAAGAGTTCGAGCTTGCCCATGACGACTGTACCGACCCCTACCTGCGAGAGGTCGTCAAGGGAGTTGGCGCATGACCAAAACCCCGGGTATCTTCAACCCCTTCGCCAAGAAGAAAAAGAAAAAGCCGAAATTCAAATCCGCCTTTGACGAAATCGATACTGAGTCGGGGCGCATCAATGAGCCAACCGCGCAGCTAGATGGCGAGACCTACGTCATCGAAATCAGAGGTATCAAGGACCCCAAAAAAATCGGTCCGCACCTCGTAGCGCTGCTTTACGCCGTTAACCGTGAACACCAGGAGGAACTCGAGAAAAACGGGGTTCGCATCTTTGCACCAAACGAGCCTGCCTCTCCTACCGCAGATGAATTAGTACTTAAACAGTCAAACGGAAGTGTCTGTGTTTACGTGGGAAATGACGATAAAAACGAAGAAGCTGTCTTCCGGAGAATCGGTTATGCCTTGACGAAACTCCCGATTACAGATTTATTATCTAAATACAAAACCCGCGTTTACAGGAGAGGGTAAAATGTCCGCCGAAAAAGCTTGTGGAAAATGCGCGCGATTCTGGCCGCTGGAAAAAGGCATCAAAGGCGGGAAGGTCATCAAGCTGACCCGCGCCTACTGCCTGGCGAAGACCATCTTCCCGGCCAATCGGGTGGGCAAACATGTCTATCCTCCGGGGGCCAAGGTAGAGCCTACCCCGCAAGCTCGGGTAATCCCGACCATCGTGCATAAGGACCAGGTGGTGCCCAACTGCCCGAACTTCCGGGCACTGAAAAAACAGGTGGCCTAAATGTCCGAAGGTGAAAAGACCAAAACCCAAATGCCTGACGGCAAGGGGGGTTGGGTGGAAGTAGACGCTCTCAAGTTCGAGGGGCAGAAACAGGACCCCGAGAAAGCTCAGCAGGCAATGGCCGACGCACAGAAGAAGGACTTCTTCATCCGTGTTGGCCGTTGCACCGAGGCGCTCAACAAGTACCTCAAGATGTACGCCCGCGACCACGGGCTGGAAATCGAGGAAGTAATCGCCGCCGTATACCTCGAGAACTGCAACAATCGGTACTACTTCCCGGAAGACAAGGGCGGCAAAGAAGGGTTCGATGCAGTAACCCAAGAGGTCTGGAACTACTTCAAAGAAGCCGTGCAGAACGAATCCTGATTCTTCCCCTATAATTTCCGAAATCACCAAATACATCGAGCTGGGGGAAAAGTCGCTTGTGGGCTCGATGAAGGAGGTCAAATTGCATGCGCACGACGATTCTATGTTTCATGGTCCTGGCTATTGGCTGTGCCAAACAAGCTCCCATCCAGACCGCGGCTGACGCAGAACCCAAACCAGTCACAGTTGTTGAACAGATGGTTCCCGTAGAGGAACCTTCCATCGAAGAAGAGCAATCCCTCGAAGTCGTGGAAATCACCACGCTTCCTCCTCCGCCGGAGGAAATATTCGACCCGGAAGATGTCGCGCTCGCCAAGCGGATATTCAAATGGAAGGTTAAATACGACCACGGCATTTGGCACGAGTGCGGCGAGAGATACGCCAAGGAGGACATCAAACCGGCCGCACTGGAGTGGGCGGCAGCCATCAACGAAGCCGCAAGAAAAACCGAATACCAGTTGCGAAATGGCACCTACGTACGCGTCGACAAGCGCGAAGCCATTGGCATCATGATTTCCGAATCCCGCTTCGATAGATGTGCCATCGGTCCTAACCCCCGCACATTCGCGTACAAACGAAAAATCATCAAGCGTCCCCCGGCCTCCATCAGTCACTCCCTCGATGAAATCAAACAGATGGTGCAGCACCCCCAATTCGGAAAGCGCAAGGTCGACTTGGGGCCAGCCCAAATCGTGAAGTCCGTCTGGAAAATGTCATGGAAGGAAATCAAGGAGTTCCTTACCCTCGTACCCGGAGTACAGAAAGTCTTCGATGAAATGGCCTATCGCGGCGAGTTCTACAACACTCGGCGGCCTTCCTTGTATTGGCCAGGTTCTCGCAGAAGTCCGTGGTACAAGAATCAAATCAGCAGGAAGGCTTCGATGGTCTTTCCAGGACTGCTGGAGCGTCCACTGTAAAGCACTAGGAGCCGCAACAAGTACCGTAGTAACTACGGTAGGGCACTTCGCGTCTTCGACGCAATCGATCCGACGGCCTGCCGAGGACCTGGTGCTCCGGCCGGAAAACCAGCTAGTGCAAAAACCCCCCTCTCGTATTGGAGCCTATTTAACTCAGTAGGCACCTGGAGTAACTCCAGGAATCGGAGCCTGCGCTTAGCAGCGCTCCAGTTCGAGGCGTCCGGGCCGCGGCGGCCTGAGAAGATGAAGCATTCCAACTGCTTACAGCGTCGCTCCGCCGGGTAGCTCCCTCCTCTCAGCAATACGGGAACCATGACTCACTTGGAATTGCTAATTTTCCCGGAGTAACTCCGGGGCGGAGAAGTGTACTTCGTACAAAAGAAGCCGAGCGGTCTCTCTTCCTGTTCTACCCTCAGCAAGTGAGTACCGAGCCCGTGCAACGCGGGCTCTTTTTTTGTTCTTCCGTCAGGCGTTAAAGTCTGTTAACGTTCGTAAACGCACCACAGGAGCTAAAGCATGGACGACGCATCTAATCTTTTCACCGAAGAAGGCAAGCTGATTGGGTATGTAGACACCCAAACAGGGGGCCTCCTGATTGCCGATGGCATCTGGGAAGACCAACTTCCCCGCGTTGACGAGAAGCGTATCTCCCTCGACTTCGCACTCCCCGAGTCGGGCAGCATCCCTGTGTACGGCGCACTCGTCGGAGGCAAGCGCGTTCTTCTCATCAATATCGACGACATCGAGCCGTTTGCACATACCGACGAGGTGGAAACCGAAGACGAGGTGGACCTGCCCGAACCCGAAAAAGAAGAGGGCGAAGAGGAACAGGAATGATTGTCGGCATCACAGGCCAAATCAACTCCGGCAAAGACACCATCGCCGGTATTCTCCAGGAGAATTACAACGCGGTGAAAATGTCCTTCGCCGACCCTCTCAAGAGTTATATCCTGCAAATATTCCCTGAAACCGTTACTCAAGAAGCTCTATGGGGTCCAAGTGAAAAGCGTACTCCCGAAGTGCGTAAGCTCCTCCAAACCTTCGGAACCGAGGTCGCACGTGCTCACGACGAACAAGTCTGGGTGCGCCATACTTTACGGCGTATTTCCTGGTTCCGGCAGACGGGGAAAGATAGTCTCGGGCTCTTCGACACTACACACAGCAACCGCCCCATCGTCATTCCAGATGTTCGTTTTCTCAACGAAGCAGCCATGGTGACTGAGATGTGCGGAGGTGAGTTAATTCGGCTCCTTCGTCCCTTGAGCTACGACCTCGTACAAGCCGAACTCGGAACACGGAATCATCCGAGCGAAACGGAGATGCAACAAATACCCGACGCTTCACTGTTCGACACCATCATCAACGATGGTACCTTGAACGAACTGAAGACCAAAATCCATGACGTCATCCACCGAATCATTAAAGAGCCAGATAGAGACACCTTTCTCGCTGCCAGTAGACCCACTCCCCGGTGAAGTCTACACGCCGCCGAAAGGCGCGGTTCTCGGCTATTCCAACGTCATCTATCTCGTCAAAGGCGGGAGACGTATCGGCTCGACCATGGAGACCGGCAAAATAGAAAACGTCAGCCGTCGATGGCATCTCGGACGCACACACACGGTGGTCCCTTTGAAAGCCGAAGACGAGATAAACGTCCTCGCACTTCAGAAACCAATTCTCTCCATGGTCTACGCCGACTACTATGCATGGGTGCCGTACAAGTATGGAGAAGAGGAAGTCCTGGCGGACGCCTCTTTTTTAGTTACAGACGTCGTACCAATGACTGAAATTCAAGGACAGCACATCTACGAAAGGGTGCTGCTTTACGCCAACAAGGAGTGACCGATGAAGAAAGCGCCGCAGCCGCTTCCCATGATGCCGCCCCAAATGCCCTTCGGGGAGATGCCCCAGCGTCCCCCGATGCCGCCGGGAGAGCAACCTCCCGCGGACAAATCCCGGGCGAGATACAACCCCCTCCCGATGGGACCTCAAGGACTGAAGATTCTGCGGGGACTCTCTGATTGCGAATTGTCCGTCGAGGGCGGTCGATTAGGAGAACTCGTCGACAAGCTCCTCGCAATGCCCGAGGAAGACCTCGATGATGAAGTCTTCGAACTCGTAGGAAAGGCGACAGCTCGTAGCATGCGCGCCGATACCCTGTGTTCCCGGCATCTGGCAGTGCGCACAGCTGCTATCTTCGAGGAAGATGACGAGCTCCAAAAGGTCAACGCGGAACTGAAAGAAGCAAACGATACCGTGCAGCGCTTGCAGGTCGAGATTACGGAAGCCCTGCGGCGGGTGGGAGAACTCACCGCAGAGCGCTGGGGTCTCTCTGTAGAAAAGTTCGGACTTAATCCTGACCAACGCTCTTACCGTATCAACGAGGAGAAGGGCGTCGTAGAGCAAGTCGATTTCCGCTGCAATGAGTGTAAAGCGCGTACAATTGTACGAAAGACTCGGCAGGAGATTGCCGAGAGACTGCTACGCATCGAAGGCAAAAAAAGGGAGGACTCCAATGACGGAACAGGAGAAGCTGGAGAAGACTCTGGAAGCGAACCACAAGGCTCTGGAGAAGGTGGAGAAGCCGTGGTACCGGAGTAAGAAGTTCATCGCTTTCATCATCGTCGAGGTCTTCATGTGCGCGATGGCCATCGTCGCGCTGTTCAAGCAGCCGGAACTAGGATGGCCGCTCGCAACCTTCATGGTAGGCATCGTCTTCGTGATGGGGTTCTGCGCTGCCTGGTTCATCGGGTCGCAAGCGGCCGTCGACAAGTTCGTTCGGGGCGCAGCCTTCATGGGCAAGAGTTTGACTGCCAAGTTCTCTGGCAGCTCCGACGGCTAGTCCTCGTCCAACACTCCTTTTCTCCTCAATTTGGTTTCCAGCTCTTTGAGTCGCTGCTCGAGTTTGGCCGTCTCCTTCATCGCCAGGACCGCATGGTTCATCATGTAGGTCGTGAGAACCGCGGCAAGGACCCGATAGCGTTGTTGGAGATTGGACACAAGTTTCCCCAAACCCGTCTCCACCCCTATCTCAAGATTATCCGTAATTGCCTGCGCTAACGCATCCTTGAACATGTGCCCGCCCGCAGCGGTATTCCATTCCTCCTGTATGATGTCCATTATAGACTTACCCGAAGAGTACCCCATATTCCGAGTAGGGTCGTCTAAGACCTCTTTGACCGCTGAAATCATATCTCGAAGTAGGTACTGAAACGCAGTCTCCAACTCCCCTTTCATCCCCGAAGATGCGGGGTCCGTCATAGATATTTTGAACGAGTCAAAACTAAGACCTTCGTTCAGCTCACGCCAGACTTCATAGAGCGCCGTGTGGTAGGGACACGCCGGAGTGTCAGGCGTAACTTTGAACCATTTCTTGTCCAGCTCCTCGTTGCCGCACCAGTAACGCATGCCGTTGGGCACTCCGGTAATGTCACTCTCTCGAATGTCATCCATGAAGTGGTCACAATCCGCGCATGTGTACGTCTGTATCTGGATAACCTGCTCATCCATGAAGTGCTCCTTGAAAAACAAAGCCCCCTCCCGAGGTCATCGCGGCCGACTTATTAACAGCGCTCGCTCGGAAGAGGGCACACACAGCTGCCAAACTATGTGAATTGGAATGCGGGCCTCTCACCCGCTCGGAGATTCTCTCCTCTCTAAGTCACGGACGCTGTTTCGCACTGTTCCTTGCCTCGTTGTGGCGTGAGGGCTTCTGGGTACCCACCCTCGCTACGGTTAACGCCTTCACTCGTCAGGCTCATGCTGGTCACGTCTCCGTTCAGACCGCTGGGTGGAGGCGCTGGGAATCGAACCCAGGTCCGCCAATGCGTCATGTACAACTCGTTACGTGCGTAGCCCGTTCTGCTCTCTAGCCTCCATCACGGAGCCCAACTCGGGCTAGATTGGACCTCTTAGATTTTCGTACTGAGGTGGGCGAGGAACAACCTCTCAGCCTTATCCTGTTAAGATGATGCCCTTCCGAGTACACAGGCACTTCTCGGTTGGACATTCCCTCAAGCAGCCTTGGCGACCGGAGCCGCCTCGACCTTCGGGAAGAGTTCAACTACGTTGTCGGCAGTTGTGGTTGAGAGTCTTTTTAATCCGCTGGCTCACAAGCGGGGCACGCATTGCACACTTCATTCATCAACGTCGAAACCAAGTCACCCCCGTCATTCAGATATCAAAGAACCTATCCTGTTTTCCAAGGCTTCTTTAATCACATGGTAGGACCATTTCTCGAGATTATCCAGCTCTAAGAGCGCACCATTAAGTCGCTTCCACTCTAGCCACTCAACCTCATCATCGTTCGCCGAAATCTTGCTGGTGACATCGACTTGGATGACGAAGCCAAGATGTACGCGGTCCACTACCGTCTCATCGAGAGCGATAAGACCGTGGAGATGCATCTGCGGACCCGTCACCATGAGAGGCGGGTCAAAGGAAAGCTCCTCATGCAGCTCCCGAAACGCAGCCAAGTAGAACGCGGCCTGGGGTCCAGCCCAGAAATCGCGCTCATTCATGTGTCCGCCGAATCCCACGGAAGCTTTACGCCGTAAGCGCTCCTCCCCAGACTTCTTGGACCGGAAGTACGTCGCCATCAGGTACCTGTCCGGGTCCCACAAGAGCAAGTACGGAATCGTCTGCAACCAGTTCTCATTCGTCTCTGCCCGCTCTCGGGACATGAAGACGATATTGTCGATGACCCGCTTGAACCCAGCAGCTTGCTGAGTGTCGCCAGTCCAGCGCATGAAGCCCGGAAATTGCCCAGGAAAGCACTGCTCAACGAGGGCTCTCGGCACTACGGCTACTTCTTCAGACATTGAAATTCCTCCTCTAGCTTCCTTTACCAAATCACCTCTATAATTTCTATCGGAGGTGCTACATGAGCGACGCGAAAGAACTTTTCGAACAGTTGGAGCGCGAGGCTGTTGCCAAGTACGGAATCCGAATCCGTACAAAGAGAGACAACCTCTGGCTATGGAAAACCATCCACTATATTCTCCTGGTCTTGTCTTTCGGCCAGATGAAGACATTTCTCACAGGATTTGTCACTACGTTAGGTAGAGACATCTACTGGCCATTGGGGTGGTCGAGAAAGCACATCAGCAAAGAAGACTACATTACGTTACGCCACGAGCTGAAACACGTCTACCGCTTCCTCCAGTTCGGTCTTGGATGCGCTATCCTGGGGATTATCGTATTCGGTTTTCTGTACCTGTTTGTGCCGCTCCCAGTCTTGTTTGCCTGGTTCCGGTACTTCTTCGAGCGCGAAGCCTATCTAGAGTCTTACCACGCAGCAAAAGAAGTTGGGCTTCAACCCAACATCATGACATTTGTCGACTTGCTGAGCGGACCGAAATACCTATGGACGTGGGTTCTGAGAGGTCAAGTGAAGAAATGGTTCTTGAAGAACGTCTAGGCTTCCCACGGGATGCCCGTAGCTTGCTCCAGGGACTTGGCTCCCGCTTCTTCTCCGGCCTGACGCCCGAAATACTTCCCAAGTAAGCCACCCCCGAGGGCTCCCGCGGCAGGCAGCAACATCCCCTTCCCGAACGCTTTGCGTCCGAGCATCCCCAGACCCCCTCCGGCCAAAGCTCCCAGCCCGGTACCCCCCAGTTCTCCGCGACGCACGATATTGCGGTATTCGGACAAGACAGGATGTTCTCCCGGCTCTGGCTCCGCAGAAAGATACTCCTGCGCCCGTTTCTCCAAATCCGCAAGTCCAGCAGCAATTATTTCAGCTCTAGTCATCGTCGGCCTCCCGAAGAGAAGTATAGCCTATTCCCGCTTTTTCATCTCCTTCGGGTAGCATACTACACACGCCGGAGTCTCCTTGGCAATCTCTTTGCGCTCCCGGTCGGTTTTCTTGTCGATTACGACACGATAGTCGGGGACGAGTAGTCTCGACTCTCCAGGATTTGATAAACCTCGGCAAAAGCCGCAGCGATACATTCGTCACTCTCCTTTGCATCTGAGTCACTGTTGAGGTGGTTATAGTGGCCAAGCGCCTGGTCCTCGAAACCATTAACCATGTCGGAAAACGTACAGTTCTTGCACGCACAAGAGGAGCTACTGTCCCAATCGAGGTCCGTCACATCTCCCGAATCGTATCCTTCATCTACGACTTCCGCAGTTCCAATTACGGTAATGTAGAACGGCCCGAAGCTACCGCATTGAGGGCACCGCAGGTTATCCAGCTGGTTCTGGTTCCTCCTCATCCTTCTCTCCTATGGCACTCTCGATTTTGGCCTTGAGCTCGTCAGCTTGTTCCTTGGTCAACCGGATAGCTTCCAGGTATCCGTCCGGCAATTCGAGCTTCCCTTTGTTCTCCCCGAAAACTTTGTCTTCGATGTCGCATAGCCGGGAGTAAATAACGTCGAAGAACTTGACCATCTCGTTTATTACCGCGTCGTTGAGCGCCTTGAGCTGCATGTTGGTGATGGCCTGCTGCTGAATCATCTCCAGCAACTGCGGGATGGTCACCTGGAGGCCTTCGACTGCCTGCGCCGCTTTCGACAACTCATTCCGCGTGAGCTTCAGGGGCTTCTTCTTTTTCTTTCCCGCCATAGCTCGTCGAACACGTCTTCCGGACTTTTTTCCTCCGTCTCGAGGCATGTCTTTCCCTCCGTGAGCGCCTTCACCGCCTGTAATGAACTAATCAACGCAGTTGTCGGGTCCACGCCCGCAATCGCGGCACGGCTCGAAACTACATGTTCGAACTCTGGCTCGACGTACAGGGCTATCCGCAATTCCTCCCCGACCGTCTCGATATCTGCCAGCGCGTCGTACTTGTCAACAATGTCTTCCAATTCTTGCGCGATGTACGGCGCTGTCACAGAGTTGGGTGCGGGGTTAATGGTGAACACTATTTGCGCTTTAGAGCGATTGACCGGAGTACGTGTATCCCACTCCATCACCCCCGGAAACTTCTCTTCGAGGAACCCCATCATCTCCAGCACGAGGGTCGCCATCTTGTGAGCGCGGGTAGGGAGCATCCCATAGAATTGGTCTATCGGCATGGCTACCACTCCTCCGCGTTATACGAGTACGAGTAGTCTTCGAACTCCGCGTCGATGACGTTATTCCGCTCTCGCCACTTCCGCGACAGTTGGGAAAAGTGCTTAGTAAGATACTGACGCTGAGCCGACCAGAATGTCGATTCATCCGATGCATCCGAGCGAGCCCGAAAAAGCATCGAACAGACCGTCTGGTGCTGCTGGCAGCTGCGCATGGCCGCCGACAACTTGACGTCCAATCGAAACCGGAAGTGCGGGTCTTTGGCCCCTTTACGGGGGTCGAACCGTCCTGCGGAACGGCCTCGGACCTTGAGGCCGTAGTCCAACCCGATGTCACGGCAGCCGGGGAAGATGACCTTCCACATCATCTCCTTGGACGGAACCGTGAGGTAGATACGGAAGATTCCGTTGCCCTCCACGAGAGGGAAGAAATCTCCGAACACTTTGTCGTCGATGTAGTCGATGAGGGCAATGCAGCCAGCTGCCTCTCGCCCTATCGTCCTCGTCTTTGTCGATGCCATGGTAAAACCTCCTGTCGTTGGAGACTTGTACCAAGCCTACCCCTGATGTTTGCGCGCTGCGGACAACACGTCGATACGCGCGAGCGCCGAGATGAGATTCGTCCAGACGACAAAGAGTTGTGATATCTTGTCCTCCGGGTCCTCTATCTCTTCAATAACAAAAAGAATATCGTCTATTAGCTCGGGAACACGGAGCGTACGTGCAGCTTCTGGCTCGTGCTCAACGTACAGCTCTGCCTTGTTCTTGACGAAATCCAGGATGAAAGCCGGAATGTGTTCGAACTCGACTTTCGTCACTCCTTCAAAGGGGCTAGGCATAAACGGACGTTAACAGAAGACAGACGACCGCGCCAGATGAAATCCTATGTGCCCAGGTTTCATTGCCGAACCGGCAGCGGCCGAGGAGGTGTGACGTTTACGAGTTTACGGAGTAAAGGGAGAATGTCAACCGTATTGTGACATTACAGCATCAAGTTCTTTCTGCTTTTGAATCTCATTCATCATCTGCGCCACTGCTTGAGCCAGGGAAAGAGCGTACGTGCCGCCTGCGGCGGTTATCCGAGCGGTTTCCTTACCCGGGATGTCATATCCGGTTTCCCGCAAAAGCTGACGCCCACGACGACTCGCACGAATCTCTTCCAAGAGCGTCGCTAACCCGGTACCCGCGGTAATGCCGAGCCCCGTGACTTTCACCGGGAAAGAACCAGCGTGATGTCCTGCAAATGCCAAGACCGGTCCCACTTTGCCTCCGACGAAACGTCCAGTGCCCCCTCCCAGTGCCCGCACGGCTTTGCCCCCGACATTTGTACCAGGAAGAGAGTGTCCCACCTCATGTGCGATGACGGATGGGTCACGTCCTGGGTCCGAGTAGATGGCCTGCATACCTTTGGGAACATGATAGTGGTGACCCTTACCGTATATCTTACGTCCTAGCCATGTACTGTCTTGTTCCGCGGGACCCGTGGTGATTCCAAAAATCCCCCGGTCTTCATCTCGCACCATGTAGTTCGCGGGGTCTTCTCCGGCGGTCTCGACCAAGCGTTGAACGAGTGCATCTCGCAGTTCAGCAGTTTCCGTCTCCGGATTCCCTTTCCCCGCAATCCAATTGAGGGGAGCGTTAACTACCTTCCCGATTCCCCGCTCTGTTTTTTCCGGGTCATAAGTACTGGAAGTATCCGCCAGACGAAGCACCGCGTCCGCAATCTTTTCCGCATCCAGCGGTCCAATCTGCGTCGGCCGGTTCTTCCTCTGTGCGTCGGCTCCCTGGATAGCAGCCTGTGCTTGTTCCGGGTCCGGAGGCTCAGGAGCAGGCATCGGTTCCATGGTCGGCTGTTGCGTAGCAAGCTGGTCCTGCATCTGCTTGTTCTGGACCGCCTGCTGCCGCTCCTCCATCTGCTGTACTTGTTGCTCTACCTTGAGCTGGTGAAGCTCCTCCTTATGGCGCATATCCTGCTCGTGCGACTCCTCGGACTGACGCGCCTTCATCATCTGAATTTCGTTGACAAGCCCGCCACCCATCTCGTCACCTTGACCATGCTTACGAAGTAGGTCCTCAAAGAACGAGAGTTTAGTGCGAATAAAGGGGGCTGACTTCTTTTTGTCCTCCTCAGGAGCCTTGGGACCCATCAACGTAGAACCAATTGAAAGCGTTTTTTTCACTGCTCTCGGCTTAGCCAGAGGTTTCACCGCCCGAAAAATTCGCGGAAGCTGAACTGCCTTCTTCTCTTCCAGACGCTTTTCCATCTCATCCAACGCTGTGTAGTAACGCGGGTGCTCCTCCAAGTGGTCCTTGGCTATTTCCTTGGACTTCTGCGAATCAGGAGTATGCTCTTTTTCGACTTCAATCCCCATCTGCAACTGGTGCTTGTTATACTTTGAGTCCGGTTTTCCCGCAGCAAGACCTCCGGGGATCACGCCCTTGGCCCACTTGGCGAGCGCACCCGCCTTCTCCTGATCCCCACCTTCCACAACGTCCTCCGGAGGCTTCCCTGTCACCTGTTGCGCCGCCAGTTGATAAATCAACTCTTCAGCCGCATGCGGACTCACCCCTCGAGCCTCTGCCCACTGGTGAAGCTCGTAGTCCTCCGGATTAGGATTGGTGCGCAGAAACTCGGCTACCTCTTCAATAGTCACCGGATTCCCAGCAGCCTCTTCCGCCTCTTCCTCTTCTTCCGTTAGCCCATGTTTGATGAGAAGTTGGTCGAACAACGTAACACCACCTATCTTGGCTACCTCGTAGCGGTCCCGATACGGATTCGGGAGTTCACCTACCATCGGAATCATCTCCTCCATGGTAGTCCCGTGCTCCGTGACATTCTCTGTCGGAAAGTTGTGCGTGTTATCGAAGCGCACACCCTCCGGACCGGAGTTGACATCAATGACATTCATGTCGTTGGCGGTACCGTCCGCACCGTCATTGACGTCGGGCTCGTTCTTCCCGTTGAACCGGAAAGGAATGGAGGACGTATTCTTGCCGGGACTCGCTCGCATATCAACACTCTCGATTGAAGAAACGAAGGACAGAGGCCTTCTTTGGGCCACCTGTGTTCTGCGCCATCTGCTTGGTCGGCGCAGTCTTGGGCGGCATATTCTGCTGGTTCTGCGCCTTCGCCGTCGCCGCAGAGAGAAGGGTCGCGCCTGTTGGGTCATTCATGCCGAGGCCCCCGCTGGTGCCCGATTCTGCGCCGGACTGGAGCGCTGCGGTCTTCGCCAGGACCCGGAACGCAATCCGCTCTGCCCCGAGCTTCTCCTTGCGGATGTTCTCCTTGGAAGTAGGAGACTCCCCTTCCCGCTTCTTGAAGCGTTCCTTGAGACCCGGGAACTTGCTGTAAACTTTACTCCGTACAGTTTCTCGCTGCGCCGGAGTGCCGAATTGGGAAACTCGGGATAAGGCGTTCTCCCCATGGGTCTTATCCGGGATGGGATACTTCTTCTGCTTGGGCAATGCGAATTGCTTCTTGCTGAGGTCGTCCCGGGCTTCCGTGGAGAGCACAGCCGCCGCGATTTCTTTTGCCGTTTTCATCCCTTCACCCTGCGCCTTTGCTGCGTAAGACTCCCGCGCCTGTCTTCGCATCGCATCTACTGCGAGTCCCGTACCTAAACCTGTGAGCGCACCAAGAACGCTACCCTTGAAACCCCTTCCCAGGATACCGAGGTGCGTCTTTTTCGGCAATCCGACAGTGACCGCTTTCAGCTTGTTGAGAAGACCCTGAGTCTGCCCCCACCGAGGACGTAAAACATCCCAGTACGCTTTACCCATCATCCTACCGCCAGTAGCAGCGCCACCTAGCGCCGGGAGGGTACGAGCATAGAAGTCTTCCGCCTGGTAGAGCGGAAGCTCCGTCTCTGGGTCAACTCGAGGCACTACTCAATGCCCATCTGCTTTTTGATAGAACGCTGGCGAGCACGGTCAATAGCGGTACCGACACCGTAACCGCCCCCAGCACCCAAGAGGGCACCCGCAATGCCCATGGGGGTATTACCTCTGCTCGCAAGAGAGGCGAGAATTGCGCCCAACTGTGCACCGATGATGGAACCGCCAATACGTCCACCGATGGTGATGGGGGCCTTCCCCTCTTCCTCCGCCACCTTCACGAGCACCGCATGGGCAATTTGTTCCGCGGTTTTCATGTCCCGAGGAATTCCGAGAGGACCCTTACCCTTCCCCCGAGCTTTCCCCTGACCCTTCCCTTTGCTCTTGATTTTCTTACCCGGAGTGGCGCAACTACCCGTCGCCACCTTCACGAGCACCGCATGGGCGATTTGTTCTGCTGATTTGCGCATCTTCTTTTCCTCCGGTAGCTTTTTAATATTCGGGGTATGGTCCGCCCAACGCTTGGCAGTCCCCTTGGGAACTTCCCCCCGCTCCTCCGCAGCGAACATCCATCGCTGCTGCGCTTTGCTCTTGAATGGCATTACCGCATCTCCCGGTACGACCTTTCGAACGGTTCCTGTCCCGGACAGGATATCAAGAACTTCGAGTCCTTCGAAGTCTTTTCCACTAATTTTACGTCACAATGCGGATACCGTAGGCGCACATACTTTTCGGCTTCTGGCATACAACTACAGAGCGTCGTTGCCCAAAAAAAGAGAAACGCGATGGCGACAATAAACGCCAACACGCTCAAAACACGAATGAGCCGTTGCATATCACAACTCCTTTGTAGGAGGTTACTAGTAACTCGCCCACTTGGCGTGACCGAGCTTGACCAGCTCCTCGTTAAGATTTACGAGCTCGCCGGTCTTTTCAGGGATGAAGATATCCGCCAGGTAACGACCGTACTTACCGGTCTTGTCCTTGTACGTCTTCACCACCACGTACTCGCCTTCCATGTTGGCGAGCCGCTCGATGACGTACTCCTTGGCAACGAGTCCCTGTTCTCGTTCTTCCCCCCGCACTTCCCAGGCATCGATGTTGGCCAGCCGGAAACGAACTTCCCAGGTATGGCTGAACCCCAGGTCAAGCGCGATGTCCAACGTGTCCGCATCCACAACCTTGATGACTTTGCCTCGGTATTCGTACATCACATAGCCTCAATGAGTGCAGTAGGTGGGGGAGCCTTCTTCCCGTAATGGTGCAGGTAGTCTTGCAAGTCTTTCGGTGAAACATTGGCGGGTGCCCAGTGGTCCACCGCAGGAGCCCCTGACTTCTTCAGGACCTTCGCCACGTACTCACTACAGAAGAGACGGTTGTGGGCATGAATGGGATTTTTGAGCTTCCAGCCAACAAGCGCTAAGAGCAGGCGTACAAAACCAAAAATAAGACCTATCCAATCGTACTTCTTGTAGAGGTCATTCTTGCAACTGCGTAGACCTTTCCAGAGGTCTACATCGGGCAACTCATAACACTCCACGTAGTCCACCCGTTTCAGGTGCTTGACCGGAAGAGTGGGCTGCACGCCCTTCTCCTGAATGTCCACCGCGCGCCAGTCCTGCCAGTCACTGGACTTGTAGACGATGAAGGCATGATTGACTTGCTCGTCCTTGGGTGTCTTCGAATGCTCATACAGGGCTTTACGGAGTAATTTTCCGTAGAAGGCGTTCGAAGCGGAAAGAGCGATAAGAACTTTTCCAGACATGTTACTGGTTGCACGCCATCAAGGACACCGCACAGTCCCGAACTTGGAAATCGGTGGCTCCATTGAGGAATCCTTGCAACACAAACCGGTCTGGTCCAGGGGGTTGATTCTGATTAGCCCAAAACGATACGATTTGCCACGTCCCTCCAGTATCCGGGATATCGATGTCTGCCGCAGTACAAACCGCGCCGTCACTTTGACGAATAACTCGAAGTTTCGCGCCAGCGCCGTTCGTCTTAACATCCACACTAAATCGTCCCCATGCCTTAGTGACGTCCGGAAGGAAAAAACTTATGTTTGTAACGGCCCCACCCGCCTCTTCCCATTCTGAAGGATTAGTAATACTTTTAGGGTCACTCCCCACCACTTTCGACGACGCCTTAAAGACGAATATGTAGGGGGGCGTAGCTTGGTGTGCCGCCACTACGCCGTCTAACGTCAACTGGTCTTCGGTGGAGAGGACATCATCAAACCAAAGGTCACAAACATCTCCCTTTACGAACACATACCCAAACGTTATGGCTATTGAACTGGCCTCAATCTCATTTTTGAGAGATGTGGGATTCACTTTTTGGTTTGGGAAGTCCCCCGAAACCGAATACGAGTACTTAGTGGCGGCCATATTACTCCTCCACCTTCATGAGTACGATGCGTTTACGCCGAATGTACGCAGTATTCCCGCCATTCTGACTAAAAATATCAAAGTCAAAATTATGAGAACCTGCAACTGTATTATTCAGAAAATAAACCCCCGCAAAGGTCTGCCACTCATTGTTTTCCAGGTCTTCAGGTTCGTGCGCTACTTGGGATATGACCGTTGTGTCGTCGAGTTCGAGTTTCGCGTGCACTTTATCGGTACCGTTACCGGATACAATCTCAGAAGAAAACCAAAGCACGTACTTGGCAACTTCGAGTGTGGGAGAAAAACGCCACGCTAGTACCCAAGACCCTGACGTAGTGCTATCTTGCGTATCTTCTGACCCTTGAATAACTGTCGGCGGTCCGCTGCTCCCCCCGCCTACCGCACTGACAGGAACTTTTCTTTTTGCGCCATCTGACGCCCGCTCCATCAAAAGCACGTCGGTCCCTCCAGGAGCGGCTTCATTTATAAGACCTGTAACATCCCCGACACGTGCCATGGCCATGTACTGGAGATGGTCGTCATCATTAAGACCAGAAAGATTACCGTGGTCATTGACGCTACCGGTACTCGCCGCAGTGAACGTACGGTGATCTACGTAGTCAGCACTAAGACTCGACACCGTGCGCGCCTTGACCGAATTGGTGTATGTCGCCTTTGTCTGAAAGATGATAGTACCTAGAGGGGTTATCTCTACCGTCGGAAAACCGCCCAATACCAAATTAGACAATTCTACCGAAGCACCCACGCGCGCTTGTGGCAAATTCCCGTATTCGTTCTGCCCCTGAATAGCGATAACAGGGCGAGCAGCGTCATTGGTAGCAAACAAATGTGCCAGCACGTAGTCACCATCAGTGACTTGCGTCTGCTGCCACGAACCTCCGGTGAACTGGTTGTACGCTAATCGATTCGCCGGATTTCCTAGATACTGTCTTACGGGAAAGTTCGTTGCCGTGAACTGCCTCCAAACCGGAGTAGCCCCGTCCTTGTAATAAACAGGTATCTGCGCAGGAGCTGTGTCCGCTGCTATATCAAACGTGAGGTCCTCATCCCGGATTACCCCCGCCGTGTATCCCGCCTGCGCGTGAGTATCGAGTGACCCGTCTTGGTCCGTTAGCAGTCCATCAATCGCCAATCCTGTTATCCAGGCCGTACCTCTAACCAGGTGCAAGAGTGCGTGCGTCTGCCCGTCCATGGTGCAACCATGGCGCTCATCCGCGAAATAGATTTGCTTGGAGTTAGACGCGTCCCAGTAAACGATTGCCACTAATGCTTTTTCGTAAAGCAGATTGATGTCGAAAGTCGTGGTTTCAGTGAGTGTGTCCCCATCAAAATAGAGGTAATGCAGCCCCTCGTCTATAGAGATCACCTTCGTCTGCGAGGAAGACTTTACGTGCTTTACACCGGAAATGTAATAGCTGAACTCACTCACCGCGGGTTCGATGGTAAACGTGCGACTCCCGTCAACGAAGGAAATCACACTATCGTCACGTGTAGGAAATCCCGTGGGCTCACTCATATCCGCAAACTGCGTGAGGTCGAGTAAATCCCCTATCGGGTGCTTGTGTGGCCCAGCCTCCTGGACGATAGGAACTAGGTCACCTTCGTCATCTTTGATGATGATATGCCCCGCATCGATGAGCGCTTGAAGGTCACGTGACGATTGAACCTCGTCCTCCGTGAACTCATCCATGAGGTCAAAGTCCACAGTAGGATGCGGGAAGGACCGCGCTCCCAGGTCATCAACTATCACAGGGTCGAGGGTGCCAGTCGTTGTGAGGTAGAGACCCATTATCGCCTCCTCAAGATAATCGTACCGCTGGGCGCAGAAATAGCCGTCCCGTTACAGTAGAACTGGAGCTCGTCCCCCGCGTCAACGTCCACGGCAATCGTATCGTCATACGCCTTGTCCGCACCCCCGGAAGACAGCGACGCAATCACCGTTGCGCTGTTGTTCTTTCGAATCTCCAACGTCCAGGTTTCAGCTCCGGTGGTCGCTAGGCTAATAGCAACAATCCTGGCGTCGAACGCCATGACGTAGCCCGCCAAATTTGTTGGGACCCCTCCCGGCCCCCGCAAATACACGTCGGTGATGTCAGCGCCCTGACGCCCAGCCGCCAAAGCAAAAACGTCAAGCGTGTACCCGGCCACAATGTTTTCGAGCGCGTCTTTTACGCTCTGCCCGGGAACACTGGAGTCGTTAATAATTTTGCTGGCCGGACCATTGAAGGCCGTATAGAGGATGCGCCCTTCTATCTGGTGCCAGTCGAGTTGGGGCTTGATGCGGTCGTACTGCGAGTCCATCATCTCCTGGACTTCAGTCTCTCCCGGGGCAACCGGCATCGTCAACCGCCCCTCTGTAGGGTACGGGTCCTGGATAACAATGACTCCCCCGCTGATGTTTTCTACCGAAACCGTGTACACACCATTACTCCGTAAATGTAGTTACCGCGTGAACATCAGGTAAAGTATAGGCGGATGTTCTCGGACCAAAAAGAAAGGACGAGCTGCCAGCGTATCAGGCTGGGGCTCGTCCTCGTTCACGTTGGGTTTATGCCCGTGGTCGTCACAGTCCCCGAAGGGCGCTGCCACTCAACTTGTGCACGGGAATCGGCTCAACCATAGTCCTGCGAACCGACTGCCAGCCCCACGTCGGCATAATTTAGCCCGGGACATTCTGGCAGCAGGCTTCCCGTAGAAACGCTGCGACCCTTAACATTAATTGGTTGTGAAACTTGTGAGTTTCAGTCAGGCAATTTGGGTCCCTCCTTTCACTCATGGGTCTACAACCGTCTGTGTTGGGACTGTCCCGACAGTCCCCGTAGCTGCCGCCGAAGCGGCACATGCATAGTGCGGCGTGAAAACATAGACACGCCGCATGACACATCTTTGTACCACAGCTAGTGAATATTTTTCAAACCAGATTGCGCAGTGGCAACATGAATCTCATCCTGGTCGGGAACCTTCTCCATACACTCGAGATGGAAGAGGACATCCTCGGCAACATCATCCGCAAACGCTTCGAGGTCCACAGAGTCCCCCAAGTATTCCTGTGCCACCGCGGCAATGGAATCGACCAGGATTTGGACAAGCTCATTCGGAGCAAGCTGGGGATAGGGCTTCATCCCGGGTGCAACGAGACGTCGCCCTTGTATCTGCAACGAGACCGGCTCATCCGCGTCCAGGTCTACGTCTCTCGTCAACCTCTCCGTAATCACTACGGTGATGTGCCGCCCTATGTTTTTGGTCTCATCACTCATCGGGTTCCTTCGTCATTTCCCCGGTGAAAGCATCCCAGCATGCGTTGCAATCCGGACATATCCAGTAACACGTTCCGTCGTAAATGTTCGGGTCTTCGAGCGCGATTACCCGAGTACCGTACCTCTTGGTGCCTTTCCATGGTGCGCCACACGCCGGGCAGTATTCAATGTCCTCGATACGAAACCGCGGCGCGTACTCAGGATAACCAATGTCCTCTAAGAACTGAATAGTCATTCTTTCCAAGAACGTCCGCAATGTAGCATCTGTCAAAACTCTCACCTACTTTCTCGCCCAAGAAAATGTGCGCATGCGTAGGCACCACCGTCTCGTTAAGCGCAAAGCTGATGCCATCCTGCGTCGGACGGAAAAGTCCCAACCCCTGAGTTCCACGGTTCGTATCATCGGATTTTTCAATCAGGCCCCAGTGTACCAGGTAAATCCCGTCCGTCGCATTCTTATTACCGCCCTGAATGATTTCGTTCGTCGCGTAAAAGCGGCGCTCCTCTCGGAACTTGCTAACGAGCATCACCAGGAACTTCGCCATGTCCTTGTTGAGCTTCCGTTTGTACATCTTCACCTTGCGGGTGCAGATTGGGCAGTCTGCCCCGTCATGCTTCTTTTCGAACAACTCGTCCCTCAGGTGCTTTACCACCAAATCGATAATGTCCTGCGTCAGGCGCATGACACACCTCCACTGTGCTTAATGTCGTATGGGAAAAGGAACTAGAAGTAGACTAGGCCACAAACAATGAGCCCCACTGCCAGGGACAGCAGCGGGACGGCAACGGCAAGCTCGACCAAGGTCAATTTCCTGTCCGTTTCCATCGCTACGCGAATGCTGTTCATGTCCTTCCCTCCTGTCCTCAATGATAGCTCAATCGCTCGAGTCTACAAACCGCCCATTCTCCTGCAACAGGCGCAGGTTCTTCGCAATCTGGTCCCACTTCTCGATGCGCGCCTTAACGAAATCAACAAAGTTCTCGCAGCGCTCCCGCGCCCAGGAGTCTACCCAAGCTGCCTCTTCGTACTTGGCCTCCAACGTGTCCATCTCCGGCACGTTCAAATCGCTGATGGTGTCCCAGATGTCGTTCCACACAACGTCGGGACACTCCTCGGGTTCGTAAAGGAATGCGTCCGCGTGCACGATGCGAAACCGCTTCGGGTATCTGCGGCAGTAGGTCGGGGCTACAAGGTCGATGATTTCCTGCTGCTTCTCCACGACCGTGACTCGACACACCTCCTCCTGCTCCATGAGCGGGTCGATGCACATCCCAAGTCCGAGCCCGTTTATCAGCACGTCTCCCCACGCGCTGAGCACAAAATCCACGTGGTCACGGCGCTCCGAGAGCGTATCCGACATCATGACGACGGGTGTCTCGTCCTGCCGCCAAAGCCGAGTATACGTCCCCGGTATCATCCCCATCTCCGGGGTATCATGCAGGTGCTGCTTGAGGTTGTACGTCACCGCATCCATCTCGTTGACTTCGAACTGGTCGATGGTATATTTGCCGACCCTTCCCGCCGGGAGACGCACCGAAGGAATCACGTCCGTGATTTTCACCTTCATACGCCTCTCCTGTATCCTCGCACTCGAACTCTCCTGCCACCTTGGGAACGTGTATAGGTCTTCACGCGATGGGCGGTAGGAGAGTTTCGAGTGTCCTTCCCAAAGAACAAGCCCCAGAGCCATTTGAATATTGTAGTCATGGGATTACTTCTTACTGTAATCACGGTCGAACACCGTGGTCTGTTCTGCCGTGAGCGGCACAGGCCGGATGTTCCCGTCCTCTGCAATCTCCAATATGAGACCAGTAGTGGACGTCTCTTCCGACCCTATCAAATCGATTTCATGCTTCCCCACTTTCGGACCACCCTCAACACGGTCAAAACGGTCAATACTTTCCATCACCTGGTTGACGTCCGCAAAGTTGTGACAGTAGTGGAGGTCATCGAATTCTCCCGTAATCAACAGGTACTTGAACTTCTTCTTTTTCTTCCTTGCTACGGCCATCTCTTTCCTCCGATGAAAAAAGAGGGCCGCAGTCTGCCCTCTTTGCTTATGTGAGCTTGTGAGTCTTCTGGGTTACCGGTGCGTCCTCCGGGCCACGCCAGAACGGACGCTTGCGCTTGTAGATACGCTTCGTCCGTCCCTCGCCGACCCAGTAGTGCTGCCAGTGACCAGCAACATAAGTACGCACCTTCTGCTTTCCTTTTACCCCAGAACCCTCACTCTTTGCGGCCTCGGCCTCCTTGCGGTTCACCACTACAGAGCCTCCGAGCAGCAGCCGGTCTTTACCGCGTAAACTTCGAGACCGCTCGAACAGCCGCGCACGCTTCTTCCCCTTGGGGGCCTTCATCGCACGTTGCCGGAGCTTGTCGTACTCCGGGTTGGAGTTGAACCCGTGCACCTCGGCGTCCGGGTGGGACGCATAGAGCACCACGTTCATGACGTACCGGAACGACTCCAGCAGCGGCTCCCGCATCATCTTGAAAATCTTGGCTACTTCGCTGGCGGGGTCTACCCGATTGAGGACTTCGCAAATGGAACCGTCAGGACCGACGACTTCCCGCTTCGCCTCCTCGATTTGGGACATGCCCACCTTGGTCGAGAAATCAATGCACTCTTCGACGGTGCTCCCCGGATGGAAGTAGATGGTCCAGTGGTAGAGCGCGTCGTCGAACTTGTGTTTGGAGTTCTCGTTGGGTTTTCCCGTGAGGATGACCCGCCACACCCGCGGCTTGGTGTACTCGTCCTCTACCAGATAAATGCCCTCGACGTCGTGCCAGCCCGTCTGGTCATTGAAGACCTTGAACGGCTCCTTCGTAGGAAGAACGATGTAGATGCTCGGATAAGGAAGGCGAAGGAACTCTTCCGGCATCTTCCGAAGCTCGGTATTGCGCAACTCCCACTCGAGGCCTGGAGAAACGAAGTACATCTTCTCCCCGCACATCTTGTAAACCTTCATGGCGTGACGAACGATGAACTCCGTGTTGCAATGCTCCGAACTCCAATCAAGCGACTCCTTGAACTTCGTATACTCGTAGTCGCAGAGCGCGTGGTAGCGCTTGTCCACCGCGAGCAGTGCATAGCTCGGATGCTCATACGTCTCGATGAGGTAGTCCGAAACTACCTGGAACACCGCGAGCAGAACCTGCATTGCCTGGTGCAGCTTCGTCGGCCCCAGCAAATCGTAAATCTCGTCGAGGTCCTTCTCGGCGTGCTTGGCCAGGAAAGACGCTTGTTCCACGCGCAGCTCATCCAGGTATGGCTGGACGCGCTGGAGATAGTTGTTCATGGCAATGGAGAAGTTCTTCGGAACATCAACGTCCAGCGCACCCCGTGCCTCATCCCACCAGGCACGGAGCTTCTCGTACTCCCCACCTGAACGCGCGAGGCTCTTGTCGGGGTGATAGTCTGTCATCCTCCTAATCCTTTCATTTTTCCTGCCAGAATCGAGAGGCGCAAGCGCAGCATCTCGTTCTCCTGCATGATGTCCACGTTGTTCTTGTTCAGGACCTCGGCGAGCTCCCCCAGCTCCGAGTCTGGATGCGCTTCGAGCGCGATGTTGATTTCCTCCAACCGGTCCGAGAGCGCGATAACTGCTTCCGCCAGGAGCATCACAGTCTCTAACGGAGGCGGCCCGTGCAGCGTTATCCGCATCAGGTCGTCAGCGAGTGCGCGGGCGTGTCTGACGTTTACAGCCATCCTTGTTTCTCCGCCCACCAATCGGTGATGATGAGCACCCCGTCGGTGCCGGGTTTGTAAACCTCGCTCTCGTCAGTAACCTGGCTCTTCGGTATCCACTGCGGCTCATCGAAGTCCGAGGCTTCCACCAGGATGGCTTTATCGCTCTCTCGAATACACTTGGCGTCGTGGATGTCCATCATCTCTCCTCTATGCGACTTACTAATTCTCTAACAGCGTCTATTCATCTTGGTCGGGTCGGACATCATCGTGCCCCATTATCCAGCGAATGGTCGCATCGATGCCATCTTCGTACGACATCCCCGGGTAGTGGCTTCCCTCGTCCTGACCTTCATTGGCCCAGTTGTGGAGTTCATCGATTTCTTTCTGCGTACGCTTGATTGTTAGCATCTCTCACTTTCCTCGCTTTGTCCGCCAGCATCATGGCGAAGTTTGCTACGTCACAGCACTCGCTGATTTCTGCGTTGAAGTCCCCGGGCACGCGCGCCCGTTCTTCCTGGAGCTCCTCAACCTCTTCTCGTAAACGACCCAGCAGATAGCCAGGAGTACAATCATCCCAGCCACCCCGGTGGTCGTATTTGCGGAGCTTCTTCTCCATCTCTCGAACGAACCAGGCGACGGGCTCCCGAACAAGGATGGCGTTCCCTTCATCCACTTTCCGTTGGATTTCAAGGACGAGAGACCGGTGCTGACGGTTGTTGCGAAACATGTCGACCGTGAGGTACAGCACGACAAGGAAGAAGAGTATGACGGCTGCGTACAGAATTACGTCTCCCATCTCATGTTCCTTCCATTATTTCTTCCCATGTCGTGGCCCTCCCAGCCAACAAACAAGTTCCAGTCTCCAACTGTAGGTGCGCACACCCAGAGCCATATTTGCCATAGGCTCCGCGACCTTCTCCCTCTACCATGCTGCATCCCGGACATAGCTCATACTCGCGGTGCACGCCGCACCACCAGACTCCCGGAATAACTCGATTCTGGTCCACTATGTGGTGGGGGGCATAACACGCAGGCGTGCACAAATACTTAGGATGCCATTCTAACTCAAAAGGTCCTGACGCTACAGGAGTTGCTCCCTCAGCATTGTGCCGTCTCTTCAAAGCCGATAAAACCGCCCAGGCTATCGCACCTCCCACAAAGAACCCCCCTACAAGGCCGAAGAGCCCAGATATCCATTCCATGGCTCATCCTCTCTGCACCACGTGGCGCTCCTTCCAGCCCGGGATGCCTATCTCGGAAAGCTCATCCATCACGTTCTCGATGTCCGCGCGGAGGAGCAACATCTTCTCCAGCACCTTACAGATAGCTTCGTGTTTGTCTTTGCCCGTCTGTTCGATTCTAAACTGAACGTCGCTCAGCTGCGTTTCGATGCGTGCCGTCCACCGCGCCAGCGACGACTCCTGGGCAACTGTTATCTGGTAGGTGTTGAAGAGGGTGATGATTTGTTCTCGTTTGAAATCGGCCATTTCCTCTCCCGTGGCGCAAAGACGATGCGTAGGCACAGCGTGTGGTCTCCATCTTCTTCGAAACGAATCGGATTACCCTCTGCGTCGTACTCAGCAACGCGCAGGGGTCGTTCTTCACTCGACCCGAAGCTAATAACCCCGAGCTTACGCACCTTCGCAGCCATGAACTCCAGATGCTTTGCACACAGGTCCGCATCGGAGAAAGAGCACGCGTCAAATTTTTCGTTGTCGAACATTACCCCTCCAGGTCTTTAGGCATAATCGCCGATGGGCCGGTGAAGAACTCCTTCGGCCACACTTGCATGGCCGCTTTTCGCGTACGCTGGTACCTGCCGTTCTTGATGTCATCGTCCCAGCGCCCGTACGAGCTTGTACCAAGGGCGTGAATCAATTCCTTGGCGAACTTCCGTACGGTGTAAAAGTCCTTCGGCCGACCACCAGCATCCACGACCTTGCATAGGACCTTGAGGGCCGCGCCCGGAGCGTTGACTGTGTTGGACCAGAACATCGCATCGGCGAGGTCCATCTCCTTGCAGTCCCACGGGAGACTCTCGGGATGAGTCATATGGAACTCCGGGTCGTAGAGCACATCCATGATGCGATAGCGCTTGTGCGTGGTCTTCTTGCAGAACCGTAGATTCGTGCGCTCTGCGCGCTTGATGAAGTGCTCCTTGCCGAAGGCAATCTGCGCTTCGAAAGTCTTATGGTCACTGAACGCTTCGTGGAAGAGCTTGATGACTTCCTCGGCGATGGCCCGGTCGTTGCCCTTGAGCGGCATCACCCCGTCACGAGAACCAGTGAGGCGGTCGCGGATGCCCTTCCCGTCCACAATGTCACCGTTGCCGGTGTAACGAAGAGTCGCATCTTCGGCCAGGTACCAGCCAAAGTCGTAGAGGCGGTCGAAGATACGCAAGAGCGTGATGGAGTCATACGCCAGCAGACGCATGCGGTTGAGGAGCTTCCACAGCGGCCCCTGGTCGTTGTTGATTTTCTCGTCGTCGAGATACCGGGGGTAAACGGCGATGGCCTGGTGGAGACCGGCTGTCATTCCCGTCCCGTCGAAGTTCATGACGGTGCCGAACTTACCGCCCGACTCAACTTCTGCGGTCAGCCACGACGCACGGTCCAGGTGCGAACTCTCAAAATTGACCGGTTGCTGGGCAACCTTGCCGACAATCTTGAGCCCCGCGTATTTCTTGAATTTGATGCGTTTCATTTCTTCGCCTTCTTCTGACACGTCTTACAGCGGCCAATCTTTTCGGGGGCTACCGCCCAACTACCGTCATTCGGATACAGCGCTTGTTTTCCGCAAAGGGACGTCGCAGACAGAACCGGAGAGAAAAAACGAAGATTGACCCCGATGACTTCGAAGCCATGCGCTGCAACCTTCTTTTTCTTGCCCGGGGAACGCCGCACAAACCAATGTATTTCAGTCATTGAGTAGCTCCGGGGAGTTGATGTCCGCAGCTACCATGATGTTGTGCTGCGTACTCTCTGACATCCCGGGGTTATTGAACATGAGGACAACGTGGGCAAGCTTATGGAGCGCAAGAGACGTAGTGATATCGGGCTTGTCCTGCGACCACTCAATTTCACACCAGTTACCTTTTTGGGTACCTCGAGCCCGCTTCTCCATGCCGTTCCACTTCCAGAGGACCTTCCCAGGAGCTCTGAGCGTGATGAAGGTAAACGGGATGGTACCGAGTTTTGTCTTAGTGTGCAGCTCCCGTATAGCATCGGTAATCGCGGTAAACGGTTCATTGATGAGGAACCACTTGGCCCAAGCTCTCATCTCCGAGGTGGCAACCATTCCGTAGCAGATCGCCACATCGTAGTCACAGGAGATGACGCTGTTGCGCACCTTTTGCCGCGCCCGATACTGCACCAAAAATCCCGCAACACAAATACCGGAGAGCACCACCCCCACTACCGAAGCCAAAACCAATGCCGCCGGGGGCGCATCCACTCCCAGCACCAAAGCCAGCGCCACGATGATGCCCACGATGGCGGGGGCGATGAACCACGTCAGCATGGATTTGGTTACGGCGGGGTACCGTTCGTCGAGGATGGACATGCTTTATCTCCTAGCTTTTCGAGGCATTTGACCATGATAGCGCGCCAATAGTTATCCTCAAGCATTTTGGCGTCTTCCGGTTTCAACCCCATTATCTCCTCTATGTTCTTTACCTGTTGGGATACGGTCTCCTCTATAGTGTTGATAAACTGCGCTTCCGCGTCCCGCAGAACGCCGATGACTTCCGTAGCGATATCCTGACTAGACGCCATTACAATTCCTCCAATTTGAAACCACGAGGAATGACCGGGTTGAACCGAGGGCGATGGATATACAACAGTCCCACACGGTGAATCCACGCCTTTCCGTCTTCCCCTTGTTTGACCGTGAAGTCGTAGTCCCGAAGAAGCTGGTCTCTCCGCTGTGCCAAATCCCGAAGACCGGGACGAATAAGACCTCGGTAATACGACACAGGAATGTTCTCAATCACAACGGTCGTCACCGGGTCGTCCTGACTTCCTTGAACCATGAATTCATAACACCCCTTCTCCGTGATGTAACTGTTTACAAGGACGTAGAAGTGGTGACTGACCTGGGTTCTGCCCCGCACATGGTTGAACGTGACCGCATTACGCACACGCATCTCGTAGACCAGTCGTGACCGCTCCTCTGACAGACGACGGGCTAACGAGCGTTTTCTTTTCGTCTGGCTGCGTCGCCCCATTGTTTACCCCGTAAATCAGTGCTTGGTAATGAACTCCAGCACCTCAGTGAGAATTGCGCGGCGGCCGACAGACGTAGGAGCCTGCCAGTACGCGTCCCGAATAGGCTGAAGCCGTTCGTACATCGGGTTCTGCCGCTGGGCTTTTTTCAGCTTACGCTCTTTGTCCATTTCCCCGAGAGCGCCCACATCCGCAGTGTGCCAGCGCGTAACGGCATCCTCGTCCATGCTGCGACCGAGAAACTCCCAACCACCAACCCCGAAAGCCGTGGATTTCTTCTCGCACATCTCACCAGCGTACATGCCGCCGATGACGTCTTTCCCGCGCTTGGACTTGGTGCCGAGAGGGCGACTGAATATCAACCGCTGCTCGTACTCCTCATCATCTGTGAAGTAGTAGAGATGCCCGAGCTTCCTCTCATCCAACAGAAACCGGCGTCCAGCGTAGACCACCTGGACCTCGGTCCTCTTCTCTTCAGCCATCTTTCACTCCAAAATTTCTCCGGGCCATTGCAACTGCCCGGGTCTGTGCTGCCTCCCCTTCTATGCGTCCTCTCTCATAAATGCGCCTGAGCTCCGGGTCTGTAACAAGTGCTCCGTCTTTCGTTGCAACCCCGGACTTGAATCCTTCGAGAAACACTAGATAGCGCTGACGCATACGTTCTGCCTTCATGGGCTCGTCCTTATCTCGCTCCAGGTCCTGGAGCAACAAACTCCTGCACCTACTACATTCGACTTCGGCAACACTCCTTTTCTCTAGCGCCAGCTCCTTGGACTTAGCCATCCCGCAGCAAGAAATTCTCCCTCCGTACCAGCAAGCGTGGACCTTCCCTGTTTTCGGATGAATGATGACGTAGACCATCTCGTCGGACATGGACTCCCTCCTACTAGGACTCTGATACCAAAAAAGAACGCCTCATGGGCGAGCGTTCTTTTATCGCTTGGAAATCTTCGCTCGGATGAGCTGGAGTTGACGTTCCGACGGGAGCTTCTTGTTCAGAAGCTTGTTTTTCTGGATATGAGTGTTGACGGCTTTCCGAATGAACTCCCCCACCGTCTTCGAACCGTCCACGGCGGTGAGCACGAGCAGCGCATCAAACTCTTCCGCGGCAATGTGCATGGAGAGCTTTGCCGTTGCACGACTGATGTCCCCACCTTTGATGCCACTCGTGTAGGAGATGTTCTGGATGGACATCCCCGAATCACGTTTTCGGATGAGTTCCATCACTTGTTTGTCGGTGAAGAGGGGTTCTTCAGGCGCAGTGAACACCGGAAACTTCTGCAATTTTGGTTTGGCCATGTGTCCTCCTGTTTGTAGCTACAAACGTTTGTGTGTACACATAGCCTGATACCAAGTTTCAGCCGTATTCTTCCCACTCGTTATCGCAGTCGCGGCACATGTAGATTACGCCGTGCAGCGTCTCTTCAATGGACACGACATTGGTGCTGTCGCAACGGGGACACTCAACGGAGTCTATGACCCCCCAGGAATCTTCTTCGTCTTCGTAAAGTAGCGGCATCTTACCACTCCAGGATTACGTCCACGTTTTCGTATCCCATCTTCTTGAGTCCTTCGAAGATGAAGCGTTTGAAGTTGGGGCAGCTCGGGTCCAACTCTTCGATGAGCACATACCAGCCGAGCCCTCCCCGCTCGTCCAACGTAGCCTTGCACTCGGTACAATGCAAGTCCCCCCAGTTGATGGCCTCCTTCCCGAATTCTTCCTTGCGGGTAAGCGCCTCCGCAATGAGTTCTTCTACCGCATCTTCCAGCTTCTTCAGCTCCCCCAACTCCAACTTCAGAATCAGACGTACCTTAGCCATAGCAATCATCCACCTCCCCCGAGGACAGAGCGTCCAGGATGTCGTGTGTGTAGTTCAACTCGCGCTGGAGTTCGAGGATTGCTCGCCGCTCTTCCTCCACTTTGTTCATGTCTATCCCAAAGTAGTCCGCGAAGAGCTGTTCCGGCCGACGAGAATCGGGGAGCCACTCACCTCCATAGGACTTTTCGTCGTACGCACAGATTTCCAATCCGTGCTCCCCGAGCCAATCGTAGAAGTCTGTGAGGATGCGGGACTCTTCTCGGTTAGCTGTGATTTTGTCACACTCCGGCGTGTCAATCATCGTTCTTCCTCCCTCAGAAGCACCTTCACCTCCGGGCTGTCTTTCTTCTCTCGACTCTCGAGATGCTCGTACACTCTTCGCGCCCGACTCTCTTCCTGGAGGTTCACCTTTACGTTGTAACGCCGGTAGAACGCAAAGTCGTTGCGGCTGGCATGCCATTCCCGCCAGAGTCCGTACTCTTCGGGGTAGACGGCAGACATCCGCATCTGGTTCTCGCCGTCGGCTTTGTTGAACAACCGGTAAAGATGGGCACGGAAGAAGGTACCGTCACACTGCATGGCGAGGAAGAGGTCTCTAGCTAGTTCCTCTTTTCTTGTCATATTCATTCCTCGTATCGCATCAAATCCTCCATCGCCAACTCATAGCGATGTATCAGCCCCTTCTCTTCGGGAGCCAATCCCGCCATCCGCACTGGATTCATGTTGTGGCGGAGGTCCGCCATCTTCACTGTTCGCGCCAGGTTGTTAGGTGCGAGACGCGCAATGTGCTCTCGGTACGTGGGACGGTCGGGAGTTCCTGCGGGCTCACGGGAGAGCAGTCCAAGAGCCTTGGACTGTTCTTCGTCCAGGTCCAGGAGCTTCGTTACTTCCTCCAACGCGAACGGCGTGTCCTCGATTACGTCGTGCAAGACCGCTACGACCATGGCGTCCTCATCAGGAAAGACCGAGAGCATCACCGAGAGCGGGTGAAGGATATAGGGCTGGCCACCCTTGTCGACTTGTTTCTCGTGCGCTCGAGTAGCGAACACGATTGCTTCATCTAATTGACTCATCTGCCTAGTCTCACTTTCTGGTCGTCTTTACGGTGGCCCGCGAAGTACCGCTTGGCGAACTCCGCCTCCACGAGCGATTCGGAGGGTTGGATGATGATACGGTTACCGTCCCAGTCAATACCGCGGCCGATACTGTTGATTCCGATGTTGGAGTTGTTGGAGAGACGTCCCGTCATGGCGCTGATTTGCACTTCGAACTCGGGACGACAACCTTGGTGGTAGAGCGCATCGATTTCGGCTTTGAGTTCAGCGAGGGTCATCACTCACTCCAATAGCTAGCGAGCATCCACTTGGGCTCTTTCCACTCCACCCCGATAATCTCGCAGAACTTCTTGAGCTGCTCCTTCTGCTCCTCCGTGACTTCCAGGTCCTTCGGCCTTATCTCTGTCGGATACCCGCGCCGCGCAGTGAAGTGCTTCGCGGTAAGCGTAATGTAGTACATCATGCAGGCGCTGCTCCCATGGTAGTCCACTTCACAGCCAGTCGCCTTTATGGCGTTGCACTTCTCCTCCCAGCACTTGCTGTACAGCGCCTCATTCCCTTCGTAGGGAACATCCGGTTCGTCGACTCCGAGCTTGTGAGCTACGTAGTCTTCTACGTAGACATCGTTCTCCTCGTCCACGAAATCATCCCAAGGGAAGCAGACATCTTCCTCGTCGCCTAGCTCGATGCCGAAATAGAGAATTCCATTTGTTGAGACGCCCATACGCTCCTCCTTTACGCAGTAAAACTTTCACATGCCCTGATACCAAAAAAGAGAACCACTCGCGCGTTGCGGTTCTCTTCTCTACTTCCACTTCTTGGTGCCGAAGGATATGTAAATGGTTGTACGAGGGTCGTTATACACGACATTATTCACATAGAAAAAATCCTCCCTCGCCATTATTCGAATGGCAGGAACAAGTAAGTCATCCACTACACGTCTCGGCACGTTGTCCAGTTCTACGACCCAAGCAGTATCGTACTGCTCACCTCCCATCCGAAAGTTGTATTCGACGCCCTTCTCCTCTAGATAAGTTTCAAGATGGTCCCAGAAAGGCATCAGAACTTGATATTCAGCCCCATCTTCTGCATGGCAAGCAACGCTTCTGCGTTGCCCATGGCATCATCGACGGGGTTGTGAGTGTGCGCGGTCTTGCGGAGCTTCTTCTTCCACTCGCTATTCTTCCCGGCGTGCATCTTCATCCCGCAGTAAAGGTCACCGATGCGACGAGCCGAGAAGCCGAAAGGGTTCGCACCTACAAACCTCCAAAAATAGTAGTTAATAAACTGCCAATCGAATGCAGGGTTATCCGAAATAAATGTGAGTTTTCCCTTGCGAACAGACTCCAGCCACGCAGCGAACGCATGCATTGCGATATCCGGAGGTTGAAAAGAAGCGTGCTGTCCGCGGGTGACTCCACTAATCTCTAAAGCTGCCGGGTCCCAACCACTATCGGGAAGCGGAGCAGTCTCTCCGTAGAACGTGTCTTGTAGCAATGGCTTCACCACGACAGCGCCGAAGCAAACCATGGAGTAAATGCCCGGACAAGGGCCGTCAGCTTCAACGTCGACTACGATGTACGTCATTCGGCAACTCCTCGATGTCGATGGGCTCCGTCTCGAACATGATGGACGTGTGCTTCACCTGAGCCGTCCACTGGAACTCCTTGTCAGTGACACGCAAGGTTTCGATTTCGGCTTTTCCATCCCACGGCAATAGCTCTTCCCTCTTGGGCACACCATCTTCGGGAAACTCCTCCACAAGATGGAACGTCGGCGTGTAGTCGAAGTCCTCCATGCAGTACACTCCGAGCTTCTTTACCGCCGTCTGCATCTTGCGAATCTTCTTGGCCAACTCGTCGCTGACTTCGATGCTCGCAAACTCAGGAGCGAAGTCGTGGGCGTACTCCGCGTTGGCATGTACCTGGACGATGAATTTCTTGGTCACTTGGGTACCTCCTCATCATCTTGACGCACCCACGGAGCCAGCACATCCGCTACTTTGATATTCGCCACGAGGTGGTCTTCTTCTATCCAGAGAGACAAGACTGGTTTGCAGCGGCGCAGTTCCGCCATCACAGCAATCATATCTTCCTTGAGCAGAGGCCTCCCACCCTCTCCCTCCATGTAAACATTGAGGGTTTTCGTTTTCGCTTTGGCCATTACTTGCCCTCCACTATCTTCTTGAGCGCATCCATGTGCGCTGAACGATTGACACAGAGCGGCTTAGCCAAGAACTGCTCTCGTGCGTAAGCACACTCATTGTCGTTCTCCATGACCGCGAACTTGCAATTCGAACTCTGTCCGAGGCAGAAAGCGTAGAACTCAACATGATTTTCTTCTCGATACTTTTCAATCCCAGGACGCAATGGAATTACTTCTGCCATCACACTCCCTCCGGCTCAGCGCCTGCTGCCATGCGTAAAATCGCCCCCATGACTAATTCCGGGTCATCGCGCCACTCCTCACAGTCCCACACCCCCAACTCATTCCCGTCCGGGTCGTGTATATGCACGTCCGCTCCAGCTTGAAAGTTGAGGCCCCCGCTAGTAATGACATTGCCGTTGTCCAACACTAAGCGCACACCTTCCTCGGTTATTGCGGTCTTCACGATTGTTTCTCCTGTCAGTATGGATACCGCCCACGCCGAATACGCCGCCGCTGGCTATTTTCCTCGAGTTCCTGCGTACTCAAGCAACGCAGACAACTGCCGCAAGAGACAGGATTCTCAGTGCGGATGACCGGCTGTTTAGCTGTGGCCCCGGCTCCGCACAACGGATAGTCCCCATCACGCAGTTCATGAACACATCCGGGCCAGCCAGAGAGGCTCACGTAAAAGCCGCGCATCTCACCACTCCATTTTGAATCCATCCTTGACGTTAGCGACCGTGTAGAACTCATCACACTTCCGGCAGCGGACAATAATGGGCTCTTTGGTACGTGCCAACCCCTCAACCATCCGGGTAAAGAGGTCCGGGAATTCCTTTACCAGGTTGAGCTTGCAGTGCGGACAACGAATGCTCTTGAGCACCTTGGATTTGCCGCAGAAGATATAGTGGCCCGTGTTAAGAGCTCGCTTGAGGAAATCACTCTCTTCGTAAACCAGATGCGCAGCAAAACGGTCCGCATTCTTCTTCGTGATTTTCTTGACAGTAGGAGCTTCGTGTTCCTCGCAGATGAGAGGAGGGTCTTGGCCGCCAGTGTCTTTGATTTTAGGTTGTAACCAGAGTAGGTACTTCATCTCTCCCCACAAATCTCGAAGCACGCCCGATGGCGCGCAGCGTGATACTTATTGTCCTTGATTACCGTACGCAGAGGCCCCAAAAGCCTACAGTTGAACACGCGGTCTGTCCCCTGCCAGGCGTCCAGCAGCATGGGGCACGGGTAGTTGTGCCGGTCCTGCGTTGCACAATACGGCGTAATGAGGGAATTCTCGACCAGCTCGGTTCGGATTGCGTCCTTGAGCGCCATCACTCCTCCTTGTAGTCAATGAACACATCAACCTTGGACGGGAACTCGTTCTTCTTCCCGTGAGAGACGACCTTCCGGATGTCCATCTTACCCAGGGTTTCCTTCTGCTTCACCGTGAGCTTTCCCTTGTTGACCGCCTCCGCCAGGATGTTCCGGTACTCGGCCCCCGAAAGCTCGAAACGAATCGCCACGACCTCTCCGTCTTTTACCGTTTCTATGATGTGCATTTGCGCTCCTGTATTAGCCCTCGAGATGGGGACTGTTGCTGCTTCAACTTCTTCGTATTCCCTGGCAACTGGCAGCCCGGGTAAGGGCACGCTTCTCCATTAGGAAAACGCCGACACATCAATGGGCGGTGCTCGTAGATAGTACAAAGCTTTGTCTTTTGGTCCCAATGCTTACACGTATAGTGGTGCGCCTTAGCTTTAGTCCTCTTCCGCGGGCGGCAGGGCTCAAAATGATGTTCTCCGAGGTACACGAGCATCGGGTAGAGGAGGTAAATTTCAGGGTCCACCGCAATATGTTCCTCGTTATAGTTGCGAGGTAACCCGAACCCTTTGTCCTCCGGGATAGTTCCACGCTTCTGTAGAACGGGAAACCCGGTGCCATTACGAGACCCAACAAGCCATGCTCGGTACTGTTCTTCGAGTTGTTCCGGAGAATAAGGAAGAATGAAGCGTTTGCAACAGGCTCCCCCGCACCCTTTTGGTTTAGACATCCTGGCCTCCTACGGCGAGTCCACGACCACGTACTTGAAGCGTCCGTATGCATGCAACTTCACGATGAAGTCTGCCAACACTTGCTCTGCGGTGAAGTCTGGACTCAACGAAATACCCACAGCTACTACGTCTTTCCAATCGAGAAGCTTGCGCCAATCCTTGTTGGTTTCTTCCACGTCTCCCCATCCGGTGTAGATGTCCGGAAACCGAACATTTGTGCGCTGATCGCAACGCCCAAAAGCAAGACTCCCCGGGTGCACCCAGAGATACTCCCGGGAACGGCAGTGCGGAACAAAGTTGACCCACGTGCCGCAATTCAGTTGCAGTTCGCTGCACGTGTCAATGTTCGCCACGTCTGAGTGAAAGTCGACGTTAATGAGACGCCGGAAATCAAACTGTCGAAGATGTGATAATAACTTCTCGTGGTCAAAGACAACCTTGAACGGCAGCTCACGCCCACAAATCTCATCAATCAAATAATCAAGGTCATCTACCGCACGCGCATGCGACTGCTCATTCCAATAGTCCAAGTCGATACTCAGATATGTTTTCATGGCTGACTTTCTTTTACGGCGTATGGGGCTAGGTGCCGGAGGGATAGAAAACTTTTGCTTAACGGTACCACCCTGACGCATCATCTCGGCTTAATGGACCGGGTAATTCTCGGCATGTGCTTTCTCCCGTCTTCGGTCGTCGCGTCCTTGTCTGTAAACGAGCCAACGATTTGTGAGATAGCACGTCGTAGCTACCAACGCACCAAGCCACCAGGGCAACTCCGTCCAATGTGTCTGTACGTACTCGAGGTAACCCTCGAGACCGTACCAGTCCTGGAATCCCATAGAGAACCCCAGCGCACAGACAACACCGAGAATGAAGTGACCTTCTCGTATTCTCTGTCCTCTTGTAGAAAGCATGCACTCCTCCTTTCTTGCCGATTCTTGTACCAACAAAAAAAGAGAACTACTTGCGCATTGCAGTTCTCTTTACGTGGTAAACTACCGCGACCGAACCACGTGCCGAAGAGCGTTATATACCTGGGTCACAAATTCCGGGGCTTCCCCATCCATCTCGAACCAGAAATCCGCAGTAGTCATCGCTCCCAACATGTGGGCACGTCCGCTAGTCACTGGCTCGCCGATACGTCTCTGCGCCCCATGATGACTAGTTTGAAACTCAATCCAACGTCGACCGTCAAATGCGTGCACCCGCTGGGTAGTCTTGTCGAGAAAACAATCCCCCTCTTGTGCGGGCGACGGATACCCATGCCGCTGAACACACCGGGCAGGGAGCCAATTCACTTTTTCGAAGTCAATCGGCTTTTCTGGGACATTACCGTGGAAGAATCCCATCGCTCACTCCTTGAAGAACTTGTTACGCGCTCGCATTCCGGCCACGAAAGCTTCTCCGAACGCCTCTCGTATCTCACGCCGACCGTGCGTAGCGTACTTGCTGCGGGGTACCTGAGTACCCAGCGCACCGGAGTTCCATCCCGCACGTCGAGCAGCTTGAAGGTCACCCTCGGCGACAGGGCAATGCGTCTCTGCGCGCCAGTCATTACCGAGAACTGTCGAAGGAACAATTGCGGTTCTCATCGTCCATCCTTTACTTTCAGTTCAACAGCTACTTTGCACACGCGGAGTTCCCGTTCACAACGCCGGAATGCGTCGTGCCATTTCTTGCCTTCATCGTCGAGCTCATCAACCCACTCGTACATGTCAGTAAGCGCTCCGAGACAGTGAGTGTCCTCCCCCGTGCTGACGTAGTTGTCGATTTCTTCTTCACAAGAGAGCTGCCAGTCAGGTGCGGGGCAAACCGGCGGTTGCTTCACCGTGCGAGGGTACCACAGGATTAGTACCATGCAGCTCGCTCCCAGAAAAACAGCAAGCAGATACCCTATGACATTGCTTCGCATTACAGGTCCTCCTTTCGGACTACTTCGCTCACCTCGTGGATATCAATGCCTCCCGGGTAACTATTCCCGAAATGCAGCTCCATATTGGCGTAAGCGTCCGATTCCATGTTCAGCACCCGCGGCACGCCCACCCACACGTAGCGGAACATCTGGCGGTATTTCCAAGCAAGGCGAGTGACTTCGGGTAACAAGAGTTCGTAGAAGATGGCCTTCTGTACAGCCTGGAGCTTGATAACTCCTCCAGTGCCGCCACCCAGGTAATAACTCGACCCCAGCTCCATCCCCTTCTCTTCGAGGTACCCGCGCACCGCAGCGAAAAAGGTATGATGGGTCATCAGGCCCTCCTGAACCCTATCTTCTCCAGCTGCTTCCGGGTCACATAGTCCCAGCCCAGAATGAGCCTGAATTTCCCGGCCGCTTTGGCGAAGTCGTCAGTGAAGAACTCCATGCCGGTGTCATCCATGCCCCAAACGAAAACGCCGTGACCTTTGTTCGTTGTGCCCCGGTGGAAGAGCGTGACTCGCACCGTAGCCCCGGGCCAGTTGGGATACCAGTCCTCATTGGTGCGACAGAGAATATCGATGCGTTGGTCCGTTTGGTCGAGGAGGGGGAGGGTTTTTCGGCGTCCAGTATCGTCAGGCATCTTCAGGTCCTCCCGACCAGCCGCAATCGCAAACAGTCGGGAGGGGCTCTGCTCCCATCCTGCGGTTACAATTGGGACAGTACCCGGCCTCTCGAGCCTCTTCCCGTCGAGTAATCTCCGCCAACACCGGGTCGGCTGCACAATCAGCACAGAGCCCTTCGGACTCGAAATCCAACGCAAACTTCGTGGCCAAGGCATGATGCACCGTATCGTCCAGATACCGGTCACCTAGCTGTTCCTTCGTTGCAGCCGCGCACAGCGCCACTAAGTGTCCGTCTACGACTCGCAGCCGAATAGCCATACTACACCTCCTTGAGCCGCATGACTCCTTCGTCGTCGGCCACCATGAAGCCATCCTCTGCTTCGAGCATCTCCCACTCTTTCCCGGGCTCGAGGATGGCCACACCGCGCTCGGATTTACGGTGCCGCTGGATTTGCCTCGCCGCGGCGTCCCGGCACTCTTCTTCACTGCCTTCGTGAAGGTAGACCGGCATGCCGCAGTAAGCATGTAAAACTAGTTTGTGCATTGTAAAATCTTCTCCTATATTTACCACATGGTACGTTTAGATTCTGGTTCTGCTGCCAACCGCCGCGCCTTGGTACAGAAGTACCGAGATGCAGGATGGGACCCCCAATCCGCCGCGACTTACGCACAAAACGCCCAACAGAAACTTTTCCGAGAGCAAATGCAACCGGGGGGAAAGGGAGTGTACGGAATGCGGGGGGCGATAGAGGCGTTTAAAGCTCCTTCCGCTACTCCACAAATTCCTACACCAACCGGACGGCCATCCCCACAACAACTAACCCCCGAGCTACAAGCCGCCACCCTGGCCTACGCCAGCGGGAAACGTCGAGGAACAATAACCATGAAGAAGACCGCCGAAGAAATCGCTAATGCTGTACTCCGTAAAGTTGCAGCCGCGGACTCCGAAGGGCACCTCCGCAAAATCGGCGTGAGCGCCGGGTTTCTTGCCCGGATGGCGACCAAACTACAAAAACCCGTGAGCACCGCAGTTCGGGGGGTCGGTCGGGGGGCTAAAACAGTTGCGCGGGGAGTGGGGGGCACCGCAATGCCCATGGGTCCCGGCCTCGGGGGCTCTAACCCAGCAGACATCATGCGGGGGGTCACAAACCCCATGCGCGGCATCCCCTCAAGAACACCAGGACCTCGGGTGATGGGACAAGCCACAGGTCCAGTAGGTCCCCGACAACCCATGCAGCCCGGACAGGGTATTTTCAGCTCTAACCCCGCAGAAATGATGTCCGGTATGACCAACCCCGCGTTGGACCGCTTCATGGGGCGCGGCTAAATTTAGGTTTCCTCTTCCCAATCCTCGGGATGAGGGTAATTCGAAGTCGTCTCCGTGGCGTCGTCCACTTTCTCACACCAACACTCGCCCCGCTCCCAGAACTCCGTATCCTCGGTGAAGTCCTCGGCCTCCGTGTGCTCGTACATCACTCGAGCTATCTCGGACCAGCGTTCTTCGGGCACGTTATCAGGAACCTCAATGATGCTCGTGTGCTCCATGCGCGTAAGCGCCCCCAAATTGACTCTGAGTTTCATCGCATCCTCTCCACGAGTTTGATTTCGCCGTCAAGTGCGCGCTCCATCTGGCGAACGGTCACGAGCTGGTCCAGGATGACGTTCTTGTACGAGCCCAGGTCTCGGAGCAGAACCCGCAGAGTCCCGTGCCGCTTCATCCCGTACCGGTCGGCCGGTTTCATGGCCTTGGAGTCCTTGAGCATCTGGTCGAGACGCGCAAGGAGGTCTTTGCTTTCGTCACTCATCCGTTCCTCCCAGTAAAGTTTTGCGCGCAGTCTCGGTCAACAGCCGACACATATCCGCGTAAGTCTCCGCTACATAGAGACGCCCCATAGCCGTATCCACCCAACAATCATTGGGAGCCGCGGTACGCGGAGGAGAAACAATATAGTCCGGAATATGAACAACCTCTCGTACCTCAGCTACCGCTATCAATCTCGGCTCCAAGACCGCGTTGAAGTCGTAAGCGTCCCGCGCCTCTACCTCTACGAACCCTGCAAACGCGAACATCTGTCCACCTCGCTAGTAGGAACCCAATGCACCCGCGTTCCCGGCGGCAAGTGTTGGTGGCAGCTTGAACAAAATGCAAACTGTGAGAGTGGTCCCGGGCCTACTGCCAACTCCTCCCGAGGGTCCGTCGAGTACTGGTGCTCCTGCACGCAAGAATCACATACGAGAGTCGTCTCCTGAAAGGGGTCTTCAACTGCGATTTGTCTCTTCATCTGTTCCTCCTATCTTCGCACCGCCGCTCTTGCACAGTGCCTTGGCAAAAGCGAAGCGCTCAGTCTTGCGCTTTGTGTCAAACACGAAGTCTCCGTTTCGGCTCTTATACCACTCGACATAGCATCCTGAGCACCAGGTGAGACTGGCCGTCCGGTCACAGTGCTCACCGCAGAACGGGCAAAGCATGTGGAAGGGGTAGAGGAACTCCGTGGCTTTCTTTTTCACGCCTTCACCGGGTTCTTCGAGGTCATGATAACGAACTTGGCGTAGCGCTCCAGACGTTCGTCGATGACACCCTGGAGAAAAGCACGTAGACCTTCGACGAGTTCCTCGTCGTGCTCGATTAATTTACCGCGCACGTAAATCTCATCTTTTGGCCCGAGCTGTACAAGCGGCTCCTTCCCGTCCTCGTAGTCGGGAATGTGGAAGAAAATGCAATTCTCATTCTCACTCATCTGTTCCCTGCTCCCTCCTCATCCCTCACGTCTTCGTAACACCTAATCATCCGGTGGTGTTTCTTCACCGCAGCGAGTCCCGCCTTGTAAAACTTCCGAACAATGTGACGTAGCTCGTTGTCCTCTACTCCAGAAAGAGGGGGGCCATTACTTGTTGAATTTACTGCTGCCAGCCATCCGCTCCACGCAGCCTTTTTTCTCTGCTTTCTAGAGTTGGGCATCACTTCCTCTCGTAGGGCACCCCCACCACGAGCCCGATGGACTCCAACAGCTTCTGCAACTCCGGATTGCGACCGCCCCAGTTCAGATAGGCGTAAGTCCCTTTCGGGAGGTTGTGCTGGTTGGCCTTGATGTACGCGTTGGCCGCTTCCTCAGTGAAGAAGATGGTTCCGTGGTGCGGTACCGGGCAGTAATGGTCTTGGTGTCCCGACTCCTGGTAGTTGAAGCGTAAGTCATAGTAGTACGGCGTAGCCGTCGCACGGTTGTCTTGCGTGTTCACCGCCGTCAGGAACTCCTTCAACCACGCCCTCGGGGACAACTCCTCCGGGTCAGTACAGCACGAAAACGCTTCCTCATCGTCGTCGTGCAGCTCCCCGCAAGCAGGGCACACATATTTCTGGACACATTGGACCATGGGTTATTCCTCCTCACTCTCGAAGTCATCGAAGAACTCCGTGCCGTCCCAGTGCGGGTCTTTCTCCGGGTCCAAGACAGTTTCTGTCGTGCAGCTCGAGCAGTACGCGAGGCCAGATTCCGCTTCCCGTGCGAGGTCCTCGAGTTCATACTCTTCGGGATGGGTGAGGTCCGGGTCAGACCAGATGACGATAGTTGTTTTGTTGAGCTTGCGCATCACTCCTCCTCAAACTCGTAGTCGAGCACTTCTTCTTTTGTGAGTTCTTCGCGCCAACGCTCACTGCGACTCTCTTTTCCCGCCAATATAGCCAGCTGGTTCCCGGCCAGGATGAATCCGAAGAGGCTACCCAAGAACGCCCACAGGCACGCGCGCACACCTAGCGCAAGCCACACGAAGAGCGCTGCGGTCATCCAACCGAACAGCAACCCCTCAACGGCGAAGAATGTGTATCTCCAGAAACGGGGCATCTCAGTAATCCTCCCGATGTTTGTTTATCCACTGGAAGATATTCTTCCCGAAAAAAGCTATCATCAAGACTTCGTACGCGTAGTGCTCTTCGTCCTTGGTGCTACCGCCCTCGACAATAGTGTCGATGTGCTGCTGCGCAAAATCGCGGAGAGAGTTAATGTCCTGGTGCTCATCGGGGAGCATCTTGGGTGCAGCGCAGCAAAGTTCTGCGTCAATCTTGGTATCCCAAACTTTTCGGCAGCACTCACAGCGATAACGCGTTATGGTTACTTCTTCAACCATTGAGGTACTCCTCGACTACTTTCCAACCGGTTTTAACGTAGTCCTGCACGAGTTTCCGTACCCGGCGGTCAATGGCCACGCTAATATCTCCGCCTGCTACGCCCACAAGAGCCTCATCCGGGATTGTTAACTCCCGCTCCATACGATACGGGTAACCTGGAACATCCAGCTCCAGCCACGCAATAATTTTCATCACACTCCCCACACCTCTGCGAGTTCTACGCCGTAAAACTCACGGAACTCGCGGCTGAAGATTTCTGCATGTTTCTCATCGCTGGTGCTCCGGCATTGGAAGCACGCCAAAACCGGTTTACCGTTCAGAGTGATTCCCTGAACAGATTTGAGCAGCTTCTCGATTATGCGGGTACCGCAGACGGCACACACCCCGCTCTTCTTTTTGATTTTACGGCCGATAGCACACCTCCTTGTTTGCGCTCTGATACCAAAAAGAACGCGCGAAGGTGGCGTTCTTGTTAGTAAAAGTATTCGGCCGTGCAGACGAGCGGCGGACCAAGGGAACACTTTCCAACAGTTTCGTACTTCTGAGTTAAGTGCCGGAACTCCGCCACAACAAGCTTGGCTAACGCACGAGGAAGAGAATAGAACGTGAAAGTGAACGCAAGCCTCCCCTCTTTACTGGACGCAGAAATCCGGAATTCACAGTCCCGCAACAACATCTTCTCTTCCAGGTACATGCGCAGTTCCCCCAGAAATCGATTGATGCGTTCAACTCGTACGTAGCCAAGATGGAGCCCCGCCGTTGCTATCGCCTGTGCCTTGCGGGCATCCCAATCAGTCCACTCTATCACCTCAACCTCGCCATCAGAGCGTAGAGCACTTTGCGCGCTTGCTTCGCTCCGTTCAAGGCCGTGTGGGGCATGGGCTCTCGGGGGATGAGCAATCGGTCAGCAATCTTGCTGGACCCAATAGGTGCCCCGTGGAACGCCCACGCCAACGCACCGACGTCCATGTAGCGATAGCCGAAGGGCCAATTGGTTTCGTCATGGAGATTGGCTTTCAGAAAGTTGATGTCGAAATGAACGTTCCAGCCTCCAAGGTGGAGGGACTTCCCGTGGATGCCCAGCTCCCGGCACCACTGAACGAAGTTGTGCGCCATCGTCTGTGGCGAGGGCTTGTCGGGGTCGGTGATGTCCTGCATCGCGAAGCCGTTGTACTCAAGGGCTTCCGCATTGATGTGCTCCTCCGTGCGAAACTCTTCCGGGACACAAGCCTCCTGGTAGAACTCCGCGGAGCCTTCGAAGAGCACTGCGCCGATGCTGAGGAGTTGGTGTTGGCCCGGGACGAGCCCAGAGGTTTCTACATCGAAGATAATCATTCTTCCTCCTTGAACCAGATGATGTCCGGCTCCTGCTCCACGAGTGATTCATCCATGGAGCCCATGGTTATGGTAACCCGAGTGACGAAGAGCCCGGGGTCGGTTTCGTACGCGTCGTTGAATCCCAAACGTATCCACGACGCACAGCGCTTTTGGTAGTCATGCAGAACGTCAACGAGACCCGGGTAGATAATCTCGAGAAGCACCTCTGCGGGCAAGTCCCAAATGACCATGTGTGCTGTCCACATGGAATGCGCGTAGCAGTAATAGTCCACGCACTTCTCGTCGAGGAGAACCATCATCGAGTTCAAACAACCGCAGATACCCGAGACCGTGAGCACCCCCCGAGCAATCGTTTCTTCGCGCTTTGTCCAGTCTGGAACGATGTGCGCACGGCAGTAGCTGTAATGCAATTCCTTACGCTCATCAACAAACCCCGGGTACGCATTAATGTGGTCTTCCACGCGATTCCAAAACTTGAAATATGACTCAGCAATGGGGGCCGGGAGGAACACCGCCTCGTTGTTGTTCGTCGGCGGGACCATTCTATCCGCCTCCGGGATTGTTTTCGCCAGGTTGTTGATGAACATCTGCGTTTGCAGAATCGTCATGTCGTCGTTCGATTTCGAAGACATAAGACACAATGCTTTCTGTAGGCTGCGTTACGTCGAACCGCGCACACGGCCTTTTGCCCAGGAACTTGCACTCCATCCCTCGGTCAGACGCCAGCTGTCGAAACCAAGGAATAACGAGCGCCAGCGCCTCGGGAGGAGGGTCGAGCACGCGTACTTTGGCCCCGACCCACGAAACGTTCTGTCCAATCGGTCCGACGAACCGCGGAATGCCGATTGGTTCGACCACGTACTCGAGACCCTTCTCTTCAAGGTACCGAGCTATTTCTTCTGTGAGTCCGGTGTTGATAAGTCTTAGTGACATGGCTCACCCTGTCTATCCAACCAGAGGAATCGCACCACAAGGGCTAGGCGGCGTGTTCCCCGGTATAGTACGTCTCGGCGATGCGCCAGAATCTTGAACGTCCATCCCTGCTCCCCCGCCAACCACTCGAAGTAGTCAATGAGCACTTCTGCCATCGCGCCCAGCGGCCGAGCGACGTAAACGTCCACCCCCCAAGCGTCCCCCGTCAGGTCTTCGTTGTAAACTGCGGGCACGTACGTTGCTCCCAACCGCTCGAACCACGCCTCAACGCCTTTCTCATTGACGTAGGCCGCTAGCATTCTAAGAGAATCGGTAGACTTCATTGCGTTGTTCCTCGGGAGTTACCCACAGCAGTTCGACTTCGAGGACGGTGTGGTCCCAGTCCGAGACGGTACGTTTTAGGTCCCCGCAGTAGATGTCTTTCATCCGAACACGCCTACGCCCGATTAAATGCATCTCCCAACTCTGACGCTGACACAGCCAGCGAAAGTGGTCGAGGATGACTTCCTCCATCTTCCCGAGCGGCTGCTCTATCTCGATGTGAAGACCGCAGTTTCTGAACTGTATACGCTCGTCCCTTAATAGCTTAACCGTGGGACCAATCTCCCGTGTCCACGCCGTAACACCCTTCTCGGTAAGATAGTCCTCCACAAGTCGGCGGGGTTCGTCATTTATCACGGCAAATCCTCGTCACACGCCTTGCTCTCCACGGTCCACACATGCCCTTTCTCAGAGGCCTGGAGATACGCATCCGACTGCGCGATAGAGTCCGTACGCCCTTTGTCATCTCGCACCGGTTCTCCATCCGTCTCGAACATACGGAAACGTTGGCCCGTGACAATCTCCGAAACGTGCACGCCGTACCATCCCATCGGTCCGCGCTCTTCCCCGGGAGGGGTAGTGTAGATTTGAAAGCGGCGTGTTTGGTGCGGAGCCATCTTGATGCCCAACGATTTGAGCACGCGGTTAGCTACGAGCGCTTCTTCCCGGTACATCTCCTTCGATGTGAGCGCATCGGCCAGCTGTGACATGCGCACGTCCCGATGAAGCGCCATCACCGTCTCATCTGTCACGTTCATCTCCGTCTTCTTCGACGGAATGAGATGGTAGAGTGAGTGGATGTTCACAATGATGTGCGGCGCGTTATCGTCGTCAAACACCAAACGCATAAGCGGACGACGGCTCCCCGGGATACACACTTTAACCTCAGCAATATCGGACTCGATGACCCCCTCCTGCAACAGCTCCACATCCTCCGACGTCCTCAGTTCAATCTCCATCACACACCTACTTTCTCGTATTGAGGATTTCTCATCTTCTTGTCGTAGGACACCTGGCCCATCGGCATCCCATTGGAGAGTATCCGAACCAACGTGAACGCACCTACTTTGGATACATCAAACTCATTGGACTTCTCGGAGCCTATAGGCATGAAGGCTTGGGCCAACCCTTTGGGTATTTCAGCGATGAAGATATAGTTCCCTTCCATCCGGGGATGGTCCCACGGATAGATTTTCAACTCATGCTTGTCTGCTATCCCTTCGAGTGCAGTCTCCAAGAGGTCATGCACCATGTCCTGGTCAAACTCATCAACCCGGAAGAACACCAGGTCTTCATCCCGATACTCCCGCGTTGTCCACCACATGACGGCGTAGGTATCGAGCCCCCGCTCCTGGAGACACGTAACCAACTCGTTCACTGCATCGATAGCAACCCGGAACTTTTGCCGGTGCACATCGTGAGCAGCTCGGTCAGCGGTGTAGTCCACATTGTGCATAAAGTCTTTTCGCTTCTTATCCACCTTAGCGAGCATTCGGTCTATTTCGTCGTAGTCGTCAGCCATCTTTTTCATCCTCCCGGCGCAGCCGCCGGAATAAATCATCCACTTCATGCGGTGCGCGCATGCCCGCGCTGCGCATCATTCGTGCCAGCTCCGTCACATACTCCGGTACAATCTTGCGTTTACCCCCACACGCCCCATGCCCCGCGAGAAATAAGGACGGCTTTACCGCAGGCATCATTTGCAGCAACATTATGAGGTTGTTGAGGTCCGATTCCGGAAGAGCAATGCTCAGAATCGCACAACGTAACGGCTCGGTGATAGCGCTGTCCACCATCCCGTTCCACTCCGGGTTCTGTAACACTCCGGCAGAGGGATGCGTTCGAAACCAACCACACACTCGGTGAATAGTTACGCCGTGCTTTGCGCCACATTCCATGGCATATGGAAAGAGAATCTCCTTTACGAAAGTTTTCGGCACATCGTGTATCTCGATAATGATGCTCTGCTCCAACGCCGCAAAGGGGAGAGTAACCGTCCTCCACCCGTCAGTAGCGAGCACTAACCAAGGGTCCAGCCCAACAGCGTGCTGCTCTACGTACCCCCAAAGGTCATCCACGCACAGAGCAACCCGGATGAGAAACGAATCCTCTCGCGGGTCGAAATACACAGTGGCGTCACTGTCCGCGCCGATCCTATCCACGCGCATCTTTCTTCGCCTTTCTCATCGCCTTCTCCACCTTACGGCGTAAAGTAGCGTTGTAGTTGCGATGGGGCAACTGACGAAGGTCGTAGATGCCCTGCTCGAGTAGCTTGTCGCAGAGCACCGCGGCCCTACGCTGAATGTTGTTCCAATCCCGACCCATGCACGTCTGCATGATTGTGGCCTTGTCCTTGTCGGACATGTGAGGACGATAAAGACGACGAATCACGTCGTCCTCTTCATCCTTATATCTCATACCACGCAGCGTGCCTTTCTCACGGTGGGCATCAATCCGTTCCTGCGGGTTGACACGCTCGTTCTTCACGCGTTTGCGGAGCTGATTGAACTGTGCGCGCGTCAAGCTCTTGTGAGCCTTGAGCCAACTGTCCAAAGCCGGGAGAGAGCGCAGCGGGCTTTTCGTATCGCTGTAGAGGATGTGATACGGGTAGTACCAACGTCCTGTCTCGATGTGGACGTGCACTCCTTTAGCTGGGATGGGGTTGTCGGTGACGACATCGCCGTCATCTCCCACGTGCTTGCAACCTACCTTCGGGGAAACGAGCCAGGGGACACGAAACAGAACGCGTGTGCGCAGCCGGATAGCGTAGATGTCGAAGACTTCTCCCTCCGCTTCAGCGATGGGAGGACTGGGCATGTAGACCTCTTTGGGCGCAGGCTTGGTGCGGGGCATGCTGATGGTCTTGGTGCCGCCGCTCTTGCGCACCTTCTCCATGCGCCGGGTCCACGCCAATCGCTTGGGGAGAACATTGGCCGGGAAGAAGAGGAAGTGGTCGTAGGTCCGGGTTCCAGGCCAATGCTCCTCGATGAATTCAGCGTACTCCCCGTAAGCACCGGGAGGAAGCTTCAACTCAGGGTAGCGAGACTCGAAGTGGTGCACGAACTCTGCTGCGTGATTACCGACCAGCTCCAGGCTGCTGCGCTCTCCGAGCTGGCGCACCAGCTTCTCGTACAAGTCCGCTCCGGCTCGAGTTCTGAAGGTCGAGTAGCGCGCCATGTTGACCACACGCATCTGCCGCTCCGGATACACCACGTCATCGAGCCGAAGGCCCGTCTCTCCCTGTTCGTCCCGGGGGAGGTGCCGCATGACCATCAACTCCCGGAGCTCAGGGCCGACCTTGCTGGCAGCGAAGAGCCGCTCCGACAACTTGTCCACCCGAGGAGCCGTCGCCGTGTAACTGCGCATCTTGCGGTACTTGCCGATACGAAAGAAGCTGAACTCGTGGCGATGCTCCTTCTTCACCCGGTGATAGAACTGCTGCCGTAGGAGAGGGGTAGCTTTCGTACAGGCTCCCAGCGTGCGCATGAAGACAGAACTGAAGGCTTTCCACAACTCCTCATCCCTACGGGCATTAGCCTGAAGCTTAGCGAGAAGAGACTCCTCGTATTCTGTGAGCGGAGGCACTCCCGTCCAGTCGACCGCTGTTTGGTGTTCATCCGGCTCCCAAGAAGTAGAGAAGCCGTGTACGAATTTACGGTGTAAAAGCTCGTGCAGGAGAGGAGACCTACGCTTGATGATGTCCGCCATTCCCCAGAAGACATAGGCCAGTGCTTCGTAGCCCGGACCAGCGTGCATGTAGAAGGGGAAGAGCCTGGCCATGGAAGGCCAATGCAGAAGGACCGCCTGTTCCTGGTCCTCACGGAGCATGTTCGGATATTGCCACTGGCCGATGATGAGATAGCCGTGCGCTGACAGCGCGTCGAACAACCGGCCCTCGGGTACCTGCTCTATGGTCGGGGCGTACTGCTTCTTCCTCCTGTAGCGCGTCATTGTGTTCAGAATCTCTGTGGCGGCCGACCTGACGAGCGGCTTCCAGTTGCTGAGGACCAGCTCGTCCAGGGTATTCGGAGCTAGCCGTAATTTTACCGTAACATTGTGCATCGCCACCCTCACTTGTTGCACCGAAACCCGATGCGGAACGTCCGAAACCACTACTCTCAAGGTCTGCGTAAACGTAAGTGCCCAGTACTATACTCCATTTACTAAGAACATACAAGGTCCGAAATCTCACCGTAGAGGCGGCAACTGCGGTGCAACGCATCGTCACCGGCCCATCGGCCAATGTTCTCGGCACCTTAGAGCCTCACCGAGAAGAAAACGTATGAGGTATGCTGCTTGAACAGTTTCCTCAATCATTGCTGTAACTTATACCCTAACAGCACCGGCCTTTCGACCAGGTATATCGTGCCCTTGCATTAAATACGAACTATATATCTCAAAACGGCTAACCGCAGGTTTTCATTGAGCTTCTCTACATTCCGTAGATGAAGATGGAGTCTAATCAAGGGTCTTTAGCCCCCCTCTTGCACCCAAAAAACCACCTACTCTTCACACCCCGATTCAATACTTACATCGCATGCCCGATCCTTACATATACCCACATGAGCAATTACGGCTAATTACGGTCCACGAAATAAAACAAATTTCACTTGCACAGGTGTCCTATTATATTATTTATCTTAATAAGAATAGTAGGTTTAAGGAAGGGTAGGAAACTTATACAAGCCCGATACTCTTCTAAACCTTTTAAACTATTGAACAATAAAATATAGTCAACCAATCCAAAACTGCAAACTTCCACACTCTATTTCAACCCCTTTTATACCACCTCTAACCCCTGTTAGGGGTGTTTAACCGGCCGCCGAAAACGTCCGGGCGTTCTCCCAACTACCCCTACTTTCTCAGGTTTCCAGATACCCGCAAGGTTACGCACCCTTAACCCTATCAAGACCCCAACTACCTGTATACTTTACGTTTTACGCCGTCAAACCCCTTTTTACAGACTACTCTTTCGCCCTCTATTCTACCTAGACTATCGCACTTCGTTTACAACCGAAATAAAGTCGATAGGTTCCAGGGCCGGTGCCGTAGAAGACCCGAGTTTGTCGCAATTGTTATCCGCGTAATAACACCTCTGCTCCAAACCCGAACCTTTACGGCACCTTTCCCTGCACCCCCCTCTTATTTAAGTACTCCCCTACCAGAATTGTAACTTTACAGTATATCAATCCAGATTGAATACATTCTCCCACGTCCTCCCACTTATTTGCTCCTCCAGAGAGTCGAACTCATGGCCCTCGGCCCGCTTGTAGGCCCTGGCAGAGTACTCCCCGAGCAGCCCCTCCTTCACGGCCAGCTCCCTGAGCATCCCGCAACCCCGGTCCTCCAGCTTGCAGTGGCAGACCCCCGTCCGAAGAATGTGCACCGCGTCGCCCAGATTCAGCTTCGGAACCGAACGACTGAGCAGCGACTCCACGACGCATGGAGCCTTGAAGGCGAGAGTGATGCGGGGGCGTAGTGACCGGTAGTCGGGCAGGAAGTGTACGCCGTAATCGAACCAGGGCTCTACCACAGAGAGACAATTGCCGCAGTGCTCCACGAGCCCCACACACCCGGAGGTCTCCCAGGCGCGCGACCATCGGACACAGATGTTCCCTTCCAAGCCGCCGAGGCACAGGAACGCCGTGCTCTCGATGCGACAGAATTCATCTCGTAGTCCCCCGAGAAACTTGCGGGCGTAGTGGTTGGCGGCGACATCCGAGCGGAGCGTCATCGGGGGAGTTCCTCGCCGCCGGAAACCTTGCGGTACACCTGACGCCAGGTTTCGTCCAAGACGCGCCGGTAGATGTTCTTGGTGGGGCGGTTCTTGACTTCGGCGTCCCAGCGGCTGATGACCCACGCCATGAGGTCGTCGTCGGCTTCTGCACTGAGCAACGAGTCCACGTTGTCGCTGACGGCATCGGCGAGGGAGTGCATCGGCGAGGGAGTTGGCGGCGAGCTCCATGGCCTCGAAGCGTTGGCGCAGCTTGGCGACCTTGCGCACGATGGCGTTGTCGTGGGACGCTAGTTCCCCGTCCGCGGCGAATCCGCAGGCAGTGAGCGCGCCGCTGACGATACGGAGTTCCTCCTCGAGCTGGAGCACGCGGTCCTTGGCCCCGTCGGTGTTGGGATGGTGGTACTCGGCCAGTTCGTCGGAGAACGTGACCCACTCCGCTACGCCGTCGGTGCGGTGGTCCCCGTCATGGCCGCGGTCCAGGCAGCACCGGCCACCGTCCTTGTGTTTCTTGCGGGGCAGGAACGCCAGGCAGCGTGGTTTCT